ATCGATTGAACTTAAAAGAACTCTTCATTTTGAATTAGACGAACTCATTTGTAAAATTTACAATCAAGAATGTAATCGATATTTCTACAATCCGTATATCAATGCTTTTTATGAAATCATCAATTTTAATTATTTTTCTCTTATTCCTTCTGATAAAATATTATTTAAATTAAAAGAATTTATTCCTCCGTCGTTAAACAAACATAAAATTTATATTTTAAAAACATTACGTCAGAAAATTAAAGAGAATGTAATTTTCAATTGGGTTCCATCACGATGTATTGTTCATACACAATTTGAAATTATTGAAAAACTTTTTATGGATAGAGAGTCTGTTTTTTATTTTATGACGATCATTGGAGACATTATTTTGAATAATAAAAAACAACACCTAATTCAAAATAGCGATGATATCCATTTATGGATGGGAAATAATGTTCCGTCTGTAATACAGAAAATATCCTCGTTTATTTATCGCATGTTCCGTGTTAAAACAGGCTATTTGTTAGATGATATCCGTTTGGAATATAATTTGAAATATCCATTATCGAATCTGCGGTATCTGTATTTCCCATCCATTCCAAATGAACAATTCAATGATATTTGGAGGTATGTCAATCAAAAAATAGAAATCTTTCTTTTGTCGTGTTGTTTTATAACGAAAAATCATATCGAAAATTATAAATCCTCGCAAGTATCCCCCGTTAATTTTTTCCGTCTTTTTACATCAAGATTCCATTTTTTTGATTATTATATGGATAGCAATTTATTTAAAGACAACGGGAGTCGGCATGTTTTATTATTCAATGAAATTGTGAAAGATTTTTGTGAATTCTTGAAATTACATCATTTCCCTCCGAATCTCATGTCATTCACAGAATTAAAGGCATGTATTAATGAGAAGTTTCAATTCGTACGAAACGGAAATTATGTTTTATATAAAGGAGATATTATTGGTTCGACGTTTTATAAATATGTGAATCATTTTATCAACGACTCTGTTGCTCACGGAGACTATTCCTATGAATCCTTTTGTAAATGGATGGTTCAACATCATAGCATTACGAATTTCCGACATTACAACATCAATTACTATATTCACTTAAAAAACTATATAAAAATGAATCCATGTATATGATGTAGGTATGCTTCTCCAAGACAAGAATTGCCATCCAAGAGATCGTTTCGTTTCTTTTCAAGATGAAAACCATGAATACACGGTTCATTCCTCCAAGGATTATATTTCAGTTACGACGTTTGTCCATACATGTTTTCCTGTTTTTAATAGTGATGAAGTGATTGATAAAATGATGACGAGTTCCAGATGGACTTCTTCTAAATATTTTGGGAAAACCAAAGAGGCAATTCAACAAGAATGGGAAGAGAAGAAAAATAAATCATGTGAAGCAGGCACAATGATGCATAAATCAATTGAAGATTTTTACAATAACATCCCGTGTTCTTCTACAATGACATCCACAAAAGAATACCAATTATTCATGGATTTTCATTCTATGATCCAGAAGGAAGGATTGCAAGCGTACCGTACAGAATGGTTGGTATACGACGAATCGGTACGAATCGCCGGGAGTATTGATATGGTTTATCAAAATTCCAGCACGAAAGAATTTTATATCTATGACTGGAAACGAGTCGAAGAATTGAAAGAAGATAATAAATACCAAAAAGGGTTACATTTGTTGAATGATATTCCAGATACCAATTTCTGGCATTACAGTCTACAGTTGAATTTCTATAAATATATTTTAGAGAAATGTTATGATATTCATATATCTGGAATGTTTTTAGTATGTTTACATCCCAATAATGACACGTTTATACGTCGAAAAGTGCCTGATTTACAAACCCGCGTCGAATGTCTGTTTTTAGAAAGAAGGAGACTTATCGAGGAGCGAATTATTATTTCTTGCAAGGATGGAAACATGGAATTACCGATGCGATATGTGGAACATTCTGCTTTGCTCAAAGCTTTTTACGACAAAGGGATTGTTATCTCGAAGGAAGACTGGTTCCCTCTTGAAAAGTATGAAAAGCAATTATTGGAATATATTCTTCAGTTCTATGATTTATACAATGAAACTCCTTTTCATTTTCACGAGAATATAACCAATATCGAGATGGAGCGATTGATACCTCTTTCGCTAAAAACGTTTCTGGACGAGATTTCAAAAGAGTCTACCGTTTATTCTATTTTAGATTTGAGTATTTATTTGGATTTTTCGATTTTCCGACATTGTCTTTCTTATTCGGTAGCTCTTTTGTCGAAACATATTTAAATAATAGTAGATATTTAAAAATTTAAAAGATGCATTCTCCATCCGCGTATATCTTTGAGTTAAAAACCGTACAATCTTCTATTTTTCGTGTATTGATAGAAGCTTTGAAAGAAATTTTACCAGACACTAACATTGAATTCAATTCCAAGGGGATTAAGATTATTACCATGGATATTTCACATACAGTTCTTGTCCATTGTAAATTAGATGCACATCAATTCGAATATTATCAATGTGAAGATAAAATTGTCGTTGGTTTGAACATGTTATATTTCTTTAAATTGATCAAGGGAATGAACAACAACGAGACATTGTCTCTTTTCATTGAGAGAAACGATATCAGTCGATTAGGTATTCGTATTGAGAATGGTGAGAAAAACACAGTGTCTACCTTCAAATTAAACCTGTTAGATTTAGACGAAGAAGAGATCACCATTCCACCTGTTCGTTTTTCATCTGTATTGAATATCCCATCGTCGGACTTCCAAAAAATATGTCGTGATATGAGTAATTTGACCAATTTGATGGAAATCAAGAGTGTTGGAAATCGTTTAATTTTTACATGTCAAGGAGATTTTGCTCAACAAGAAACCGTGATGGAAGAATCTTCCACAAATGACGGTATTTTATATATCGAAAAGAAAGATGAAGGCAAAATTGTACAGGGTGTTTTTTCACTAAAACATTTAGTTCTTTTTACGAAATGCACTAATTTATGTAATTCCATTCAAATGTACATCGAGAACGATTATCCATTAATCATCGTGTATCAAATTGGTTCTTTAGGAGAGATTCGTTTTTGCTTAGCTCCTAAGAAAATACAGAAAAACTAAGAGCAATATAAAAATATTTTTTTTATTGTATGAACAATGATGAAAAAAAAATGTATCAATTGTGACGAATATGGTCATCTCTATAAACACTGTACATCTCCTTTGAATAGTTACGGGATGATACTTTATCGCGAATGTTCGGTATTAACTGAGATTGAATTTTTATTAGTTCAGAGACGACATACATTTGGTTATGTCGAGTTAATTCGAGGTTCTTATGATGAGACTAATATAACGGATATTGAACGATTGATAAGTGAAATGACGGTGCAAGAACGATCAAATATAACAACGCAATCCTTTGATGTTTTATGGAAAACGATGTGGTATCAAGACACCATTACCCCCAAGCAATTAAAATATTTTAAAAAATCCGAGGAGAAATTCACGAAAATATTTCCGATGATCGTTAAAATAGAAGACACACTTCCTAAACTATGGGAATTACCGGAATGGGGATTTCCCAAAGGAAAAAAAGAGGTGAATGAAACCATTCTTCACTGTGCACAAAGAGAATGTAAAGAGGAAACGAATATTTCCGAAAACGAGTATGTTATTAATGAATCACTGTCTCCCATTGAAGAAATTTTTATGGGTACGGACGGTAAATCGTACAGACACGTTTATTATGTTGCGAAAATGATGGACAGTGTACAACCATGTATTTGTGTTGATTCCTTGGACGAATCTCAGTTAAGAGAAATCGGAAACATTCAATGGTTCCGTCTAAAAGACGCTATTAAATATATTCGTCCTTATAATCATGAAAAAATTGACATCATGAAATATATTAATAAACAACTTCGATTTAAACAGGAGAATACTTATTAATAAACATTCCATTATATATCCCTTATCTTTATACAATGTTATCACTTCATAATATAAAAAAACGACTACGTCACGTTCCTTATAAACCATTGCATATCAATTCCAATCGCAAATGGGAACAACAAAATTACATATTAAGTAAACCGATTACACCTTGCTTTGAAAACGAATCATTTCCTTTAAATCCAGATCTTCCTCTACAACCGTCCTCTGTAACGTTATTATCCGAAACACCCAACGTTTATTCATGTGCGTGGAATAAAATTACAAATGTGCCTGATACTTTGAAGCAAGTTTTAGGCGATTCTTATTATATTTGTCTTTTTGTCGACGGATTTTGGTGCGCAGTGACATCGATTATGGATCCGTCAATTATTTTGAATACCGAATTCGAGCGTTATCAAGCGATACGCGATTTTAAATTAAAATTGAGAGAGAACTTGGATAGTTTTTACGAAAAAAAACGATACGGTTTATTAGAATATAATAAAAACAGAATGAACATTTACATTGACTTGGATTCTTGTCAACACGAATCGATTCTTCACTATCTCCAAGATTTTTTAGAGTTAAATATATACATTTTATCCAAAACGCCTTCTGCTATCCAATGCTCTTTTAAAAGAATCGATTCTTCTCGAGACAATATATTTCTTTATCGGGATGGGAATAGTTGGTCTGGAATCTTACATATTGATTCAAAACAACACATATTCAAAACCCAAGATGTGGAACGTATTTTAAATGTACTGGGAGGAGGGAGTACGAACTCGTCTTTTTCGAAAGACACGACAGAATGGAAAGACTTGGATGCGACCGAAACAAAAAGATCATTAAAGAAATTGAAAATCAAAGAATTACAAGTATTATGTGATAAATATCATATTACCATCGAGACGACCGACGGGAAACGGAAATTAAAATTAAAATCACAATTGCAGAAAGAGTTGTATTATTTATTTACAGGAATTCACCAAGACTTTTAACTAATAGGAGAGATGACGAATCATGTCTTCCAAACGTTTTTCTAAATACTGAATTTTTTCTGTATTGCGTTCCATTTCCATTTCCATTTTTCGAATTGTATCGGGAATCGTATGTAAATATGCATTGACTGATGGATGAGATGATTCTTCAATCAACATCCATTCTTTTCGATGATTAAAAAAATAAAGTCCTGCAATAGAATCGGTGGTACTATCGGTCTGGTAAAATAGAGTGGATTTTTTAATGTTTTTCATTTCCATACGTTTAGTACAAGTACCTATATGGTGAATATCAATAGAACAGAACGCATGCCCTTTTGCTCCGCGAGGTCCTACTAAAGAATGTATTTTATGTACGGAATCATGTATCTTTAATTCATTTATCATAACAAATTGTGACGACTCGACGAGTGACGTGATAAATTTTATTTTAGAGGATTCGTGATACGCTCGAAAAACAAGATTGATTAAATCTTCATTCAATTTTTGGAATGTGATTAGTAAAATATGCTCGTCTCTGACGTGAGAATCTATTTTTTTTTTTATACGATCGTCATCATTATCTTCTATGTCTGAAATTTGTACTATAACATTCCATAATGTATATCCATAATTAATGTAAAGAGAACCATGGTCGATATTATTTTTATTATCAATGAGATAATACGAAGGGACGGATAAATCTTTATCCACGACATTCATCATCTCTTTGAAATTCGAAAAAGTTCGCGTAATCAGAGCAACATCTCCTTTCTCACCTTTGGGGCCAATATCTCCACGCATGCCACAATCTCCTTTCTCCCCTTTGTCGCCTTTTTCTCCACGCATGCCACAATCTCCTTTCTCCCCTTTTTCGCCTTTATCTCCTTTTTCTCCTCGTAAGCCACAGTCACCGCGTTCTCCTGGAATTCCTTGCATTCCTGTATCCCCTTTAAGTCCAATCGGTCCTCTTTCTCCAGGCGGACCAATCTCTCCTTTATCTCCTTTCATGCCAGGCTCGCCACGATCTCCTTTCATGCCAGGTTCACCACGATCTCCTTTGAGTCCTCGTTCTCCTCGTTCTCCTCGTATGCCACAATCACCTCGTTCTCCTCTTTCTCCTCGATCTCCTTTCGGGCCAATATCACCTTGATCACCTTTAGGACCCATTTCTCCTTGTTCACCTTTTTCTCCCTTTTCTCCACGTGGACCTACATCGCCCCGTTCTCCACGAGGTCCGACATCTCCACGCTCTCCTTTATTCCCCATGGGACCATTATCTCCACGATCCCCTTTTTCTCCCTTTTCTCCTTTTTCTCCACGTGGTCCAATGTCTCCGCGATCTCCTTTTTCTCCACGGGGACCGATTTCTCCGGGAACTCCACGAAATCCTCTTTCTCCTTTTTCTCCACAGTCTCCTTTGGGGCCGATATCTCCTGTGAAACCACGAGGTCCTCTTTCACCTTGTAAACCTGTTATACCCCTCATTCCAGGTTCTCCTTTTTCACCTTTTTCACCATGTGGACCAGGTGGACCTTGTGGTCCCATTTCTCCTTGTGGTCCACGTTCTCCTTTAAAGCCTTGGATTCCTTGTACACCCATATCACCTTTAAGTCCTTGTGGTCCAATGGGTCCACGTTCTCCTTTTTCTCCACGTTCTCCCATGGGTCCCATCTCTCCGGTAAGTCCTTGAGGTCCAATGGGTCCGTGTTCTCCTTTTTCTCCACGTTCTCCCATCGGTCCCATCTCTCCGGTAAGTCCTTGAGGTCCAATGGGTCCGCGTTCTCCTTTTTCTCCACGTTCTCCCTTTTCTCCCCGTGGTCCCGATGGACCTATGGGTCCTTGATGTCCTATAGGTCCCTGATCTCCTTTTGGTCCAAGCTCTCCTTTAAATCCTTGAATTCCCGGTGGACCGATTGGACCTCTTTCTCCAGGAGGACCTCTTTCACCGAAAGGACCTACGGGTCCTGGTAATCCCATTGGTCCCATGGGTCCAGGTGGGCCCATTTCACCTTGTATACCCTGCGGTCCGATTTCACCAGGAGGCCCTTGTAACCCTTTTTTCGTACGTATGGTCGCTTGAAAAGATTCTAACGTATGCGAGATATCTCTTGTAAAACTCGAAAGCTCTCGCAAATCACATGGGATATTGGCGGAAGGCAGAAAAACACATGAATGAAGGAATAATGTAGATAAAACAGGAGGAAAACTATTATATGATACAGAAAAACTTTTTACTTCTTTTAATTCAAGAAAACATTGTATCGAAAATTCAATATTGGTTACCTCGGATTTGGATGGATCTATGATATGAAACGCATTATATCGATATTGACCATCGTTTATATGTAACAGTAAATTCACATGGATGTACTCATTGTAGGACGATGATAAAGAATACGATCCTTGAAATGTAATCTCTGTACAATAACCATTTAACAAAGAGTCTTTCTCATCCTTTATTTCGAAAACAATTGGTACCGTATGTGTAAATAATGTATCGAGAATACCCGTTTGTAAGTAAAAATGGTCTTTGGTTAAAAAAAAACCATCAAGTATATCTAACACGAAGGAAGAAAGTTGGGGTGTGGTTTCATCGATGACCATGGTGAAAAATAAAGAAACCATTGATGACGATCCTTTTAAGGAAGAGGATGTGGCTTCAAAAGGTATCGTAATATCCACAAAATTATGGAGATTGTCCAATTGAACAATGTGTTGAATCTGTTCATGATTTGACCAATGGTATTTTAATTTCAAAGGAGATCCTGTAAATTGATATCGTATCCGTAAACAGGTTGTACTGATGGAAGAAATGGGAAAAATAAATCCGAAATCTATTTCCGATCGATCATATTCCATTTTTTCATATTCTATTTGAAGATGTTGTGACGAACTATATCGATAAGAGGGGTTAAATATAAAACAATTCCCCCTTCGTGTGTGAATCATTGTATTATAAAAAAGACTTATCCAAGATTCATAAGCTGGTTCCCAGAAAAACATTTTTTTTGGTTAAAACAGAGAATTACAATCTCTTTATTTTTACGCACTACAATTAATACATGTGTCAGTTTCGATGGTCACTGGTTGCGCTTTGGATGCGGATTGTGTTCTTAAATAATAGATTCCAGTTTTAAGTCCATGTTTCCATGTATAGAAATGCATATTGGTTAGACGTTGTATGGTGGGTTGATTTATGAACAAATTCATACTTTGAGATTGACAAATATAATGTCCACGGCGAATGGCCATATCAATCAATGTTTTCGGGGGAATCTCCCAAACCGTTTTATATATTTCTTTTAATTCTTGAGGCAACCATGACAAATGTTGCACACTTCCATCATGTAACAAAATGGAGTTTTTGATATCCATATTCCATAGTTTTAAATCCATTAAATCCTTCATTAGATATTTGTTCATTTGAATGAATTCTCCTGCCAAGGTCCTGCGTAGGTAAATATTCGAATGGATCGGTTCAAAACATTCATGGTTACCTAATATCTGAGAGGTCGATGCCGTAGGCATCGGAGCAATCAGTAAACTATTGCGAATTCCATGTTGACTAATTTCTTCTTTGAGTCGATGCCAAGGATATGCATTAGAAGGCGAAAAATTATCTTCCCATAAATCGAATTGAAATTTTCCTTGATACATAGGACTTCCTATAAACGAACTATACGCTCCACAATACTGTGATTCTAAAGGGATGATTGAATCATATTCATTACGGCGGATATGATGTAATTGTAATGCTTGCTTTCGTTCTTTGGCGATTTCACACGACTCGGAGAGTGCGTGATAGTACATGCATGCAAAGATTTCTTCATTGAAAGAGAATGCTTCTTTGTCCGTAAAGGAAATACGACATTTCAAGAGTAAATCGGCAAACCCTTGAACGCCGATCCCGATAGGTCTATGAGACAAGTTACTTCTTCTCGTTTCTTCTAATGGATAAAAATTCGTATCGATAATGGCATTCAAATTTCTCACTAAATGTCTCGTGGTTTGTCCGAGCAATTCGAAATCAATGGAAGGGCGATAAAACGAGATTAATTCCTTGTACCCTCCGATATACGTTCCATTCACGTATATTTTAGGAACTTCATCTCCTGACTGTGCAATACAGATTTGTCGATACACACCACCATACTGTTCAATAAATGATTTACACAATCGACTTATAATGGTATCAGGATTGGATTCCATTACAATGTCATCACACAGACACGGTTCTTTTATCATCCGAGATAAATTGATACTCGCTAAATTACAGACCCCATATTGTTGACCATCCGAATATTGAATAATTTCGGTACATAAATTACTCGAACGAATGGTACCCAAGTTTTGTTGGTTACTTTTTCGATTGCAGGCATCTTTATATAAAAGGTAAGGCGTACCCGTTTCAATCTGGGCAATAAGAATCTGACTCCATAAATCGATGGCGGGGACTTGTTTTCTATATTTTTTTTCGTTCTCATATCGTTCGTATAACGTTTCAAACTCACTCCCCCATACATTAGAAAGATTCGGACATTCATCGGGAGACATCAAAGACCACAAACCTCCTTCTTGGACTCGTTTCATAAATAGATCAGGAATCCAAAGAGCATAAAACAAATCCCTCGCTCGTGCATTTTCATCTCCATGATTTTTTCGTAGCTGTAGAAATTCAAAAATATCACAATGCCATGGTTCAATATACATTGCAAAGGATCCATTTCGTTTACCCCCTCCTTGATCGACATAACGTGCCGTGTCATTGAATACTTTTAACATGGGGATAATTCCATTGGATTTACCATTCGTCCCCTTGATACAGGAATCGATACCACGAATATCATGAATATGTAATCCAATTCCTCCTGAATACTTCGAAATAAGCGCACAATGCTGTAACGTTTCGTAGATACCGAGAATACTGTCATCTTTCATTCCCATTAAGAAACAAGACGCCAATTGGTTCATAGGTGTGCCACTATTAAAAAGCGTTGGTGTAGCATGTGTATAATAAAGATTCGATAATTCATGGTAACAACGTATAACATTGCTAATATCCTTTCCGTAGATTCCGAGACTTACACGTAACCATAGATGCTGTGGTCTTTCTACGATTTTGTCCTTGATTTTCAAGAGATAGCTTTTCTCCAACGTCTTGAATCCGAAATACGTTAACAAATAATCGCGATGGTATTGTAACTCTTTTTGTAAAACATCAACGTTCGTATGTACGATTTCCCATATCTCCGATCGAATCAACCCATGATTGTGCAACATATCATACGTTGCCAACAAAGAAGACGATGTGTTTTTATGATGGTTCGAGATAACGATACGAGACGCCAAGGCTTCGTATTCTGTATTGGTCGTTACCATGGATGCGCATAGTTGAGCCGCAAAGGAATCTAATTCCGTGGTAGTCACACCTGGATAAATTTGAGAGCATACTTTTTGTGCAACCACCGTACTATCAATTTTAAGTGGAGTGAGTTGTTTATCATTGCACAAGGCGCGAAGTCGATTCAGCACTTTGTCAAATGATACGTTCTCTTTTTTTCCATTGCGTTTTACCACGAAAAGTTCTTCGGTTGTTATCATTGGTAGTTTAAACAAAAAAAATCTGTTTATATTCCTAATCGATAGAACAATTTTTTTCATTATTTTCTGGATTCAATTCATGGATAGTACATACAGCAGTGTTATGTCCCTTACAACACTCGAATACTTGTGATGAAAGGTTCATTTTGACAAACACATTTTTCATATCCGCATAATCCTGACGAAACATTGCCAATTTCTTGGATACCATTAAATCAGGAGACGTGAATTCGGTGAACTCACTGGATCCAGTACGGTTTAATAACCAAAGAATATTATCTTTCATTTTTGATTTCAACCATTGTTTATAAGAAAGCTTCAAATAAGGAATGTTATGTTCAACAATATCCCATGCATGAAATAAACATTCCTTCAAATTTCGAATTTGAATATCAGGACAATATGTAACGATGCATTGGTGGTTGTAAATTTTTACATTCTGTCTCTCGGATGACAATGATGCATGGGATCGGTATCGAATGGCGCGATAAATGATTTGTAAATACGATGCATACGATAATGGAGGATCTAATACATGTAATTCCTCTATTTGTTGGAAATCAACACCTGCTTGGGAATCTTCATCAATGACAATATATCGTTTTGTTTTCGCTTTTTTTTTGTCCTCGTTGGATAGTGATTTTTTATAATACACACAATCCAAATTTTTTCCACTTAAAAATTCCACAAATCGTTCACATCCAGCATGACGAAAATTCGAATAAAAGAGCATTCTTTTATTATCATGTTACGACTTTCATTTGGAGCGATAAATTTATCATAAATATTCATAAATTTTTCAGGATATGAGGGAGACTCTGAAAGATTACCAATATTTCGACCGTAGTTCAAAATATGCTCTGTCGCTTTGGATGGATCTCCGATAACCAATGACCATGCATGATCAACGTCTTTTTTCTCCAAATGGGGATTATCGATCAAAATACGTAACATTTCGAATGTCGATCTTTCTTGATGCAGTAAATGCAGTAATAAAAATTGTTGGTAGGCAGAATATTTATGGACGACCGTTTCTTCCGTAAAAGAAGGGTAATCTTCTTGTTCATGTTTTCCAATATCATAAAAATCGACGTAACACATAATATCTTCACTAAATTTCTCCATATCTAAACGAGCACTTGTGTATAAATATTTCTTGTCAATGGTGATAAATCGTATAATCATATTCAAAATAAGAACAATGAAAATCACAGCAAGATATAATCGATTTGCGACAAGACTGCTTACAAACGCAGAAATGGAAGTCGTTTTCCATGCAGGTTTTAGAATAAATCCAAACGCCGTTTGCATAAAACCCAGTACAGGAGTTCCGAAGATTGTGAAAAATTGTTGAACTTGGTTCACGTATTTTGTAAATGTAGTGTCCTTTTTTATATATTTTTCAATAAAATCTTTATCGGACATGGGTAATTTTTCAGAATCTTCTGGTTTAACAAGATTCACCAATGTACATATATCATGACGTTCGTACATAAAAGGAGTTCCTGAAAGAAGTACCAGTCGTTTTGATTTTTGGAGACAAGAAAAGATCTGAGACTTTTGAGAATGTTGTGTATACCACGGACATATCATTTGAGCTTCGTCGATGATGACGTTTTTCCCCTGTAAATCAATAGACTCAAAATGATTGAAAAAGTATTCATGAGGATAGATCGTATATGTTTTCATCACATAAGAGGCTTCATTGCGTGTACGGGTACTCCTGTTACTGTGTATATGGGCACTACTCCTGTTACTCTGTGTACGGAAAGATTGTTTCCTGGTGGATATTATCTTCACATTTGTTTGATGCACTCGTGTATATAATTCGATTTCTCGTTGCCAATCCGAGGTTAAAATATCAGGTACTATAATCACACAATTCGTTTTGAAATTTTTCGACCATGCAATGGCCGTTTTGGTTTTCCCAGTACCCATTAAATGAAATAAAAGAATTCCTTTATTTTGGGAACAGTTCTTAACTAAAGATTCCACAATTTGTCGTTGATTTTGTTTAAGTGATGGATATGTTTGTTTCGACATAATATTACATGCAACATTTTTTTTTTATCATTCTTGTTTAATACCATGATACGAACTTCGTTTTTTATGACCTTTCTTATTTTATTCGGATCTTCCTTTATTACTATTTTAGAAGCACTAACGACTCCCCATGATTATATACGTCATATTCTTAATGTAGAAACTGCGGTGGGGTTCATAGCGGGGTATGTCTATAGTATCATTCTTTCCAAATTAAAAGACAAGGACGATTTCCCAGATGCGGATACGGAACGAGACATCATGAAATTAAGATATTTAGATTGGATGGTGACAACACCTCTTTTGATCATTAGTTTGTTACTATTCATCCAGTCTCAATCGTCCACCAAAATACGATGGTATCAATTCATGATCCCCATTTTATTGAATTATATGATGTTATTCAATGGCTATGTAGGAGAATTTATGACCCCTTCGAAAAAAATCGAAGGAGGGATCCTCGGATTTTCTTTTTTTGCATTACTCGTCCTTTCTCTGTATCATGCCTTAGGTTCCACGTCGTTTTTCATGAAATGCATATTTGCATGTTTTGTGTTCATATGGAGTTTATATGGTGTTGTTTACTTTATAAAAGACACCAAGCGGAAACATATTTCTTATAATATCTTGGATCTCATATCAAAATGCTTTTTCGGATTATTTTGTTGGTTTTATTTTATTCAAATTATAGATAGTAAGAAAACATCGTTGTAAAGCGTATATTTCAAAAAAAATATTTTGGAAAAAAGAAACAAAAATGGTTTACAAGTTTATTCTATTCTTCGTTCTCATGATGATTCTGTTTTTTTATAAGGAATTATCCGAATTATTATTTTCTCCTCGCCAACCTCCAAAAGAAGAACCCCCTCTTCGTGAAAACTATATCGTGTATCTGGACATCGAAAAAAAAAATCAATATAAATCGGAATACATGGGAAGGATTGTCATTGAACTTTTTCGAGATACAGTGCCCAAAACGTCTTATAATTTCTATCAACTTTGTCAATCCAAACAATATCAAAATGTTCCTTTTCACAGAATTATACATGGTTTTATGATTCAATCGGGAGATATTACCCAAAAAGACGGAACAGGAGGTAAATCAATTTTTGAAGGGAATGAATTCGAAGACGAAAATTTTATTCTAAAACACGATACAGAAGGATTGTTAAGTATGGCGAATCGAGGGCCGAATACAAACACCTCACAATTTTTTATTCTCACCACCAAAGACGCATCTCATTTGGATGGAAAACATGTTGTATTTGGACGCGTTATGGAAGGATATTCGGTAGTCAAGATGATCGAGATGGAATCGAAAGATTTACAGGATAGACCTTTACAAGACATTGTCATTTCGGATTGTGGAGTCATTACAGAAAAATAACAATTTTCCCATTTTTGATTTCTCCTACTACATTATCGGAGGGTGTATCTTCTACGATCGATAATAAGACACCATCTTCGTCGACGTAACTATGTCTTCGATATTGATCGTTCTCACCGTCTTCTTTCTCATATAAACAATGATACTGGCGCATGAACATGAATTTCTCTTTGTTGTAGAATTTAGTAGAACATTCGATACGAAGAGGACCTATCGACGGGGTAACATCTTCTTCCGTTTGCACAGAAACGGAGATACCCATGCATTTTTCGGAGGATTCCGTATGCAATCTTTCCAGTTGATCGTTTAAGAGATAATTCGAGTCATGCAATGAAGAAATATAATTTTCCAATCGCTCGCACTTCGATTTCCAATTATCCACATCACGCTCTTTGGAATGTAACTTTTTTTCCCATGCTTTAATCACCGATACGGATGTAAAAGATTCAATCTCCTCTTCTTGCTTAATCAATCGGTCGGTCAATAATTGATTTTGTGTTTCCATGCGTTTAAGATCTTCTATCAGTTTTTGCTTTTCGGATATCATTTGATGGATCATCGTTTGTTGGTCTTGAATTTCTTTTCGTAATGGTGATAAATGATCATGGAAAAAATCATGAATCATAACTTTGAGTTCTTGGGATAATACATCTAAATCCATTTGTTGAATGACAATAAACGAACTGATTATCATTTTTTTTAAATAACTCGATCGGGGATTTCTGTGAAATCCCGAATGATGATATTATGTTTAAGTTGGAAATGACCTTTGGATGTGATGAAATGAATACCTTTACAGATATCGACATTACATTTGTTTTTTAGAGAAGGATCTATATGATATGCCTTCATCCATACCGAGTCATGATAGACGATTTGATGACAGGGAAGCCACACTTTCTCCTCTTCCTCACCTATTTGTAATTCAATGCCGTACGTACCAAGGAGAGAACATTCATAAATACCCAAAATATAATTATCACTCTCTAATTCATCATGTAAATTCAAAGTGGATATCATTTTGTAACCATTCACGGTCAGAACATAGGTTTCTGGAAATAATCCCAAACCGCATTCTCCCTGTTCATATTGTTGCAAGATCGAAGACGGATTAATGTATAATAAATTATTCAGTAGAGATAATGTACGTAGTGCATTGTTGACACCTTCCGTTTTGTGATTCCATTGTTGAAAGTCTGAAAATGCACCATCGGATGTATATAAAGAATGGGTCGAGGTCACCAAGCAATATCGAATAGAATCATATTCGCCGACATATTTGGCTTTCGTGGAATTTTTGATAGGAATCGAACACGAATGTTCGTAGACCAAATGTTCTGCACTTACGTACGTATGTTCTCCATATAGATACCAATCTCTTTGATACGATATTGCACGTAAACATCCCAAAACTCGGACATTATATTTCAAGAAATCGCCTACTTTGACGTCTTTAATGCACCGTTTTGAATTGTTGTATAGCAAAATGGGTGTATTTTGAGAAAAGCAACAATAACTGGCTTTGTCGGCTTGGTCGTACATTTTTTTTAGAGGATCCACAACAAGTCCATAAATAGCAGACGTTGCTGTGAAATAGGCTAAAGTAGAAGTTAACCCTGCGATGATGGTGACGGTCATGACACCTGATAAATTTAAAAATGCAATGCCTATCGGAAATAAATACGGAATGGTAAGATACCCTAATCCTACTGTTTTAAACACCGCCGCAATCGTAATCGCAATCACGAGCATCAAGGACGTAATTGCCGCTGCCGTGACTAATAAAACGAAAATAAAATATAAACCATTCATAACCAGTTTGGGCAGGGTAAGAATCACATTGGTCAAATCAAACAACGTAATGATGGAATAATAAATATCCATCAAGAGAGCCCCTATTTTATCAAAAAAAGCTTTTAATTTTAATGTGACAATTTTAAATACATAGGTGGATGTATCATATTTATCATATGCATCGGTAATTGAATCGGTGACCGTCGATGCAACTACTGCGGTCGATTTCTGGGCTTGTTGGACCGTCTGTTGTATATGATCTAACTGTTCTTGTGTTTTATTGGAAATGTTAACAATAGGATTGGATAAATCTTTGAAAATGGCTTTGTTCTGTCTTCCGATGCAATAATTAAAATTATCGGATATTCGAATGGAAGGATTGAATAAAGAAATAAATGGCATAAACAGGGGATTACACCGATATTGTTGTAGGTTTTCGTTATTATAATAGTATCGAACGGAAACGATCCAAATATAGACGGTGATCATCAAAAAAATACCAATGAAAAACAGAATTTGGATAATGGCCCATGGTAATTTATGTTGTCCCTCGCAATCAACGCAATTCATTTTTTAAATATCCATGAAAAAATAAATGGCTTGTATTTATCTGCCTAATTTCATTGTAGGACTCATGAAAATATGTTTTATCGGGGGAGTTTTTCTTTTTGTAACGATGATCATCATGATTTTACTTAGTCGAGATCTCATTATGAATAATTGGAATATGTATCGTTGCAATCCTTTCATAATGATGTTTGCATGGTATTTTGGTCACAGTGGAGAGGACACAATGTATTCTTGTTCTTATTCGAATATGAAAACCATGTCACCTACCTTATTTAAACCATTCTTTTCTATCTTTAAAGGGTTTAGTCAATCCTTTGACATGGCTGGGGGTGCGATGGAGGATATGAATTCAATTATTGGAAATGTTTCCACTCTCTTTCGACATAATTTCAATTTTATCTTAGATAAGATGGATAATGTAGGATCTGCTATACAATATTTAGTGGCAAAAATGAAAGTTTTATTAGATCGTCTATCTGCGACGTTACTTTTACTTATTTACTCTGTGTATTCTGTGCTACAGGGATTACGAGCCATCCAAAAAGATAAAGGGCTGGAAAAAGCAGTTGGTAAATTAAAAGATCTTAGCGAAGGGAAGATATGATAGAAAAAAAATGACGGAGGATCAAGAAAAAACATATGTATAATCCCAGATTTTTTCGATTTTTGATTTCAGTACTGAATTATTACTATCGAGACGGAGATAACCATATTTGCTTTTTAATCCAAGGATCGAGAAAATTACAATCCATCGGGAAATCGAAATGTATTTCTCAGTATCATATTCTTCCTTCTCTCCATGCGGAAGTTGCATGTTTAAACAACAAAGATTTCCATCGAATGTCTTTGAAAAAAAGAAGGATGTGTAGTTTGATTGTTGTGAAATTGGATGCGGATGGCAATTTTAGAAATTCCAGACCCTGTTTTCACTGCATGGAAAAAATTAAAAAATCGGGTATCAAAAAAATTATGTATTCCACGAACGATGGGGATATTGAATGTACGTTTGTCGATCATATCATAGAACCATATATAAGTTCGGGTTGGCGATATCGATATCATGACAAGAAAAACGAAACGCATTCCCCGTAAACTGTATTTTTTTATTGATAGCCGATGCGAAACTACGTAATTGCCATGTCTTCTGACAAAGTGTAAAAAAACGATCAAATGGGATTTGGTTATCCAGATACGAAATCTTCGAAAAGAGTTTTTGAACATTTCTGTTCCATAGAAATACGGCTTTCACGACCATATAACTGAATAAATCAGTGGATTGCTTCCATAGACGATTCGTGGATAAAAAAACACCGTCTTTATTATAAAATTCTTCCCATGTTCGAAAACCACTATGATGTAGAATACGAGCAATTTGACGTACACAATGCTCCTTTTCTTTGTTCATGGATACGTTAGAGTCATGTATGACATAGTTCTGTAAACATAACGCCCAATACTCGACATAGGCTTCACAAAAACGGACAAAATTAAATGAGATTCGAAAATGCGTTCGCACATATTCGATCGCATACGTTGGTTCTTCGTGAAAATCAAACGCATACGCGTGAATTAATTCATGGAAAAGAACTTTAACCATTTCTTCGTATCGAAAAACAACGATCCATGTTTGTCCATTTAAATAAGAACAGTACCCAGAATTAATCAAATCTGGAGACCATATTTCATCTTTATTTGGTACGATCATTTTTTTTGTGATAGAAGAAGGGAATAGATAAATATGCTTTAACATCTTTTCTTTCGAAGAAGGTACAAACGTGGCAATAAAACTGTTGATTAAATGGATAATTTTTAATATGTCATATTTCTCAATCAAGTCGTCTTGACAAAACACGGATAAATTCATGGAAACATGTGTATGACGGACATGCCATTTATAATTATATTGTTTGGAAACGGTTGTTCTAAATAATGTTTTGATCGAAAAGGGAACAAAATAGCACTGCATGAAATCTTCTACAAAAAAGTCGTCTATTTTGGAATCATAGGAAACCAAATCTTCACATAAAAAAGAAAAAGGGACTTTTTGAGAATAAAACGAAAACGTCGATGCTTGGTCCATGATTATACGATTTTTTTTTTTAAATTTCCACAAAAGGACTTAAAGACATGGTTCTTCTTATAGAAGTATAAAATGCCAGTCAAAGCAAATAAAAAAACCACTACTTCTGCTACTGCTCCTACCACTACTGCTCCTGCAACACCGATCAAGGTACCGTCGATTCCAGTACCGAAAGTTGTCTCGGCGCCTCCTGTATCTTCTTCGGTTGTCGTCAAGGAAGAAACCTCCGCCATCATTGACAATACTTCATCATCCCCATCTGTCTTTGTTTCTGCACTGGAGGATCTAAATAGTCAATTGAATAGTGTCATGGAGCAAATGAAAAAGATTTGTACTGATTATCGAATTCTCCAGAAGAATATTTTGAAAGAGAGAAATCAAAACAAAAAAAAAAGTAAGAAATTGACGACAACGCCTTCGACCAATAAAGTGAGTGGGTTTGCGAAACCAGGTTTCATTTCCCCCCAGCTTTGCGATTTCCTTGGGGTCAAGCATGGAACCGAACTTGCAAGGACGGACGTCACCAAGAAATTGACTCAGTATATCAAAGATCACAATCTACAAGATGTAAACAACAAACGAGTGATTGTTTTAGATGATAATCTGAAAAAGCTTCTAACGCCTGGCCCTGGAGAAGTGATTACTTATTTTAACCTACAATCTTTCATGAAAAAGCATTATAAATCGGCATCTTCTTCTATAGTACCTCCTGCTATATAAAGTTAATCCACCGTATTATTAACAATATAAAAAAAAGTTTCCATTATTAAAAGTAACAATGACCACTTTACAAAATTATATCAATACTGCCAATTACACCTTACAAGGCTATACCTATTCCGAAATGAAACAATGGAAATATAATGATGCCCGTTTCAAGATGATACAAAAGGAAATCCATGTATCGTTAAAAAAAAAACAATTATTAAAGTCTTTTCTCGAGAATATACGATCTCTGGCATCCGTAAGGATTTATAATAGTATTATGAGATGGTGGTTTCGACATCAAATACAAGAAAAAGGAATTTGTTGGGTACATCGGTCTTTGTCTGAAAATATGGAAGATCCTATTTCTTTGGATGATATACATACAATCCCTGCATATTACTTTTTAACAGTATTTCATAAATATAGATGGTATGTCTTGGATATACGGCATTATTTATATTATGAAAAAAACCATTTCAAAAATCCTTTCACAAACGAAATGTTTTCCTCGAAAACGATCCATCGTATCCGCAAAAGGTATTGTAAATTATCACAATGGGATTTATTTATCAATGTTCCTCCCAACCACACCCTTCCCGAAAATCTGTGTGTCACACGTGCATTGACCTTTCGTTGTATTACCTTAATACAAACGATGGATCAATTAGGATACTACTCGAATGTGGATTGGATCATGTCTTTGAACGTGACCGACTTGAAGAAATGGTACATGGAGACCGAAGATATTTGGAATTACAGAGCGCAATTGACGCTTGAACAGAAATTCCATATCAATCCTCAATTAAATAATTTTGAAATTCATGTAAATATTGTAAAAAAACAGAAGGATATTCAAAAACTGAGACAACTTGTATTAGATGAAATCGAGAAATTAATTTGTCGAGGAACAAGAGAATCGGATCGTTGTTTGGGATGTATTTATATCTTGATGGGACTGGCAACGATTAATCCATTCATTTCCGAATCCTATCCTTGGTTAGAAACCGTTATTTTATAACTTTCTCATGCCCCCCCCCCAAAAAAAAAAAAATTTGTTGGAGAACGGTAAAGAGATGAATATTCAACAAACCATGATAATCATCATGTTAACAGCCATCATTTGTGTATTTGTAGGTCTAATTTTAGAAAATATGGATTTTAGTAATTATTCCATTGAAAATATCTCGAAGATTGTCGTTTTTTCTTTAGTTGTTTTGATGTGGGTATTTGTCGTGGTGATTACCGATCTTTACATTTCGATAAAACAACTTCAGAGTGATATTCATACATATATGTCTGATGGAAATAATTCGACGAAACCATCCATTCAATAATGCGTTTTATCCTACCTAAAAAAACTTTTTTTTTCCAACAAAATGGATGAAGAAACAATAAACGCCATCAAACGATGGTTAGAATTGCATCATGATATTAAAGAACTATCCAAAGCCATTAAAGAACGGAAAGAGGAAAAAAAGAAAATCACAGAAGCAATTATCGTGTATATGAAAAATGCCAATATACCTGAATTCAATCTCACTAAATCGGAAATACGATTACAATTAAAAGAAACGAATGTAAAAATTCCTCTCAATCAGACATTCGTGTTAGATTGTTTACGAGATCATTTAAAAGACGAAGAAACAGTCAAGGAAATCCAGAAATTACTCTATTCTGAAAGACCACGTAAAATTCGTTATTCTTTGTGTTGTTCTAAACCAAGTCACGGGTGAAGAATGTAGGGTTGGAACTGTTATTCGATAAAGTTATATTATTTATTAAAAATTGATAAAAATGACTTAAAGGTAACAGAGTAATTTATTCTAACAAATGAATGATAAAAAAGAAATCAAAAAATTTGTACCAATTAGAGAAGCTTCTCGACTCACAGGATTGGGTCATCAAACGATCAGGAAGATGGCGGACGACGGGACTATTAAATGCTACAAAACACCTAACGGACAAAGAAGAATTGATATTCAAAGTATTCAAGAGTTCTGTAGTACTGATTGTAATGTTTCTAAAGAGCCCACTTTTTCGAAGAAGAATTTTATCTACGCAAGGGTGTCTACAAAAAAACAGGTGGTCGACCTTTCTCGACAGCTTGACTTCCTCCAGCAACCCCAATATACTGGCTATACAGTTATTACTGATATTGCTTCAGGAATTAATTTCAAAAGAAAAGGCCTTGCAACCATTTTGGAATCCTGCTTACGAGGAGATATCGGAGAAGTTATAGTTGCCCACACAGATAGGCTCTGTCGATTTGGCTATGAACTTATCGAACAGTTGGTCAACAAAGCAGGTGGCAAAATCACAGTTCTTGGAGATTCTGGAAATGACAACTCATACGAACAAGAACTCACCGATGATCTCCTCGCAATTATCCATGCCTTCTCTTGTAGACAAATGGGAAAACGAAGCTATACCAATCGTAAACCTAAAGACACTGAAAGTCAGGATTTATCCCACGAAAAGCCAGAAAGCGATGCTTGATCAATGCATAGACACTTCAAGATACGTTTATAATAAAACGGTAGAACATATCAGGAATGGTCATCCAGCCAATTTTCAACGTCTAAGAGACCTTTTGGTAACTACGAATACACAGAAACATCTTGAGGAGTACAAAGCCTTTGATGGTCAATTGGAAGAATTACGAAAAGAAAAAAAGACATTGAAAGATAAAGACGAAATCAAAGAACTCACTGATCGCATCAAAAAAATACACTGTCAAAGAAGAGAGTTCATGAAGGGATTTAAACACTCGAGAAACACATCAGTGAAACCCTTTGAAATGGAGACACCAAAGGACATACGAGCTTGTGCCGTGAAGAAGTGTTGTAGTGCTGTCAAGGCAGGTATCGCTAACCTTAAAAATGGAAATATCCGACATTTTAATGTACATTTCAAGAGAAAGAAGGACTTCCGACAATCCATGGAACTTACTCCAAAGCTTATTTCAATAGAAGATAAGGGCTTTACGATAGTTCCAAAACTCTTCAAAGATAATTGCTACCTTAAGATTCATAACAAAACCGCTAAAAAGATTGCAAACTTAAAGATTCAAAACAATGTGGATATTGTAAGACAAAAGGGGGAATATTTCGTATACGTACTGGTTGAAGTAAAGAGAAACCTCCAAAAACGACGCTCGGTGTGGTTACAGGGGGTAGATCTTGGTATTCGAACGTTGGCTACAGTTCACAGTAGCCACATCGAGAATAATCAGCTCCTTAAGAAACTCAATGAAAAAACAGTTTAATAAGATGGAAAAGCGTAAGTCTGCTTATGTCGATGGACTACAGTGGGACTTTATTAACGATTTACTCAATAGGAATGATGTTATCTACCTTGGCGGTATCGAGAGTCATGATATTGTCAAAGGAGGTAAAAACAAGTCGATTAATACTGCTTTCAATGACCTCAAATTCTACCAACTGAAGATGTACAAGGCTTATACAAAGGGTAAGAAAGTGTTTATAGTGCCAGAACAGTATACCACGAAGACATGTTCAGGTTGCGGAACTTTGAATCACAAAGTGGGAGCAAAAGAAGTGTTTGAGTGTTCGCATTGTAATGTAGTAACAGGGAGAGACATGAACGCATCTAAGAACATCAAAATGAAAGGACTGATGAGTCATTCATAACCTATTATTCCGTCTTCCTCTGTGGCGGTTACAGAACCAACTAAATTTCACTGAATAACAGCAATTGTTAGAGTTTAGTAGGGTTTACAGAGCGGTAAGGTATTCTAAACAAATACTCACTAAATAAAACTTTGAAATATCAAGATCCAGATTCGTACTGGAATTGATAAGTAAATTGACGCTATCTTTCACAAGATTTTGTACATTGATTTGTTTTGGGGATAGAGGGAAAATCGAAAGTAAATGACACATGGTGTTTTCCACCAAAGAAGAGAAATGTTCTGTACGAAGACTGTCCATAACGAATTGCAACCAATATTTACTTTTCCCAATTTTATTAGTGATTTTATCATTTCGTAAAATGTCATTGAATTTATGAAACAAGAAAGAGATCTTGGATTCGATTTTGATCGGAAAGAACGATTCGATTCTTTCAACAGAAATTTCTTGTGTTTTATCAATGGAAAGAGATTGAAGAACATTAATGTATTTCCTCAAGTCACCGTTCGAGTATTCATAAATGGTGCGTTGGACAGTTTCCGTGAGTACAATCCCTTCTTTTTCGCAAATCCGATGAATGACGGGTTTTATATTTTCATATAATAGAGGAGAAAATAAGAATTTTAAAAAATATTGGTGTAATTCTGGAATCAATTTGTACTGATAATTTCCAATTAAGCAGATCGAAACATGTTTCTCATATAAATCAATCAAATTCAATACTTCCAGTTGGGTATGTTCGGGTAACATATCCACTTCATCCAAAATAATAACCTTTTTCGAATAACTCGTTAAATACAAAGGTACCGAAGAGGCGAATTGAAGCATATGTTTTAAAACATTGTCAAGCCCCTTTTCATCCGATGCGTTGATATGTAACACCATTTGATGAAAGTGGTCTTGGTAAAGATCTTTACAAATACTATGAATCAAACTGGTTTTTCCAGTTCCCGATGCGCCATAGAAAAAGAGATTTGGTAAGAAATGTCGTTCTTTTACAAAGTTCTGAATAAGTCCTATCAGAAAATCATGATCCACAATTTCATTTACATAAGAGGGTCTATATTTTTCAATCCAAGGAATCGTTGTCGTTGAGTTTTGCATTTTATGGAGATGATTTACTAAAAAAATGATCTATTTAAAGATAAGATATCTTTATATAAGAATGGATGAAACAAGCACAAGATCATTAATGTGTCCGTCTCTTCCACGTATCTCAACGATCACTGTATTATCGTTCTTGGATATTAAGGCGCCTATTGTGTTGTATGATTTATTCCAACATATACGTCCTGTAAAAGAAGATGAAGAAGGTATTCTCAAATTAAAAATACACCGATATGAGGATCATAAACATGTAATGTATGAAAAAACATTTATTGCCGAAGAACGAAATGACATAAAGCACTGTTTTCGTAATCAATTGACCATTATTTGGCTATTTAAAAGTCACACAGGATCTTTATGCAAGGCGAATTGTATGCTTTTTAACAATGGTAAATTGAAAATTGTGGGGATCCAACATGAATCCAATATTATTCCTTCTTTAAACGCACTTGTTCATTATTTGCAACCGTATATGCATGAAGTCACACCTCTTCTTACCTTTTCTCAAACCAGATGTTGCATGATCAATACGGATTTTAGTATCGGATTTCGTATACTGAGAGAGGAGATGTATCGATTGATTCGAATGAAATATTCGTTAATCTGTTCGTATGAGCCTGACATCTATCCTGGTGTTAAGATTCGATATTATGCGAATACGTTACATCAAGTTTCCAAAGGAGTCTGTCATTGCTCCGTGAAATGTAAAGGAAAGGGTAGTGGTCATGGCAACGGAGACTGTAAAGCGGTGACGATTTGTATTTTCCAGAGTGGTAATGTTATTATTACAGGTGCCAATCATTTTAAACAGATCGACGATACTTATTCTTTTATTACTACCATCTTTCGTGAACATGAAAAAGATATTATTTATAATGAACCGAAAATTGTGTATGACCAACAGGGAAAATTACAAATTATTCACTGAATCTACACACAGAAGAAAAAGATATTTTTATTCGAAGGATAACAATACCGAGTGATTATATTTCATAACATTGCGTTTGGAAGATTTGTACTTTTTCTTGTTTTCCCTGTGAATATTTTTTTTGGTACGATTGTTTTTGGAATATTGTTTCATAGCATTTTCAATACTATCGAAGTTATCCACAATATATTTGATGACATTATTCTCAATAGCCCAACGAAAAAAATTTAATTGTCCGACTGTTGTAATAATTTTATCGGTTGGGGTATAATAAAAATTAATCCGTGTTCGTCGACAGAAAGGATCGAACTGTTTTTTCGAATATGCCCTTAATTGAGATTTATAATGATCATAAATCATGAACGGTTGGTTGGTTTCTGGATGAACAAAATTAATATCTTTTGAATAATTGGTCACGAACCAATCGATGATGCGTAACGATGCTTTGCTTTTACCTTTTAGGATAGGTATAAGATCATTGTAATGTGTATGGATGGTGAAAAAATTGGTTAGGGAGTGCATGAGCAATTCTTGTTTGTTATCTGCCATTTATTTTTCATTTAAAAAAAATAAACTTTATATTTAAAGAAATTAGAAGAACGATAAGCACGATCATCACATACACAAAAGAGCGAGAAAAATAAACTGGATACGAGAACCATTTTGAAGAGTTGGCGTACAAGGATGTATACAATTTAGAACACTGTATACGGGTCCATGGCCTTTTTTTATTGTGACGATTTACTTCATTGTGTAATTTAAGTACCCAATCAAAAAGTTGTTGTTGATTTTCTAATGAATCATCAATTGGATGTTTGATGAGAAAATTGGAATAATGGATTCGGCAGGATTTGCATGGTAAGATGAATTCCAATGATTTAAAAAATAAAAGATACTGTTTCTTCAGATCAGCAGATGGTTGTGGAGGGTAATTAATGGAGATAGTATGTAAGAAAAGCCATAACGAAGGACCCCATATATTTTTGTTCAATCCCATATCTTTTGTTTTTCCATTGGAAAAAAAAACTTGGGAAACAAACAAGAAAGTTCAATGGAACAACAAAACCTCCTTTATACCAAAGCATTAGCATATGTTGAGGAATATCAACAGGTATTTTTTAGATATGGTATGTATATATTCAGTTTTTGTTTATATATATCGTTTTTAGTCATGAGTTTATATTTTTATCGTCCCTCGTATGTTGCTTGTTTATTATCCAAAGGCATACCCTTTGTTATTTTAGTTATTCTCATAAATTGCCTTTTTGCCATCTACCTTGTTCTATATGTGCTACGTACATCCTTACCAGAACCATTGGTGAGACATGCACCTCCTATTTTATTAGGTATTGTGTCCATCATTGTCTTTTTATATGGTTATTTATTCTTTAATTGTAGCGATCCTATCATTTGCGATGGTTGTGACACTGTTCAAAAGACAGCATTCAATACAAGAGTTACGGAGCAGTTGTCAAAACGACTTCCTTGGATTTTGAACTATTATCGAGAGTTTTCGATCTCTCGTATAAGAATAAGTCAATGCTCAAAATACTATACTCTTTCTGAGGACATTGATTCGTGTGATTTAGATCCCGACAAGGCAATGGAATGTGCGGTGGGTAAATCCCCTCCTCTGAATTCTTTTTTCATTTGTTCCAGTTATCGTTCTGTTTTAGTGGATGCACAACGCGATTCGTATGTCTCGGATAAAATGATCGAAGTGGTATTGACAGGAGGAGCTCGCTTATTAGATTTTGATATTTTCCCCCAAGATTTTAAGAAGGATACCATTCCAATTGTGACGCTTCGAAATGAAAAAACAAACAAACCCGTCTTACACAATTATGTGACATTAGAACAATGTTTTCGTATCATTCACCGCGTATACTACGCGAATCGTCCATCTCCGCCATTGGATCCCTTATTTCTGCATTTTCATCTACACAAAAACGTGTCAAGATCCCTGATGGACACCATTTCAAAGATGATTGTTTATTATTTTCAATATTATAACGGTTCCCTTCTTTTAGATGCTTCGTATAATTATAAAATTTGCAATCTGGGTACAGTTCCTATTTGTAAATTATTGAACAAAACCATCCTTTTATTTACATCACCATCCAAACCTTTAAATGCGTCTCTTTCTGAAATTGCAAACGGAGTTACGAACCAATATTTTTGTAAGCGTTATTCGTGGATTGATGTAAGAGACATTCCGTCTCGTGAAAGTTTCATCGATTATAATCGTTATCGTTTATCCATGGTATTTCCATGTAATAATCTCTTTCCCAAAAATACAGGAAAGGGAGATAATAGTGACGACTTTATGACGAAACGATATACCATTAACAATGATTCTATCCTTCCATTTCGTTCGGGTTGTCATTTCATTATGATGAATTTTCAGTTAATTGATACAAATCTACAAACCTATCTCTCTTATTTCAAAAAAACCAGCTTTGTCTTGAAACCTGCTTCTCTTCGAGCTCCACCGTTAACCTATACACCACCTATTTATCGTCCTGATGGATCCGTCTATTCACTTGTATGTGATCAAAATAATGCTCTGGATAACCCAGAAATCAAGAATATTTACTGTAAAAGTAACTCCCAAACTGCACAGTATTCTGAGAATAAACAATTATATTCGGAATCCTATAACACCGCCGTTCAGAACGTACAAAACGCAATGACTCGAATCAGTTAGCCAATTGGCATACGTACAAAATTCATGTTTTGTTGATAATATTCAATCCGAAACACCAGTACATGATCTAATCCTTGAAAATCATATAAATTTCCATATTCATCCCAAAACGATATTTCTAATCGTGAAAGACGTGGTAGCAAATTTCGAAACATTTTGACAGATTGTAAAGAATCTCGTGTTTCAAAATTAAATTTTCGAATAGGAATGATGGAAAAACAAGGATTGGACCGATACGGATCTGTAACGATCTCGTAGTCATTTACTTTTAATAACAAATACGAATTCGTATAAATATCTCGAATCCATTTACTTTCAAAACGTCCTACCCACATCATGGCTTTGGTAATGGTCAAATGTCGATCAAGGCGGACTTCATCCTTTTCTAAAATATCGACAACTTGGGCTCGGTATCGTTTAGACGGATCTTCAATTTCTTGAATAAAGACCCAATCGTTTGGTAATAGTTCTTGGTCGAAAAACGAATGTATTCCCGACAATATACATGGTTTAGATCCATTCGTATAAACGACTCCTTGTACTAACGTATCAATATCTTGTTTCGCAAACCCTAAAAATTTACCGATACTTTTAGGAAGATATTGATTATCTGTTCCTTTGAAAAATAATTGGAAAAAACATAAATCGTCTTGTGGATTGGAACGGTTACTGAAATCCGTACAAATCGTATATTTTTGTGTCGCATGATTCCAATTCACCTTAAAGGTACTTAATTGCAATCCGTTCAAGAGCTCTTCTAAGATGATACTCAGATTATCGGTCATGGGAGAGATATCATAATTACCCATGGGAACAACGAGTTCGGACAACATCTGTTTATGATAATCAATCACGACCTGTTTCCCATCCCGAAGATGTAAGCTCGGATATTCAATACTATAATGCAATACATTATTATACGAAGAAATCGTAGGTGTGTTATTCGGGACATCATAATTTAAGAGTTCGATCGATAAAATATCTCGATAATCATCTTCTAATGGTATGACATAGGAGGAAGAAGATGGATATTCAGATAAATTACGATCGCGACTATTAATTAATAAAAAAGAAGTTTCTACTTTAAGGACATTTTCGATAGGTGGTTGAGGTATAATGGCATTTTTCGTATAAAATGACTCTTGATCCATTTAACTTTTTTTTTTTGTGTTCTTATAACAGAAAACCAATCTTCTATTTATGTTATTATTCGTTTTTTTCCTTTTTTTATACTATCGAACACAATGGACGTTTTTTTTATGGATATCTGTCATGGTTTTACTGTATTTGTTCCTAATCCATTCACACGCCCATGTGGACAAGAAAGATGGTGGTGTGTTATTAAAGCAGAAACTCCATCATTATTGTACTCAGTATTACCCCCACGTGGACATAGAAGAATTGAATTTTTGGTTATCTCGACTACGAGATTCACGTGTATGTAAACAGACATGTGACGAATTTATGTCTTTTCTATATCCTGTTTATTTACAATTAGCTCCTGAAAACATTCGAACGTCTATTGTACAAGAATTAGAATCCATATATAAAATAATTATCAAGGATTGTATATAATGAAGCATTCGTTCTATGCAAAATTCTTTCATGAAAATAAGACGAGAATTATTTGTTATATTCTGGTGATATGTGTTGCTTCCATCCAAAAAATCTTAGTTCCACATTTTTACGGAAAAATCCTGGGTCATTTCAATAAAAATGATTATACCCAAGCACAACACAGTTTTTATATACTGATCGGTGTGTGGATCCTTTTCCAAAGTATCGAAGGTATCGTCAATTGGTTTGAAAGTCGACTCATACCGAATTTACAAAACTCGGCGAGACAATATATGGGAGAGATCATTATTCAAAAATATAAAGATGATTATCGAGAATTGGATCTGGGGAAGTTAAGTAGTAAAATGATCAAGTTTCCAGAATCCAACCGTGAATTGTTTTCTAAGACCAAAACATTTGTGTTTACTCATTTCTTAGGATCCATGATTACTTTGATTTATATTTTTTTCCTTTCATGGAAATTAGGGATTGTCGTACTCTTATCATTCGCGATCGTGCTATATATTTCCTATTTATTTTTTAAAAACTGTTCCAAAGTCGCTCTTCAGAGAGAGGAAATATTCGATGATACGTACGAGGAAATCCAAGATACCTTTTCTAATTTAATTGCTATTTACACCAATCGAAAAGAAAAAGATGAGATCCGTCGATTAAAGACATTCAATGATCGATGTGAAACACAACACGTACAAAGTTTTCATTGTGTCAGTTTTTATCGATCAATCTATTCTGTTCTGTTTATGCTATTATTTGTTGGATATAATTATGTCTCTTTCTATCTCTATGAAAAGAATGAAATTTCCATTAGTTCTTTGACATCCATTTTTATTATTACATACATACTTCTGGGGAATATGATGAATTTCATGAATGATACAAATGCATTCATCTATTCATGGACCAAAATGAAATCCGTGTTTGTGGAAGACTATGTACCAAAGAACGAAGAAGTATTGACCCCGATTGACATTCAAGATTATACTATACACATTAAGAATGTATCGTATGCTAAAATCATACATAATATATCCATTCTCATCCCACCACGTGAGCATGTCTTGATTTTAGGTCCCATTGGGTCGGGGAAATCGACGTTGGTTCATTTAATGTATCGTCTAATCCCCATGAATTCCGAGGGAGGAGGACATATCCTAATAGGTGGACATGATATCCAAGATCTTTCAATTCCACAATTACGATCATTGATTTGCTTCGTTCCACAAAGTCCGAAATTGTTTAATCGAATTTTAGAAGAAAACCTTAAATACGGTATCGAGGATTCATTTAATATGGAACGTATTTTAGAGATATTAGACTCGGTACATTTAAACAAATTAGCGTCTATTTTTCGAAAAAGACAATACGAACAAGTAGGTAAGCAAGGGTCTTATTTTTCAGGAGGTCAACGACAGATTATTTGGATCATTAAAGCGATTCTCGGAGATTTCCCGATCGTGATTTTGGATGAACCGACTTCTTCATTAGATGACACGACACGTAATGCCGTTCTTCGTTTGATTCGTTTATATCTTACCGATCGTACCGTGATTATCATTTCCCATGATAAAGAAATGAAACACCATGTTCATAGGACCATTCATCTGTAAATAAACGTTTCTGTATTTTATGATTCCATAAATGTCTCCGTTATCCAAAACGTCCTATTTTTCTCAAGAAAATTTCACTATCTTAAGTCAGTTAATTACGTTTGAATTAAGTAAAAAACATGTGTTCAATGAACAAAGCAAGCAGGAACTGCATGAGCACATTTTTTCTTCTATGATTCAATTATATGAATCATGTGATCCTGAAAAGGCAACTTTAGAAACCTTAAATAAACAATGCATCATGAATATTTTAAATACCTTTCAACAAGTTCCTAAAAAAGAAGAGGTCGAAACACGATTCAGTATGATGGAACAACAACGTCATGAGGAATCCAATCCCAAGAGACCCGAACCGATCGATTTCCAACAATTAAATCCTTTAATTCCTGATCGATTTGAAAATCCCAAGGACATTTATACAACGTCATCTCTTTTGTTACAAGATCCAAGAGATGATTCACAAAATCTGCCGTATCCCTCCTCTTCTACAACGCATGCCCAGCAAACCGTCATTACATATGATCAACCGATTTTCCATAATGTCGATCATGATCATCTCCAGCGTCGAACGTGGCTTCTTCATTCCATTGATCGCGATTTTATGATTGGAAATCTCTTCGAATGCCGCATACCGATTCATTCTTCCAAATATCACCATCGTCCTTCTAAAGTAGAAAATGATGTTATTCTTGAATTTGAGGAACTGCATGATGTCGTTACCCGAAACGTTTCACAAGATACATCTCCTCTGTTAAATTTAGATATACAAGAATCGAATTGGTTTTTACAGGTAAATTTTGTGTACCTCCCCGAATCATTCTCTATGATAAACGAAGATCTAATTTTAGTTGAAATTCCAGAATTGCAGTGGACACCCTATACCTTTCTGCGTTCGTCTTCCAATTCTCGATTTTACTATCCGTATCAAGAAAGGAAGCTCAAATTGTCGACCCAAGATTTACTTCATTTACCATATATTACCATTAAAATAAAAAACCGTTATGCTTCTCCAATGTTCCCCATCCTTCGTGATTTCGGATACATCAAAAACATTCATATACAACCATCGTCGTCCCTGTCGGACAAAGAATCCTATGATTTATATTGTACTTTATATGACACGTACACGGTTCCCGAACATCCGTTTAAAACGTCAATACCTGTGATATTTCGTTTTATCGAAATACCATCGACCGAGGATGGTGATGCATTATCATCCTATCTCGAACGAGAACATTCTTATGTACCCGTCCCCCATAATAAGCATCAATTTTATATCCAAGACGTACCATTTTCTTCAATCGATATTAATTATAATTTGACGGATGGATTTTGTATTTTCCCTTCGAATGTTTATACATGTCATTTACAGCTCGATCCTTGTTAGATGATAAATGTTATGGTTTTCTTCGGTAGCTTTTATCACACATGGTATAACCTCATTGGTATAATATAGATGAAAGGCCGAAAACATGGTTTCTGGAGTGTCGGTATCGACGTTCACCGAGTCCAAAATTGGGTCATGTAAAAAAAGAACACTATGGGAAGCATGGAAAATCCATTCTTGGGAAGGACGTTGTTGTGACGGGGTGGATTGTTCAGAGAGTGATAATAGTTCAAAATGAATTTCATATGAATTCGACAGAACAAATTCTACCGTAGGAGGACGATTTATTTCGTTTGTTTGAATACAGACGGTAAGATCGTGACAATGTTTGAAAGTCAAAAAGATGGGAAGAGTTTTTTGTGGAATACTCGAACGTTGTAATGAAATTATCAATTTGCCAGAGCAATTGTCAAATAAAACAGAATTATGACATATACAAGAAAACGATGACTGAAAATGAATATCGTTGAAAAAAAGGGCAGGTATTTGGTGCACCATACGCCCAGCGATAGAGGTCGATCGACTATGAATTCCTTGAAGATGTAATTCCGGCATTTGTAGATCAGAAATGTCGAAATGGTAAGACATCCATGATAATTGAAATTTCTTTTTATGCGGTTTGGCTTTGAATGATTCAGTTGTTACGTTGGTCGTGAGAATAATATCTTCAAAATAATGGCATATATCAATGTTTGTATTGGATAGAAGAAGTGACTTATGAACGGTAAGTGATCCACAATGTACGTCTTGGGTCTGTAATGTTCCCGATACATGTATAGAAGAAGAATGCAGATTCGAGATGGCCAAGGAAGAAAGATCTACGATTTGAGATCGATTTGTACGCGGACATCGTTGAAAATGATTACATAAAACGAATTGTTGCTTTTCATGTAGATATAATAAGCCGACCTTTTGGTCTTCCAGAATGGAATAAAATCCGAATTCTTTTTGTTCTGACGGGTGTAGGAAGATCATAGGATCATATTTTTTAATGACGGTGACTTGTTTCTCAATGATAGGATCTTCACCATCAAACACAAATTTTCCTTTTAATCGTAAGGTATTATGAATGACGGTCTCACTATCTGAATAATGTTCACCAATATTGATGCTCGAAGGAGAAGATAAAGAGACATTGCCTTGTTCCGATTGCAAAAGAATGTCTTGATTCGATGATTTCAATATAATATTTTTATGGGATTTTACACAAATCCCTCCGTGTTGAGACTGTAAAAGAATCGCTTGATAAGAGGGAGAATGACATTGTAATACCAATGGATTTTCAATGACTCTACACAGGAATCCTGTTTTACAGAAAAGGTTGTTTGTCTTGCAGGATATTTCATAAATGTCACTTTTGATAAGGAACGATTTTTGTATTTGATAGGATACTTGAGACCCTTCTAACGTCGCATTTTGAAACTCCGATAGTAAATTTTTGGATGTATGTAAATGGATATTTCCATTCAATGCTTTAATAAAAATATTATCGGAATAGTTTTGGAGAATAATGTTCCGAGGTTCTTTTGAAATGGGGGATTCTTTAATTTCAAATCGTAAATCTTGTGTGAACATTTTTTGTTTACATTTTGATCGAAATCGTTTTATATATAAAAAAAAATGAATTATATATAATAGTTTGATTATAGAATCAGAAAAGAATGAATGATCTTCTTTCGAGAGAATTATTGAAATGTATGATGCAAGATAAAACCTTTCTGGTAAAGCATCAACTTTCAAGTTATGATGATTTTGTGAGGAATCTTTTTCGCATTATTTTAGAACAATATAATCCTATCTTGATCAATCATAACTATCTTGCGGAATCGGAACGTTTTGAGACCGAGTTGAAAATTTATTTCGAAAATCCATCATTTTCAAAACCCATTTTTCACGAAAACAATGGTATTACAAAAGAAATCACCCCCAACGAAACACGTATGAGAAATCTTAGTTTTCAATCCAATGCCTATGCCGATGTTCGTATTGAAGTTGCTACATTCCAAGACAATACTCAAATTGTTCAAGAAAAAACCCTTAAAAACGTATTAATAGGCAAGATCCCTATTATGGTTCGCTCGTCTTGTTGCTCGACACAAGCTTCTGATCTTAACGAATGTCCAAAGGATCCTGGTGGATATTTCATTATTAATGGAAGTGAAAAAGTTATCGTAAGTCAAGAACGACAAGCCGAAAATAAAATTTATTGTTTCAAGAATAGTAAGAGTACTAAATATTCTCATGTCGTGGAAATAAAAAGTTGTTGTTTTGACAAACTTCTTCCTGCAAAAACCTTCAGTATTAAATTACTTAACAAGACCTTTATCAATGGCCGAACCGTCCATTTTTGTTATTCGTTATTTCGTCAGGATGTTCCGTTGATGGTCATGTTCCGTGCATTGGGCATTGAAAGCGATAAACAAATTTTGGATCTAATTATGCTCGATGTTCATAATCCTCTCTATAAAGATTTCGTACTATTATTGAATCCTTCTTTTCAAGAAACCTACGACATTACTTCTCAATCTAAAGCAATCGAGTATCTCTCTAAAATCATTATCAAAACATCTTACATAAAAGATCCCAACGAAGAGAAAAAAATATCCAACGTATATGAATCACTGCACAAAGATCTATTTCCACATTTGGATGATGATTTATACAAAAAAGCAGTCTTTTTAGGATATATGGTTCGACGTCTTCTCCTATATTTTCTCAATATTATCGAAGAAGATGATCGAGACAGTTATAGTCGAAAACGCATTGATACACCTGGCATTTTATTAGCGAATCTTACACGTCAGTATATTACCAAATTGACACGTGATTTGAGAAATTCAATTTTAAAGGAAATGAACAGCGGTAATTGGAAATACTCAAAAGATGTCAATGATTTGTTGAATTCTACTAATATTTATAAACTTATCAAATCCACGACGTTAGACAGTGGGATTAAATATTCATTGGCCACTGGGAATTGGGGATTAAAAAATATGTCAGTAAAAATCGGAGTCGCCCAAGTTTTGAATCGTCAATCGTTACACGGTTGTCTTTCTCATTTACGACGTATTAATACTCCAATTGAAAAAACCAGCAAATTGATCCAACCTCGTAAATTGCATAATACAATATGGGGGTATATATGCCCTTCTGAAACACCAGAAGGTGGGTCGATTGGAGTCGTGAAAAACCTGGCTTTGAGTTGTGAAATCACATCCAATGTGGATTCCAGTCCATTAATGGAGCATTGTACATCTTTACAAATGATTCTCTTCTCTTCGGAGATTGATCCTATTCAATGGGATACCCTTTATTGGGTTTTTATTAATGGTAACATTGTTGGATTTATTGAGAACCCTGTGCATTTTAGAAATGAATTAATTGCGATTCGACGAAAAGGTATCATTCATCCGCATATTTCGATAAGTATCATCTTCATGATGAAAGAAGTCCATATTCATACAGAGCATGGAAGAGTGACCCGACCATTGTGTATCATGGACAATGTAACTCAACAATCGCTTATTACGGAGTTCCATCTTTCTTTGTTAAAGGAACATAAAATTACATGGAATCATCTGTTCAGTGGGTTTTGGTATGAAGATCAGTATTACTCTTCCGTGTTGGAATATATTGATGCCCAAGAAAGTGAAAATATCATGTTGTATTCTTCTTCCAATAAGACCATCCATGCCACACATTGTGATATTCATCCTATTTTAATATTAGGTATCTTAGCCTCTAATATTCCTTTTGCTAATCACAACCAATCTCCGAGAAATACATATCAATCGGCGATGGGGAAACAAACCATGGGGGTATATAATTTACGTTATCTCCACCGAATGGACACCATGGCCAATATTTTGACATATTCGATGAAGCCTTTAGTAACCACCTGTGTCAATCGTTATTTAGGACACGACGAAATACCCAGTGGTTTAAATGTGATTGTTGCTATCATGACGTACAGTGGATTTAACCAAGAAGATTCTATTATCATTAATCGCAATGCCATTGAAAGAGGCTTGTTTCATTCCGTGTTTTATCGTTCCTATAAAGACGAAGAAAAGAAAAACCAAGCAACGGGGGAAGAAGAAAAATTCACCTTTCCCCATCCCCAGAATACAAAAGGATTACGGCCATGTTCCTATAAACATATTTTGCAAAACGGATTACCGACCCTAAATGCCTATGTCAACGGAGGAGACGCCATCATTGGTAAAGTCATCACTATCAAAGGGGATCACACCGAAGAACGACATTATCGAGATTTAAGTACTTTGTTACGATACAATGAAAGCGGACTTATCGATAAATGCTTTTCGTCACGCAATGCCGATGGGTATCGTTTCATAAAAGTACGAGTTAGAACACCGAGAATCCCTTCCATTGGAGACAAATTTTCAAGTCGTCATGGACAAAAGGGAACGGTTGGGATGATTTTAAATCAAGAAGATATGCCTTTTACCAAGGAAGGATTGGTACCTGATATTATTATCAATCCACATGCCATTCCAAGTCGTATGACGATTGCTCAATTATTAGAAAGTTTAATTGGGAAAACATGTTGTCTGGATGGGACATTTGCGGATGGTACACCGTTTCAGAACATCAATATGGAATCCTTTTCGTCGATTTTAGAACAACATCATTTATGTAAATATGGCAATGAGACATTATACAATGGATTTCATGGGAAAAAAATACCATGTTCGATTTTTATGGGTCCGACGTTTTATCAGCGACTAAAACATATGGTAGAAGATAAAATTCATGCCCGTGCGACAGGACCAAAGGTTATGTTGACGCGTCAGCCCGCAGAAGGGCGAGCCCGTGACGGTGGATTACGGATAGGAGAGATGGAACGAGATTGTTTAATTTCGCATGGTATTAGCAATTTCTTAAAAGAACGATTGTTAGAATTATCCGATTTGTTCAATGTCTACATCTCTGAAAAAGATGGAACGATTATTCCCATTAATGAAAAACATCACATTTTCAGTGAGAAATATTTAAAAGTTCAAATGCCTTATGCATTCAAATTATTATCCCAAGAGTTACAGGCGATGGGTATCGTTGTCCGTTTTAAAACCGATCAATCGATGATTCAATCATAAATTGGTTCTTCGTCGTGAGCGACGATGACGTTTTCGAATATATTTTTTCTTACGACTGCCACCCGATGTGGGAGTTGAAAATAATGGGTACGAGCCAGTAGAAGCATCGACGGGAGATCCATTATTTAACGTTACGATAGGCGACACCGTCGTATAAGGAAGGTCATAACTACCCGTGTCATTGTTGATAGGAAAAGCATTACAAGACGAACTGTCCGTACAAGCTCTATGATTCGTATTGATCGACATATCGGACATTTCTGGGAATGGGAAAATGGAGTATTTTCCATCGAACCAATTCATCGTTTTACTAATAGTATTAGAGGGAACCGAAGATCCTATGAACGGATTCGAATCGCCACTCACTGGAATATTCTCTCCGCCTGCCGTTACTTTATATAATTCTGTGTTCGGCGAAGGGAATGATGATGGTATGTTATCATCGAAAATCGTATTGGTAAAATCGCAAGATTGTCCTTGTACAGCATCGGATGCGTTGGAACCTCCTCTTTTTTTTTTCGAAAAACCCATTTTGTAATATTATGGAAATATATTTTTTTAGACAAAATAAGAGCATAAATGATCGATAAAAAAATATTTTAAAACCGAATAGGAAGAAAAAAAGACACGATCCAAGGTTTCGATGAAAATAGGTAAAAATATACTAATTTTGGAATACCGAATTTCATAAGGTGTCCATTGGAAAATAGATGGATCATAAAAAGAACTATTTTTTGTACGAGTCCATTGAATATACAGATGTCGATATAAATTCTTCAATTGATATAAGTCCGTTTTGTAAATCACATACACATAATTCCAGTAATGGGGGATCTTTAATTTAGAAAAAAGTAAGATCAAATAAATTAAAAAATATAAACTATGTTCGTCTTCAATCATCAAATAATTATGAACATCGACAATCAAACTCATAATATTATTATCAATTAAATCTCGAGACAACATAATGCAAAATAATTCTAATTTTTCATAAAAATCTTGGTCGAATCTATATTTATGGATCATGCCAAATTTTTTCAGAAAGGGGATTGGTTGTAATAAGCTCATTCGTATCCCTAAATAAACTATACATTTTTCATCTCTTAAAACGCACTTTTGGAAAAAAAAATTATTGAATAGGTAATAAACAGAATGGAATTCATCATCAAAGAACAAATTTTGAATGTCGCAAAACACCATATCGATTCCTATGATGCATTTTTAGATACCCGATTAAACGTTTTATTGGAAGCAATGTGTAAAAAAACAGACGATATTACATATATTAGCCATGAGATTTGTATTCCCAAAAAATACCAAGAAAGCTCGTTGGAAGATTTGATGAAAAATAGAGAAACGTATACTTGCACCATTAAGATTATATATCATAAAAAGATCACCGAACAACAACAAAAAGGAGTGAAGCATAAGACAGTCTCAACAAGAACTGTCCAAGAAACAAAATCGATTGTAACAATGCCAATGATGGTAAATTCGAAATACTGTTCTTTCAAAAAACAGAATAAATTGTCTTCCTTTGATATAGGGGGGTATTTTATTATCAATGGGTTAGAAAAGATACTGATCACCAAGGAAGATATTGCATACAATCGACTGTATGAAATGAAAATAGAAGACAATGTTCATATTTTTAAATATGATAGTGCTAAGGAAATTGATGTTGGGAAACCACAACAATTGACATTAAAATGGAATTATGTAGATGAAAAAATATCACTACAGATTGAATTCATTCAAATAGAAAATTTTCCTTTGTTTATTTTATTTCGTGCTCTGGGGGTCGAATCTGATAAAGATATTATAACACTTATCTTAGGACCTTACAGTGATATGAACGAACCATTATATAGACCCTTGATTGGTCTATTATCCAATTCAATGCAAGAAGCTTGCTTTATAACCACGCAAGAACAAGCCATTCGATTTATGTATAATTTGACGGAAACAAAAGGATATAGTTTAAATTTCGACGAAGGTAAAGCGGTAGTGTATGATATTTTAATGTACAGGCTATTGCGTCATGTAAGCGAAGAGGATCTAAGTCGTGAGCATATAGTTGAACAATTATTCTATGAAAAAGCGATCCTTTTAGGACATTTGACAAGACAAATATTATTGCACATTTTGAAGATCGACCGAATTCCTTCGATGGATTCGTTTGAGCTAAAACGATTGACCACACCAGGGGTCTTGATATTCAACGTTTTTCGTGATCTAATGCGTAAAACGGATGTTGACATATTTCGTGATAAATTTCGTGATAATATAATTACCCAAGAACTTAATAAATGTTTCAGTGGCGGAAAATGGGGATTTACTGATATTGAAATCAAAGAACATGATGGGATTATTCAAATGTACCGTTCCTTGTGTTATGCAGATCGCATTTCTCAGCTTTGTAAGGTTCGAAAATATGTGAACCCAAGTAATAAAAATCATGAAATACGTCGTGTCCATCCTACACAATGGGGAATATTATGTCCTATACATTCCGATGGAAGTGGAGTAGGTATTGACAAGCATCTCGCACTTGGATGTGTTATTTCCATTGATTTAGATCACGAAACCTATCAAAAGTATGTAACCCTTGTCACTTCCAAGGATCATGTACAAAAAATCCCAAGAGGAAATTCTACCTTTACAGGTCAAACTCTTGTCTTTATCAATGATCGATTACGATATTGTACAAATGATCCCAGTACGTATGTCAACTACCTTCGACAGGAACGTGCGAATAACGATTATCCGTCCCTCTCTGTGTTCTGGAATTATGCGCGTAATGAAATATGGATTTCGTTTACGGCGGGAAGAGGACGACGTGTCTTACAAGAGATTGTAAGTAAAAAAACAGTTTATATAGATACTCGAGAGTTAAATAATTGTAGGATTGGAAATACGCATCAAGAAATCCATGGTTGCTTAAACTTTAGTGTGATTACATTAGGTTGTCCCTATTTCAATCATAGTTCCGCTTCGAGGATCAGTTTCCATACAACTCAGTTTTGTCAAGCATTAAGTTATCCGTTCACCAACTATCGAAAGCGAATGGATGAAAGTTTAGGTTTTATTTATTATACACAAAAACCTATCATCGACACCCATGTAAATGAAATTTTAACCGAAAGTTCCATGTGCCAAGGTGTCAATGTCATGTTTTGTCTTTCTTCGTGGACGGGTTTTAATCAAGAAGATGCTATCATCATAAATCGTAATGCTCTGGATCGAGGATTGTTCATGTCTCTTTACAGCCACACTTATACGTTTTTCCAAGATAAAGAAAACAACGATCCAAGAGAAATCATTAAAACGTCCTCTGTAGAAAAAAATAAAATTATCTCCAAAAACAGTGTCCTTTATGCCTATTTCGACTCTAATCGCGAAAAACGAGAAATCAAAGCCAGTAAACTGTTGAATGATGTATTGGGTTATGTCGAGGATATTCACGAATACGAAGATGACATGAAACATGTACTTCGGATCAAAGTACGAGAATTGCGATTTCCTGTGATTGGTGATAAATTAGTAAGTCGACATTCTCAAAAAGGGGTGATCGGAACCATCATGGATGAAATTGATCTTCCATTTACCCAAGAAGGTGTATATCCCGATGTTCTATGTAATCCTCATAGCTTTCCTAAACGAATGACCGTTTCTCAATTTATAGAAATGGACAAAACGTTTTCGATCCTCACTGAATTAAAGGAAAAGGTGCCATATCAAATTTTACCTTTTTCCGATGTTAACGTCAAAGACAACACGACATCATCATCCTCCTCCATGGTTACCATGTATAATGGTATTTCTGGAGGAAAATTGTTCAATCGAGTGAATCTTTCTTCCGTATATTATCTCCGTTTGAAACATATGGTAGATGATAAGATGCATGCACGTCGACGAGGTCGAAAAGACCCGCTTACGAGACAACCCGTTCAAGGTCGATCCAAAGAAGGCGGGTTCCGAGTCGGAGAGATGGAAACGTGGTGTTTAGTGTCTCATGGAATCAGTCATATATTAACGCATATGTTCACTTCCTTGAGTGATGAATATTATATGCCCATTGATAAAGAAACGAGACTCATCAAAAAAAACAATTTCGATTATGAATATGATACATATGTAAAAGTTCCTTATTGTTATAAATTACTTATGCAAGAATTGGAATCCATCGGTATTTCTACAAAAATTATTACCGAAAATGATTATCAACGTTTTTTATGTGATCGTCGACCATTTCCAACTCCACCAGAAGATGGGGTATTCCCTTGAGTTCTTTTTAAATTTTTTGTTTTTTTTAATGTTGCATCATGAGAGACAAAGACACTTGTATTCTCTTTTTTTTTATAAATAATTATATTTTTGTTCAATTCATCTACAAAAATACCAATCGTTTGATAGAGGGATGGTGCTATTCTATATAGTTCTTTTTCACCGTACGATTTAATATCATCTAACGCAAGATCAACGGATAATTGATCATCACCTTCTTCTTCTTTAAGGAGTTCTTCCTTTATTTTTTCCATAGGATGTACAATAGGATAAATTACGTTTTCTTTCGCTAACTTTTTCAATCGATCAATAATTTTTAATTTATAATAGGAGAGAAGAGGTTTAATAGACTCTTTCCCAAAAAATATATCATTCTCCAAGTCATGCTGTGAATCACGACACTCTATTTGGTCGGATTCTACTCTATATTGGTCATGAACTTCTCCTGTAAAATCGATCATTTTACTAAATGTAACTGTATCAAATATATTTCGATCCTTATTCAGATTACAATCGACTGCTATTTCTTTCAACATGTTTTCTATCTTCGAAGTCTGTTTATATTTCTCAAAACTTCTTCGATACATATAATGATCGACTGTTTCGTAATTTTCGTTGTTATGACGATAATACACACAATACATATAGATCAAAACATTTCGCTTTTCTTGAGGAATCGTAGTATCGAAACTACAAAATCGTAATCCTCTACCGATGATTTGTTCCAATTGACCCACATGCCACCATGGTGTTGTTATATGAATCGCTCCTATATTTTTATAATTTACTCCATGGGAAAGTTTATCCGAAAAAATAATAATTTTCCTCTGTGAAATATCTGTGTTAATCATCTTCTCTTCATTATTAGAAGAAGAGGAAAGATTCTCGACATTTGCAAATCCATTCTGTTTTAAACATTCAAAAATACGACAAGTCCCTTTACGAATCCATCTACAATACACAAGCACGGTTCTATTATCGTATAAATTATGATAATATTTATTACAGGTTTTACAATATTTTATTTGGTTAGTTTTACATCTTTTGAGTTTATCTTCGGGTTTATCTTCGTTGTTTGGTGTATACAACGTTTCTGTATAGTTTCCTTTTACACAGATTTCACGGTAAATCTCATATAAACTTTTGGATGAATATTTTTTTTTAAGAATATCTTCACGATTTTCGAGAAGACAATACGGACACTTGCAGTACATTAATTCTAAGACAAGATGGAATAATTTGGGTATTTTCTCTTTTATGTTTGTCAATGAATAATCCGTTGAACTATCTGGAGACTCAAATAGTTTTTGACTTAAATCCGAATTTTTTAGTTGGATTAAATCGTCAGGGTTAATACAATTATAAAACACAGGATATAGTTTATACAGAGGATTATCATTTAAAGAATATTGTTTTTTGATGTATGTTCTTTGTGATGGGGAATTTTGTGTGTCATGTTCGTCGTCAGTCATAGTATTCCATAAATAATCACAGACGACCTCATCTTTTTTGGGAAATATACGAACGGGATATTCAAATGGGTTTTCTGATTTTACATACGACACACAACCCTTTAGATATTTTTCAATTCTTTCTCCATCCTCAGACAATGGATTACTATGGTAAAACAAGGAGTCTACATCGTTTTTATCATTATCATTAGAAGCAGGGTTATTATAGACAAATAATTGAACAATTGGCTTAATATCTTGTACAAAATTAGGTACAGGGGTGGCCGTCAATAGCAGAAATCGAACATTTAATGTTTTACGATGCTTGAAAATGTTCTCTAAAAACTCTTTTTTTTTTTCCGTTGCTGTTGTTTTTTCCGTTGCTGTTGTTTTTTCCGTTGCTGTTGTTTTTTCCGTTGCTGTTGTTTTTTCCGTTCTTGTTCTTTTCTTTTTTGTTCTTTCCGTTGTTTCTGTCGAAGAATTAGAGATGTCTGTATTAAACACCGTATGGGCTTCGTCCATGATGACGATACTGTTCTTTAATTTTTGAATATTTTCCTCGTTATGATATGTCTTGAAAAAGTCGTCAATGGTATAATAGAACGATTCTTTATGGTATTTTTGATATGTTTTTTTTAATTCATTATGAATATCTTTTCCCAACTCTTTAAAAGCAGTCGTTTTATCAAAATAAGACTGCATTTGTGAAAGAGTATAATGATCGATAAGTGTGGTACCTAAACATCGTGTTCCATACTTTGCATATAACTGATAAGGGAGATTGACGCCATCACCACGACTCTCTTTTTTTAAATATCCAAATTCTTTCATAAAATTTTTTGCCAATCGTTCACTGGTTACGATAATGATTTTGTTCACAGATGTTCCTATTGTGCGATACAAGTCAGCCATTGCCAGTGCCGTACATGTTTTTCCACTCCCTGTTTCGTGATACAATAACATGTTACGTCGTTGGTTCCATGGTGCAAAAACATTCCGAAGAATCATTTGATAATCTGTTAATTTTCGGAAGCCGTGTTTCTTACATCTCGAGTGATAAATATTGTCCGTTTTTTCGGAATCTCTCTTGGCACTTTTTAATCCTTCATAGGTTATCATTTGATATATTTACTAATATAAAAAAATGATCTCTATCTATTACAAAAATCAAGATGGCAGTCGTACAGAATACACCGTTTCAAACAATGCTCTTCTGCATTGAAGATTTCACAACAATCGATATTTTACCTGAATTTATACACGAATTGAATTATAATGATAATTATTTGGGACAAAAGATCGCGGAAATGATGGAAAAAAAATGTAACGTCCACGGCTTGGTTCTTCCAGAATCCGAAATTATTCAAAAATCGGTCGGATTTTTCCCCAATGAATCGTTTTCTGGATCTATCCGATATAGAATCAAATATAGAATTTCGATCTTTAAACCTTTCGTCGATTCCATTGTCAGGGTCACCATTAAAGAAGATAACGATTTCGGTTTATGGGGGTATTATCTCTTGGAAGACACGGAAGATGTCTCGGATGAAATAAAAAATTATTTTGCTCATCACAATCATCCAATGACCATTTTGATCCCTAAACAATTACATTGCCAAGATATTGAAAACTATAATAAATGCAAAAAAAACGAATCATACTTGGTAAGAATCAAAAAAGCGGGATGTAATCAAGGAGATAAAAATATATCATGTATTGGAATTTTGTACAACAGCTGAAAAAAAAAAATATTTGTTTATAATACAAACCAAAATGGATTCTTTGATAAAATCTCAAATCAATCGTATTAATCAACAACAAGAAATCCTAAGTAAACAATTGATCTCGCAATCCAAATATGCAGGAATGGATCGCAATAGCCGACGTGAATTGGAAACCTACGTGGATTCATTGAATATTCTTTTATCTCAAGAGAAAGATATTAAAAAAGCTCAAATTGTCGGTGAACGAATTTCCGAGATTTTGGAAAGAGTTCGTAAACAAGTCGATACTCTACTGAATAAAGTAAACGATTACAACTACCCCACTACGACTACCGATACTATTTTAGATTGCAGTAATTTAGATTCTTCCAACAATCAAACCGATTATGATCTTACCACGGATTTAGTCAAACGAGAAGCTTGGGAAAATGCGATCATCACTCTGTCGGAGAATATCCTTTCTTATTTAAATTCTCAGTTTTTAGGAGATTATGCATTGTTACACGTACCTCAATGCTCCAATCAGTGTTTCGGAAATACCAACGTATATTACCGACCCGTTTTCACTTATCTTCAGGTCGTAAATAATACATTCAGTCAATTAACAGGTGGTGGTGTGACGACTTGTTTTGCAAACACCGATTTCGCATTTGTCATTAATAACCCCGATCTAAAATACGCCTGTTTTCACAACGAATTATTGGAAGATATTACCAATATTCAGGATGAAACGAACCTGATTACGATCGTCCGAAGGCTTCAGAATAAATTAGACGAAATTCGCGAAGCTCAATCGAAAAACGACCGTGATCTTTCCAGTTTAGATAGCATTTTTGAAGTGAACGAGCAGAACAAATTGTTTTACACAAAATTGATCGAACAGTCCAGTAAAATCGATGAAGAAGAGATTAAGATGAAACTGAATATTGGTCAATCATTGATTCACGATCTTCGTTCTTTACAAAAAAATTGTTATGACAAATCTTCTTACTTCTCATTATCGGATATAGTGAGTAAATTTTAAATGGGGAGATAATTAATGAAGATTAATATTCAAAAAAAGTCACAACATACTATTCAATTTTCGATTTTATTAGATTCTTCCGATAAAATTTTTATCTATCATAAAGGAGATTATGTTTTTATGAAAAAAAATACATTTGATGTAAAACTAATTTCTACAGTGGATATCTCATCCATTGAATGTCGAGACGTCTTGATTCTTTTGTTATGTATTCTCTTTGAACCTTTTGTTGGACATGTATTAGAATTGAATTGTAGTGTGGCAACCAATCTCCAGAAAAAATTCCCTTTCTTGAAAGGAAGTTCAGTCCATCGTGAATTTAAAAAATGGGGGATGGGGACTGTGTCATCTTCTTATTCGAGACATCATCTCGTTATTCCTCTTTCGATGTACAACGAGAGACTCCTTCTGGAACCTTCTTCATTTGTAACAAAGGATCTTGCATTGAAACATATTGTATATATGCAATTTCCTCAACAGTCCAACTTTATCGATAAATCATTTCTTTATTCATATTTTAACACTCTGTGTTCCAATCACCATAATAAAATCTATATTTATGAGACGAATATTGATCAAATGTTTTCATCCTCTGTGTATTTCGAATCCATTCATCCTTTTATTACACTCTTGTTATATTATGCGATATCGCCTTTCAAGAAATATATGATTTTTTTCATGGATCTTATCAATCATGAAATGATGTCTTTATTGAAAGATATGTTGGATATTGAGGGTAAATTACATTTTATCGATGTAGATGCATGGATCGAACATTGTAAACGAAATCGACTTTACTTTTGTTTTTGTGATCCTTCACGATATTGTAACGAATGTGTGTTTTATAAATCCCAGTTTCAACCAAGTCCATGTTTTACACCTTCTCCTTTTCATCATCATATTATACTGAAAAAAAAATGATGACATATAAAGGAATCTTTTTTTTTAAAACATAAAATGTCGGATGAAGAGGAATTAAATAACCTATGGAATTCGATGTTTCGAACCAAAATACGAGAGGATGACAACGACACGTCTTTCCATTGTCCCTCTTGTAAATCGGATAAAGTATTCCAAGAAGAAGGATCTATGTTATGTCATCAATGTCACACCATGTTTGGTAGTATCATTTTAAGTAATGCGGAATGGAGATATTATGGTAACGATGATAATCGAGGACAAGATCCAAGTCGTTGTGGTATGTCTGAAAATTATTTGATTCCAGACGCTCATTTGGGTACCATCATAACGTATCGAAGAAATGAGTCATATACGATGAAAAAAATCAGAAAATATCATAGTTGGAATTCCATGAACTATAAAGGACGTAATTTATATCATATCTTTGAACAACTAAATGTTCGTTGTGACACACATGGTATTCCTTCTATTATTTCGGATCATACGAAACATTTATATAAAAAAATTACAGACAGACAGTTGTTTCGTGGAGAGAATAAAAATGGACTAATGGCGATATGTATGTATCGAGCATGTAAGGAAAAAAATGTTCCACGTAGTATCAAAGAAATTGCGAGTATTTTCCAAGTGGATGAACAAGTCATGACCAAGGGAAATCGATGCTTTGGTAAAGTATGGAATTTGTTTGAAAACACAACTCCTTCCCCACCATCGTATGATTTATTGGAGAAGGAAGAGGATGATTCCATGATGATGTCCAGTCGTCCTATTCATTATATTGATCGCTTCTGTAACCGTCTTCATATTACGTCCACAAATCTTGAATTGATCACCAAAACAACTTTATTTTTGGAAGAACATAAGATCATCGCGGATAATACTCCGTCGTGTATCGCGGCCGTGGTGATTTACTTTATTTGCAAATTAAAAAATATGAATATCTCCAAATCCGATATTTCAAATGTTTCCCAGATATCCGAAGTGACCATTGGGAAATGTTTCAAAAAACTGAACCAATATACGGAATACATCAAACAAGAGGTATTTTAAGATCGATTTTTTCAAAAGGAGAACAATGTCGAAAGTTGTAAAAGTAGGAGTACGAATGATCAAATACCGTCCATTTTATTTTTTCGTCATCGAATTTATCGGAGTTTTCAACAATCAATCGAATTTTTTTTCCACCGAGAGTTTCATAGAGGGCATGAACAACCATGGAGGACGACAAACCCGATGAATGAGATACTAACTGATAAACTTCGTTCTGTCTCATGGTAAAAGGTAGTTTGTGAAGGAAAAACCATTCCTTGGAGGACGACCGACTGAGAATGAAATAATCGTCTTTTCTACCAAGAACTTCTTTTGTATACTCTTTATTCTTTTTCCATGTCAAACAAACATTACGACCATGATGTTCATGATCATCGTATAAATCGTCTTCCTTGGTAATCAGAATCCATCTACCATCTTTTGTAGAATTTGTTGTTCTAAATAAAAGAACATCGATCGTGTCTGAAACCCAGTAAATGGTATGAAAAAAAAACGGCCATGGCATACGTTTAGACGATGATCGAAAAATGCCAATTGGACAATCTATGAAATGATCACGGATCGCCGAGATAAGAAATGGTGCATATCGACGTTTTCGATAGTTGGGGTCGATAAATAGCATATCAACATATAATGTTTTGAAATCCTCCTGACAAATGGTAAGATGAAATGGAGAGCCACGAATGATACCAATCAGAGTGTTTTTGTCGATTAATCCTATCACAACCGAATTTTGCATAAGTGGAGTTGGGATGATGATAGTAGGATGGTCAAATAGATGAAGATATTGTGAGTAAAACTCCGAGATGGATTTCATATCATGTATAATTGAAAAATGAAGATGAGAAGGTATTTGGAGAGTTGTTTTGGATGGCGAAGTAGAAATCACTCCTTCTTTACATATCACCTGTCCCCATGCAACAGGTTGATGTTTCCAAAAAGGATAAAAATGTCGGTGAAACAAATAGATACTGATGATGAACAAAAACATCACTAAAAAAAGGATCAAGAAAACACGGTAGATAATTTGGAGCATTTTTTTTTTAAAGAGTAAGAAATAAAATCACCTCCGAATGCTTTCTTATAATATTATTCCTGACATTATTACCAATACGATTGATATTTACGACACGTCCCAGTCGTCAACAACGTTTCACAAGGAACACGAAAAGATCGATTTACGTTATTTTTTTGATCGTGCACCAGCCATTCCATGCGAAAATGAACAATTGCTTTCGATTTCCATAGTCGTTGCAATGTTCTATGATTTTCTTTATGCTCGATACAAAATCGAATTCTTATATGATACGAAAGAAATCTATGAAAACATGAAAAATAAAATTTTCTCGATATTAGATATTTTGAATGTCATAAAATATACCTTAAAATCCCCTTACCTGTCATTCACTTATTATTACGTATCTAAAGAAATTCACGACCTCCAACAGGCCATTTGTGAACACCAATGTGTGGTATGTAATTTAACGTTTTTTTCCAATATTCATCCATCGAAGCAAAATCAAGTCATCGAACTTCCAACCTTGACCGATGAATGTCTTGGAATGAGTATTGTTTTACTTTTGGGATATACCGAAGATGCTTTTATTGCACGCATCCCTTTCGAAGGTCCTTTGGTGATGTATGCATATATTCCCTATGATTACTTTGAACGATTTAATCGAGATCGGTGGGTATTAAGGATACATGAATTCTCTCTTATGAAACCATCATTTACTACCCCTGAAATCGAAACCCATGCACAAGATATATATAGATTTCGTATCATTATATAAACAAATGGAAACAACTCTCCCACTCATATCCATCATTATCACAACGTATAACTGTGAATCTTATCTTGAAAGTTCCATCCAATCGATCCTTGCGCAGTCCTATACGAGATGGGAATTGTTGATCGTGGATGATCATAGTACCGATAGTACTACCATGGACATTATGCGACGATATCAGCGAAAGTATCCTCGTAAAATATTCATCTACCAAATGTCTCAAAATGTCGGATGTTATGTTTGCAAAAACTATGCCTTAATGTTATGTAAAGGAGACTGGATTACCTTTCAAGATGCCGATGATGTATCTCACTACCATCGTTTAGAAATACAGTTAAAAACATGCTTATCTCGACACAAAAAGGCTTGCTATGTCTCCTTTCTTTCTCGTAAAACGAACCAATTTATGTACGCGCCCATCACATTATTCATCAATGCTTCTTTTTTTAGGAATTATATAGGCTGTTTCCATTCGGTTCGATTTGGGGCTGATTCCGAGTTGAAAGCGCGTTTAGATGCTTTTTTTATGCACGAATATGTCATCATATCCAAGGTTCTTTACTTCTGTTTAGATCGTTGGATGGAAATTCATCCAGAATGTATAGGAAGGAAACAGTCACTGACCAATTCATCTGATACCTTTACGATTCGAACTTTATACACCAAAGCGTTCCAGAATCGATATTATAAAAATCCCGCACTACAATCAGGTTGTTTTTACACCATTCATTCGAATCCTTATCACAATTTACCATTGACCGAGGGACAAAAAAAAATATTTGGTATTCCCTTTGATGCTTCCATTCAAATCATTGATCTCAATGAAGTTGTCGAAAAATGACAAATTTGATTTTATAAAAGGAATAGATTTTATGAGGAAGTTTTAAAATAGTGCTATCAATATTCGTTGGTAATTTACAAGCAATATATTTTGCAATAGGAAGGAATCGTTGAATAATCTCTTGCAATGGAATGTCATTGAGAAATAATTGGATAGTCTCGAGAGTTTGATAAGACGATCCTCCCCATGGAGGATCTATAAAAAGAATATCCACAGACGGAGAAGCAGGAGAGTTATGTGACCTTGACAGATCTTCAAGGTATGCGACACAATCTCCACAAATCGTTGTTACATGGGGTGGATGAAAATTAAAAAGGGATATATTATGCAGAAGCATTTCGAAACGTTTCGTATCGTTTTCAATAGCGATAACTCGATTAAATTGTTTTGCAAAGGAGATTGTATTCCCCCCTATGCATGCAGTACAATCGATAATTGTGCTTTCTGGTGTAATGTTTGGTAATTGTAAAAGTATGGCTGTCATTTTATCGGCAATGTCCTGACGTGTTACGGAATACAGTGCAATGTCATCGTATTTCAACTCATCAATAATAGTAGATGCTTCGCGATTAAACAAATAATGTAATTTGGTCAGAGATTGTCGTCCTCTCATGATATCAACATTGTAGATCTTTTGCTTAATATAAACGATATTTCTGGTGAAACAACAACCATGGAAATCCATCCTACCACTATATCAATGCTTCCCTCCACCACCATTTACGATGATAATATCATGCAACCTGATGAATCGATGATGCAAAATTTAAAAAACTATGCGTCTTCGAATAATATAATGCATACCTTGATGTACGGTCACGAGATCAAACAATTGCAATTTTATATCTATGTTATGCTGAGTGGCTATTTTAAAACGAATATTGAGAGCATGTATAAAAAAAAAGTAGTTGAAATCTCTACCAAAGATAAACGTTTCTTATTTTATAAAAATTCTTTTTTTTATGAAATTTATCTGAAAAACATCCCTTCTTTGTATTTTCAGTTCCTTATAAAAATATTATATATCCTGTCACAATCCAAAAACATTGCCTTCGACCGGTACAATATTATTATTATATATAATTTCGAATACTTGCCTCATCCATATCAACAACAATTAAGAAGAATTATGGAATTAATGTATGACACTTCACGTTTTATTTTCACAACAAATAATTTAGATAGTATCGAACATACAATTAAAAGTCGTTTATTCATTTTCCGTCCTCTTACTTATGTCCATCATACGTTGACGTCGCCACTGATCGACAATTGTGTCCATACCATCCATAATATTATCAATCAATCGACATTGGATATTTCTTCCTTGAAGCACTGGGTTCGGTTTTTATCCATCAAATATATCCCATTATCTTCTTTCTTTGAAAAATTCTTGATTCGCTATTTTAATTATGACACAAACCAACTTTTTCATATCATATCGCAAATCACATATTATCTTTATTTATATCAAACAGGACATAAAAAAGATTACCAATTAGAATGTTTGTTTGTGTCCATTTGGAATATCCAATATAATTCATCTTATTCTGTCAAATCCATCCAAGAATGGATATAAAACTTTTTTTTTAATATAAAAAAAACACACACAATGTACGCCTATGAACAGATCAAAAAAATAGCATCCGATATTGATACGATGAATATTCACCAACACAAAAAAATTTTTTATTTTTTGCGAAAATATACCGATAAATTCACAGAAAATCAAAATGGTATTTTTCTTAATTTGTCCGAAATGTCTCCAAACGTGCTACAACATTTAGAATATTATATCTATAACGAGTTACCCAAAGAAGAAAACCTCCATTGTGAAGATGATCCGACGTTATCCACAGTGCCATCATTTCCTACGGCGAATGCCAAGGATATCACCACGTACCATGACGACTCGGTGGTTATGGATACCGAACTTGTTACGGAAAAGAATACGAATATACCTGGTCATGAGTTTACAAGTGAAGAACTCGAATTTATGAAAAAATATTCCAGTAACGTTTCATGATATGTGTTGATTAGTATCTTGAAGACTTTTATTCAATGTATCCGCGAAATCGTTATAACGTTTTCCGAAAAGATCTACTTGATTTTTGTAACTTGCTTGGATACTATTAAGTAATTGTTTCATAGAATCCAATTTCGATGTAAAAAAAACACTTTGATCGGTCATGGATTGATCACACGTGGAATTTGCGTTTTTGAGATTCATTTCAAGTTCCATGATTTTGGCTTGTAAATTATTATTCTCATATAACGAAGTTTGATATCGTTGTCTCCAATCGTCTTCTTGTATGGAGGAGGTATCCGTAAACCCTTCTTTGTGGAAAATCGTAAAAAGAATTAGAAAGAATAACAAAATATAAATGTACATTTTTTTTTTCACTTACATAACGATTTAAAAAAAAATGAAGTTATTTAGTTAAGACAAAACAATCATGGATAATAGCATCTACCTAAAAAATAGAAAAATCGTAAGTGAGATGATGGAATATCGAAAATTTACCAAGATAATTGACAATCTTCTAAAACTCTATTTACAAAGTAATCAAGTAGAAATCGAATTAATACCAATAATACCAGACACGGATTCTATTCCAAATGTTTTTCATTATGAAAAATACAAGAATATTGATGATGAAAGAGAGGTGTATGTTTTATATTATTATAGTAAAATAGAAAATGCAATGAACACTCTTTTCAATACTTTCCAAAACGATAGGCATGAAACCATTCAATCGAACAATATTTCGTTTATCATAGTAACAATACATGAGATTAAAAAGATGAAGTTAAGTATCGGTAATTTTTATATCGAATATTTCAACGCCAAAGACCTTCTTTTTAATCCTATGACTCATAAATATGTACCCGATCATCATGTTATCACTCCGGAAGAAAGAGATATATTGAAGAAGAATTACAATATTTCAGAAACCTTTTTTGAATTACCACGTATTTTAAAAAGTGATCCTATTGCACGATTTATAGGGCTGAGACCCAATGATATTTGTAAAATCATACGAAAACCATCTTATCTTCATGAAAATGAGATTTGTTACCGATATTGTGTCTCTGATCAAAGATAACCGGAAAAAAAATGATCACGATATAAGGGGTAGAACATATAAATCACATATACCAAACGATGAGCAACATGAAATCAACGAAAACTGCTATTCAACTATCCGACACTTTTTCTGTCAACCAAGTCACTTATTCGGAACCCAGAACCAATCCCAACGGAGGGAAGACAGTGTATATAAAATATAATGACAGTTTTCTGTTCTTTCAAACCCCTAAAATGCCCATCCCCTTCGGTTTGAGTCACAATCAATATGAAGAAGGAAAGACCCCTAAATATCATTTGGATTTATCCTTTCGTGGAAAGGACAATAATCCTCAGGTTGCACAATTTTATGAAGCGATGAATAGCTTTGATCAAAAAATTATCAAAGATGCCATGGATCATGCATTGCCTTGGTTCAAAAAAAAGTCTATTACACGGGAAACGGTGGAAGAATTCTATAAACCATTGATTAAATATTCCAAAAATGATAGAGGAGAGATTGATGATCGATATCCTCCGATGTTTCGTGTACGTGTCCCTTTCCGAGAAAATGGATTTATGTGCGACGTTTACGATCAAAACAAGGAGAAAATTACGGATGCTATCCAAGATGTGCTGGTGAAACAAGTGACCGTTCAAGTAATTATGCAATGCATGGGTCTTTGGTTTGCGGGAAATAGTTTCGGATGTACTTGGAAAATTATTCAAATTCAAGCAGACGATCCTCCTCATAATTTAAATTCATTTGCATTTATTGAACAAGATAATAAGAAGGCATGCTCGCGAGATGAAATTGTAGATAGCGATGACGATATAACTCCTTAAAAAAATGTTTCGCACAAAATAATGATTCAATGGATAATATTGATCAGTTTGATTATTCTGTTCCTCCTTATAGCAGGAGCCTATTACCGTTCCGTGCGTTATATCTCTGAAACATTTGAAAATCCATCATCTTCTCCGACATTTTCCCTTTCCAAAAACGATGACAATCAGTATATCTTATCTTTGAACGGACATATTTTTTTGTCCTTTACGACTTATCAAGAATTCGAAGAATATTTCAAAGAAAAATATCCTTCTTCTGCGATCCCTTCTTTGTCGGAGAATTCTGTTATTTCTCCTCCTTCTGAAAAAACTCGGAAAGAATCTTTAGAGCTTTTACGAGAAAGAGGGTTCACGTATTTGCCAAGTTCAACATGGAGCGTTCCTCAATATCGTCCACCTGTATGTATTCCTTCTAAAGAAGTAAAAGATCCAGTTTTTGTTTACACTCCAACGTCCTTGACACCCTTGGACGAGTTCTTCGGTGTCGGTTCTATTTTACCTCGATTTGAATATAGAGAAACGAATAATTATAAAATAGAAGATTTGGAAAAAAAAATGATGAATCAATCTACGACCATGCATCAGTATTATCCTGGTTATTCAACCTCACCACCACAAAAAATTGAAGATCTCATTTAAAGTTTTTTTTTTATAAATAAGATAAAAATGTTGGTTCCTGTACGTTGTTTTACTTGTAATAAAGTCATTGGAGGTTTATATGAGAAATATATCATCGAGAAGAAAAAAAACTCGGATCGATCTGAAAAGGCATTAATGGATCAATTTGGAATTCATCGTATTTGTTGTCGTCGACATTTTCTAACCACCATCGTCCTCATTGATAAAATAACCTAAAAAATAAATATAAAATGGATACTTTTCTGTTTCTCATGTCGGTTTCGTCTATTCTATTTTTGATTCTATACTGGAAACACGATGTTTCTTCGTGGATGGAAACAATCGTTTTTAAAATAAGACAATATTTTAAGCGTTTGCGTGAAATTAAAAATGACAGAATGGAATAATTTGTCCTCTTAAATTATATATGAGACATTCGGATACAAAAGATATTGTAGTGAGTAATCCATCAGATCTCATTTTTCGTCATAAAAAACCGTTACCTTCTTCAATGACCATCGATACTTCATCGACGTCGTTGTCTTCTTCTTTGCATCCAAAACGATGGAAAATGCCCCCACCAACATCTATTTATCAAACACACGCCACCCCTAAAAAATTTACACGAAAAAAAAACAGTGTTGCATGGCAACTGCCTACCAAAAAACAATTACATGGAAAACAAAAAGACGAAGAGCGTTATAAAAAAAAAATAGAAGATTTGTGTTACGATGAACTTCGCAATCTCTTAATCCAATTTCGTTTAATCAAATCGTCTTCCAGAGCACCTTTTGATATTTTGAAAATAATCGCACAAGGAATTATTATGTAAAAAAATATTAGAGGGGGATAAACCGAAAAAAAAAATGGAATTGGATCAATCGACAAATGATGTTCTTTATTCTCTTTCTCATCAACAAGATTCTTCAATCTACGATCGTTTAAAAACCATCGAGTCGAGACTGTCGGATGGTGAAAATATACTCAATATGTCGAAGTTTGATTTTTTTAATATGGCAAATGATTTAAAGGATATTAATAAAATTTTATACACAATGGATTCTGCGAAACAATTCACCAATCAGGAAAAGGAAAAACAATTAAGTCAAATGGCCAATCAACAATTAAAAGAACTAATCAAGAAAGATGATGTCTTATCCCTCACAATTCGAGAATTTCTGGAAAACTTTTTAAATCATTGGCATCGTATTATACTGGATCTGTTCGACGTTTCGAGATATCCAGTGTTTGATTCCTCCGTGGACAAGACAGGGTTCGTATTTCTAACTCGGCTTGGAGAACATCTCTACCACATTTGCACGAGGAATAATGGACTTATTTACTTTGGGACAGGTATGGTTATTGTATCCTTTTTTCTCTATTTTATTTTGGTATCTTCCTAATAAATATGGTCTGGAAGATTTCGAAATCTTTACGACGTAGAAATAACACAATTCACGGAGAATTTTGTTCTCTTACCTCGAAAGGGCGTTCTTCATGTTATACCAAAAAACATCTTTTACAACTTTTAAAAAAATGGAATCGTGTATATGGAAAGAATGATCCTATTTCAATAGATCATCGACGTTCGTCCACTTGGTTATGGGATCGATTGAATGAAAAAATGTCGGAACAATGTGAACATGAATTTTGTTGGCAAGAAACATTAGGAATCCAAACCGAACAATTTTTACCTTCTATGCCGTATTCTTGGAAGAATAATCGTACCGAATGGCTTTCTTCCATGGATCTTTCTTCGATTATGAAACAATATGAATCCGCGTATCCCTTTTTCCGTTTTATTGGCCCTGTCCCTATTGATTTTTTGGATAAAAATACCGCCAATGGTACGTGTCATAGTCCAGAACTATGTGAACTTCGACTTCCATCTCCGAAATTCCCCATGATCGGTATTATTTTCAATCTTGACAAACATAATGAACCAGGATCGCATTGGGTTTCCATGATGATTCATAGTGATAAGCAAGAAATGTGGTATTATGACAGTCAATGTCAAGCACCCCCTCCTCAAATCTATCAATTTGCATCCTTGTATCCTTTTTTTACGTTACACGTGAATACCATTCGACATCAATATAAAACAACCGAGTGTGGTATGTTTTGTATTTTCTTTCTGAAATCATGCATAGAAAAACGTTCCTTTCAAGAATTTCAGACTTTCTCCATAAATGACGAATCGATGAATCATTCGCGTGAATTATTTTTCAATCCTTTGTCCTAAAATGAAGTTGTAAATCATCGTATACGAGAGTGAGAGGATTCCATAAACCCTTACGAGGGATCGTAATCATCGTATAGGGTTGGGAATATAATACAGAATATGCCTGAATCGTGATAGAAATTGGATCTTCTTTAAAAAAAGGAATTTGTGTAACAATTGTCTTATGAATATTTTTGGACGATAGATACATATTATAATGAAGCTTGTAAGGATTGCTTTTATTTACATAGTAACCATTCTTGTCTTTTACTGAAAATCGTATCATGCAAGAAGAAGGGGATAGAAAAGGGAATACTTGATCTCCTTCTTGGAAATAGGTAATTTCGGGATAGTACTCACACGGAACGAACAATGTTTTTTTTTCCAATTGACGTGTCCATACATTCCAACGATAACGATGAATATCTACCAATAAAAAGGTCCGATAATACACCGACTCCATATCCACCTCGATATATTGAATCATCGGTTTTGGAACAGGTAAATAGTAAATGATTTTCACGATTCGATGTGTCCAATCCCTTTTGGTTGGAGGAGAAACAGGTGATGGTGATGGGGAGGGAGATAACGACTTCTTATATTCTCTTTGATAGGCATCTTTTAATCGTTGAAACTCCTCTTTCGCCGTTTTGGAAGGATTACGATCGGGATGAAACGATAAAGAAAGTCGTAAATAGGCTTTGCGAATGGTTTGGGAAGATGAATCAGGAGGAATTCCTAATATGATATGATCGTCCATGTTACTCTGAAATTGCTTATTTATGTTTGTACTTATATTCATAATGACTCGCAATACGATGACCGATGGATTCCAGAATATAAGGCTTCAACCATGGGATCAAATTAATACAGATATCTGATACGGAATGTAATAACGATGCACATTGAATTCCTTGTTTATTTCCTAATAGATTCAAGATATTCGAAACATATTCATCATCATGGATACTACACCACCATACCGAGTTTAAAAAGGGTTCCGTAGAATCTGTAAGAACAGCACCTGGAGTTATTGTCAGATAATCTAAATAACGATATTTTAGCAATAATTCTTTGTGAATGGAATTAGAATGATAGAATCCATACGCATTGCATGCCTCGTAGACATTTAAATAAGGAATCGAAATCGTCGGTTCAAATGCAAACAAATCGGTACTGTGTTGGCATTGGGATGTAATATTGATGATCGCCGAGTGATGTCCTTGCTCTTCTCTTTTTGCAAAATGAGGTAAGATATATTTGATTAATAATGATTGGGTCATGGTCCCGACGACAATACATTTCATGATTTCTTCGTCGGGAAGAGTACTATAGTCAGAAGCTCCTGTTCGATAGCCAACGTTATTCACGACAATACTAATATTCTTACTTTCCAGATACGGTGAAATCAATCCGTAAAAATACCCTGGTTTATATAGATCTCCAAAATCAAGAATACATAGTTCTACTTGGCATTTTGGATATAATAAAGAAATCTCCTCTTTTACTTGAATCGTGTTGTTAGATCCTAATAAAATTAAATGGAATCCTAATTTAGCAAATTGTAATGCAAATTGTCTTCCTTGACCACGACTCGCTCCCGTGATCATGACATACGAAACACCGTAGCGTTTGAGTAAATCCTTTCTACGCATACAAAAATATTGTCGTAGAATGGTTTGTAGTTTCCACGTGATTTTTAAGAAGATTGCGATAATCAATAGATGGATGATAATTTTTTTCATATCGTTAATAAATAAATTTAAATGGGCAATTTTTCTTCCACGACTGCAAGAAGGTTAATCACAGTTCAAATCATCAATAATCGACCCGATACACACCCCATGGACGGATTTCTTCCCAAAAACAATTATACATTGGAATATACAATCCTTTCCAATGCATCGATTCAAGACCTTTTGGATGTTGTAAACAAATATCGTCAAGTTCCTTTATCGGATCTTTACCAAAACGACGGACGTGTCGCTCATCACACGAAACTCCATTCCATGAAATCTCCGTATATTTTTTATAGTACGTCCAAATGATAGAGTTTCTCCCATGTTTCGAAGCGTTCACGGAAATAGTCATCCACAACAGACCTTTTAAACAGGGCATCTTGTGGGTAATTGACTGGGAACATATTTGGACCTTTATTAATTTCAAGCAAATACACCTGATAAGTATCATCCATCATAAAATCACAACCAAATAATTGTTTTTTTTTATTTCGTATATGCGTTTTATTTAGAAATGGATGAAAAATAATGAGAAGTTGTTTCATAATGTCTCGTACCGATGCTTTGGTTTGATCACCAATAATAGGTTCATCGAAGAAGAACGGCAAGGATTCTTTGTATCGATCAACCGAGGCCGATGCATTCGTTATATGAAAATCAAAGTCCATGGAAGACATGCTATACGGTTTTGGTGTATAGATACATTTCATATGCGGAAACCAGTAAATGTCTTGAGATGTCGATGTACACTGAATCATCATATAGACGCGAAAATTAACCTTATAGCCTTGAATGCAATAAGGGTTTGTAATGTATTTCTGAACGACCACGTAGTTCGAAACATCATCCATAGAAGAAGAATAAGGTAGTGCAATCTTAAGTCCCTTTTTCCCTTGAATGTTTTTTTTGAAGATGACCCATGTATGGTAACGACGCCACGAATTATTTTGAGGAAGAATCCATGTATAAGGTAACCACGGCGGAGGATGGGTCGATGTCCCCGCGACCGATTTTACCCATAGAGAACGTTTGTCGCATAAACCATCGCATCCATCAATGGCATGAATCATGATCGTGGAAGATAGAGTCGACAATTGGAGAAGACGAGATTCAATGGAAGTGTAATTATTGAATACATAGTCGGTGATTCGAGGATCTTGTGAATGATTGGTTTTTGTAGATAACGATATATAAGATACCAAAGAGGATGGATGATGGACCAGTTGATCAATATAAAAAACCTGTGGTCGTGGTCGTTTGTGGATAAATAATACACATAAAATACACATAAAATTACTTAGGAGAAGGAGAAATACCGAGTTCATGATATTGATTTAATAATTTTACATTTTTTTTCGTGGCAGTGGCTTGAGAATGATCACTGGAGGTCTTGTCGAAAATTTTTAAGAAATATTGGATCGAAAAATCGAAATGAACGACATGTTCTTTGATGTTGATGGATTGTGGAGCAACATCGATATACAATAATTCCAAATGAGGAGACACATCATACATTGTCACTGGAGATTTCGTGAACATGGAAAGTAATTGTCCATCGGTAATGTTATCCACTAATAAAATGTCATTGGTGACTAAGAAGGATTTGATCGCGAGCATATTCAATTTGTCATGTTTAATAGTAACCCACGATTCCCGTTTATCAATCCGTAAACTAATTCCTGTAATGAAATTCAAATAAGTATCGTAAGCTTCTTTTCTTTTAAACATGAACCATGTAGTGGCCTGTTTCGCTCCTTGTGGTATAACATCCAGAATACCTGAGAAAATTACTTCTAAACTATGTAAATTTCCACTTCCTTTATCGCGAATCGTCACTTTTTTATAGAATTTGTAGGGGAGCGGTTTTTGTGCTTGAAGCAAAGGCTTGACGAAAAAATCAATCTCCGCAGGGATGGTTTCAATGAACTCCACGAATAATTTATATTTTTCTGGATCATGATCGTAAAAATAGAGTTCTAAATACTCTTTATGGATCATAAATCCTTCCGTTTCGATTAATTGGGGAATTATTTCTTGATACGTTTTTTCATCGACGACTTTTGTTTTTTCCATGTCAGGATAAGGAGCGTGGTGATCATAAATACCGTACAAGACATCGGAGACATCGATATTTATTTTATTAAATCGCAATGAAGGATATTTTCGTTCGATGCTTTGTTTCAGTGATTTAGAAATATAAAATTGTTGCAATTGAGCAACGAAAGGGTTCAACTTTTTCACGGACGATGCATTGTCAATACTAAAGAAATGACCATGTTTCATGGCAGAATGTCTCGCAGAATATTTCGTGACTTTATTGATCAAAATCTCGATATCGGCAGGAGAATAGGCGGCACGTTCATCTTTCGCACCTAAATGCTTCTTTGAGATAATTTCTATATCTAATTCGGATAAATTGATGAAATCGGCATATACATGATATGGCTGTTCTTCCTCCGTCCAAGCCTCGAAACAGGAGGAAACTGGACATGTAACGGCCAAAGGCGGTTCTCCTTTAAGATCTCCTTCTTTCTTCTTTTTCTGAGTTACTTGTAAACATTTTTTGATGAACTGAATGATATAATATTTTACTAATTTTGATCGAGTGGTTTCATCTGGTAAAGAAATGTAAATCTTACAATCAAAACGTCGTAAAATAGCTTCGTCGATTTCCCATGGGTAATTCGTCGCACCCATCACGATGACATTATCTATCAATTCTACACCGTCCATCATTTGTAATAAAGTATTGGTTGCATTCGCAGAAATTCCACTACTATCTCCCGAACGATTACGTGCGATGGAGTCAATCTCATCGAAAAAAACGATACTTAATGTTTTGCGTTTGGATTGGTGTTCACATTCCATGGCTTTATTGGAAGCACACCGAAATACCGAGGTAATTTTTTTTTCGGTTTCACCGACATATTTCCCTTTTAGTTCGGCACCCGTCGGTGCATAAAATAATAACTGAAATTGAGAATTGCGGTTTTGTAGTTCCGTGACAGTAGCTTTAACCAAGAACGTTTTCCCCGTTCCAGGTGGCCCATAAAATAAAATACCTTTCGTGCGTTTCGGATAAATGGACGGATATTCAAACGGATATAAGATATTTTCCTGAATGTTTTGGATGGCTATATCGTTCCCTATAATATTTTCGAAAAAAATACAATTCTTACCTTTTAATAATAATTCTTTCACATTGGTACATTCGACATTTTCTTCTTCGGACGATGATCCAGATTGGAACCGAGATCCAGAGGATTCTATTTTTTTCTTGATTTTTTCATAATATGTTAAACATAATTTGAGAGATCGATTTAAATGATTCACATCAAATTGGGTGTTTTTGGTTTCTTCTTCCGTTAAAGGTTGTTCTGATATCTCTTGGAGATCCATGGCATGTTTGATACAAATAATGCAACTGGAATAATTCAACAAGGATCCTTGTAATTCATCAAGTCGTCGGCACGTTTCCGCTTGTTCGAAGAATAGTTTCGCATCCTCGATAATTTTAATTAAAGAGTCTTTGGAAATCGTTTTGGATTTTTTTTGTGTATGATGCATGCTGATTGACATATTTTTAAGAATAAAATTTTTTTTTTTTTATGTTATATACAATGGTGAAATCGGCCAAGTCATCGAAATCGACGATCAAAAAAACTCGAAAAAAATCCGCAGGTTACGGTGGAAACAAATTTGTGTTATCCAAAGTGATATATTCGATTATAAACAATACTATCTTTCATACTTATTTTCCAGCATATTTGAAAACGATATCACTTTCCAACGGTGGTATCATTACCAACGCTCAAATACAATCCTCTACCATATCCGAAGAATCAGATCATGTAATAGTCAAGGGGAAATTACAATTGACATACAATACATCTGGTTTTCTCGTAACGTCAACCACCGGTGTAGACATATCATTTCATATTGTTCTTACCCAAAAAGTCCACGATGGTGTACGTTGTTTACAAATTACATTTTATATGTTAAATATTACAAGTGCGAATCTAATCGATAAAATGAAATTATTAGCGTTTGATAGATTATTCCCTTCTATAGGAAAAGATGCAGAAAAAGGTATTACGGCACAATTCCCCTTACCAAACCATATTCTCGATTTTTTGTTTTTTGATATTTCTTCGATCATTCAAAAAAAGTGAAGTTTTTTGTAAATGGATTTTTTGTAAAAAGATGTAACGTTCTCATTGAGAGTGCAATAGGCACGTAGGGTGCGATTGAGCATATAAGTCACTACTGCGGTATTTTCAATGATCGGGAAATCATAGAAAGGATTTGCGACCGATATCTGAATAAAATACAAACACGGATCGATGATGATTTTATAATTTTCCACTTGTTTGGCTCCCTGTATGGTTTCGATTGGTAAGAATTGTTTTTCTCGGGGGTCGAAGAACAACGTTCCTTTCAAGGCCCAAAGATCCACACTGGGAGAGTTTTCTTTCAATGTCCCCATTGGTATTTCATAGATAAGATGGTAGTCTTCTGGGTATAATAAAATATAATCTTTGTGTTTGATCGACGTTGTTCTTCCATCCACGGTATAAAGGGGAGAAGAAGATGAATTCACTTGATGTAACGATAGATCCCCATCCTCTATCGTCTTTACTCGGGCATCATTTAAGAAACCCGTTCTTAATGTTTTTTTGGAATCATGATAATTTCCGATGAAGTGGATGTCTATGCTGTAATAGTACTCATATCCATGACGATCCACCATCCGTATTGTCCATAGTTTTTGATGAGGCAGGGATTGAATGGACAATGCGTTCATATTGATAAATAATTCAATCTGTTTTTTTTCGAAATTCATGACGATGTGATTCTCTGGAGAATCGACGAAATCAATCGAGGTGAGATTGGTGAAAATGGATTCTAATGAAAGAACAAGTGTTTTGTATTGCTCATGATAGGGAATCTCAACGGGAATACTGAAGACCGTCTCTTCCAATGCAGGACAAGATGGTAATAATGGATAAGGAAACAAGTCTGACTCATGAAAAATATAAGAATAATGGGATTCTCCATCTTTATAAAAAAGTAATCGAAACGAATACAACGACGAATGGTTGCCAAGAGGATATTGTTCATAACACGGTTTGGACACGATAAACACCGGATTCACATATTTGATGGCATAGTGATTATCGATATGGATATCATCATACATGATTTCGGTTGATTGTACCGTCAAATAAAATTCCAATTTCACCAAGATATTGGATTTAAAATATAGTTTACGACCTGTACATTTCATTAAAAAAAAATGATTTTTTTTTTTGGTTAAAAAAAAAAATGTCACATGCTTCACATCCGATCATCACCTCCAAGGACTCTTTGTTATATATGTACGAAACTCCGACGACCATTCAGTTACCTTATCTTCCATTGTATACTACTAAAATACTGAATCATCATCGATATCTACATTTTTATATTATTGGATACGCATTGGATCCTTCGATTCATGCCAAATTATGCGAATTGCATGAAATGGACGAGCGAGCTCATGAGTGGTTTGATCAAAAAAATCCCAAAATTCAATGGAATCAGAGCATTGATTTAGAGAAATGTTCTTTACGCATGAAAATAAGTTCTTGGAATGACGCAATTATCTACGACCAACAAAAACTTCCTCTTTCATGGTCCTCTGTAAAAATACCTTGCCAAATGAGAAGTATCGTTCTCATTCGTGGAATTTGGTTCAATCATTCTACCCAAAAAGCAGGCATCGATATCGAATGTTTACAATTACAATTTTATGCATTCGTGTCTTTAGTAGAATATTCGTTTTCCGAGAAACCAACTCGCAAGAAGAAATTAGAAGAGCACCCAGTATTTGGAAAATATTTTAAAATGCAGGCCTTGAAAATCCCTCCTTCGGCGATTCGACAGAAATTGATTCTCCATAATCATCCTTTGGAAATATTGGATTGCACTCGATATGAAGACCTCGACCGTTTTACCTTATCTATCGAGAAAGACAATCGAGAAGAGGTTGTTGTTTTGAATTCAGTACACCGTCATCGTCCCATTCTTTCTACGACGACTACCCCCTCGAATACTACTAATACAAACAAGTCACTGGTGATCACACAAGAAGAAATCTTATCCATCAAATCTAAACTTAAAAAGATCATGTGATAATACAACATCATGGTGTGTACTAAAACATGTTTAATATGTCAAGAGGTCATTCCTCCAATAAAAACAACAATGTCCACTGAATGTCATACATTACCATGTAACCATGATTTTCATTATATTTGTTTATATAAAACATTTCGTTATTCTAAACTTCGTGAATGCCCGTATTGTCGCGTTCCATATCCTTTATTTGCGTTTGAAAAGAAACATGGACGATATATCAAAGGATTTCACGTTCCCGTTATCACCAACAATAAATCGGAAAACAACAAGGAGTCATGAATATATCGTTTGCCTTCTTGGATTTGTTTTTGAAGAAACTCGATGGTAATCTCTCGACATTTTGGTTTTTTTAAAAAGAGAGGCCCAACGAATGCGATTTTATCCGCAGGTATGCGAAGACATAAATTCCACATCATATCAAAAAGTCGATAATTCTCATCTTCTTCATAGGAAACTAAGATAAAGTCAACCAGAGACAGAATTGTATCCAAATATTGCTCAGGGATACGATGTTTAAGTTCACCAATTAAATAGATGGAAAGTTCTAAATCAATCGGATAATAATGATCTTTGCAGATTTTAGTTTGTGTAAGATGACGATCTAAATTGAATTTTCGGTTAAATTGTTTTTTACAACGTTGGCATTGAAACATCTTACTAATTTAAATTCATCTTGGTTTTCTTCCTTTATGTTTGGATTGGAATCCAAATTTTTTTACAGGTGATGGTTGTTTCTCGGACACATCTCCCGAATAATGATATTCGGAAAGATTTTGCTGTTGATCCAAGATGGTCTCGTACATCAGTTTTCCAGCACAAATTCCAGTGATATGTGTTGCGACCTGCTTCATTTCTTCGGACGCGGTATTCGATTTGATTTCTGAAATGCCGAATTCTACATATTCTCCTGCAATCAGGTATCGAAAATCGTCTTGTTTTCCAGAAATTTGACTGAAATGAACAAAGATATCTCTATTGTCTTTCAATTCTGTAATGAACCCATAGCCTTTGCTCCGATCAAACCATTTGATCTGACCAGTGTAACGTGTTTCTTCAGGATTGGTGGTGGTGGTGGTGGCGGCGGTGGTATTTTCTTCGATATGACTCATCTTTATTAAAAAAAATATCTCATTACCTTTAAATAGTTTTTTTCCCCCCAAAGAAAATGAAAATACCTTGGATTATAACCCCCCCTTCTAAAATTGAAATCGATGATGTAACGACAATTATTCCTTCCAATCGATCATTTTCGTCATCGGTTGTATGTAATTCCGACGATACCAAAAAAGAGGAAGTGGATCAAGTAAATTCCATCAACAGCAGTTTGAACCATGTTTCCATATTTCCCATAAAGGAATCTGAATTACAAGGACGTAAAAAGGACTTGTATAAGATATTACAACAAAACAAAGAGTTGCATAAACAATTACAAGAACAGATGGCCTTGTCCCTTAAATTAGACAAAGCGTTAAAAAAGGCTCTTGCGGAAAAGAAAAGCAATCAACGTATTTCCTCGTAGAATATCTTTCTCGGAACTATTTTTAAAAGAGGATGGAAATCCTGGAGCGGTATTATAAATAGGTAAGAAGATGCGATTCGTAAAGCACACAGAATCCGTATCGGGGCGTTCTTTCGATAATAAACGCTCGTTGGTGATTTTTTTTCCATCCGAAGAACGTTCCACACAAATCGATGGGATATGTAAATAATCCCAACCGACATATTGCGTTCGACAAACATTTATACTTGATCGTAATAGATCTTTGCCTAAACTATGATAATTCTGTATTACTTTTTGTTGAGACGAAGAAAAAAAAGCGTCCAATATAGAATTGACAGTATTGAAAAGCTGAGTCATCAAAATTCCTCGAGGACGTGAAATCATACACCAATTCGAAGGTGCTCCATATCCATGGGGGTCTTTTTCGCAATTATCCTGTCCAAAATTACACCCAAATCCGACATAATCGTAATCACGAAGATATTCGTAATAGGGTAATAAGGATTGGAAGACAATCGTATCCAAATCTAACCATATACCACCATAATGATACAATAAAAAGATGCGTATGATATCCGTTTTCTGTGGAATACTTAGTTTTTTGAGAAATGGCTTTTGGCTATACAATCGCAAGGACGGAAGATAATCATAAACGGTCTGTTCATTAAGTAAAATGACCTGAAAATCAGACGAACAATGTTTTTTGATGGTTTGATAGCAGAGAGAGAGGTACGAAGGAAAGATAGAAGAAGGTGGTGTTTCCCAATATAACCATAAATAGGCGGTGGTCGACATGTATATTTATTAATCAACCTTTGAAATTCCCCAAAAGTTCCATCAACGATTTCTCTAAGGTTGGAGATGAGGGGTGTGTCGATGTGGTTATTGTGGAAAGGGGGGTGGTGGAAGCCGATGGTGGTGACGACCGAAGAGCAGAAGGCGATGATGGAACCGCATAGAAAATTTGTTGGAAACAGATGTATAAGAGATAGGAGACAACGAGAATGCAACCGTAAATGAAAATATACTTCGTAATCAAATAGGAATCCCACATGTTAGATTTTTGTTCATCTTGACTCATTTTTTTTTTTAATATACACACAATTTTATTTTGTTTTGAACAAATAATAAATCGTATGGAGCAAGTCTTTCATTCTTTAGTGCAAAAATCTCCTGATAAATTATTACAAATTCTACAAACGATCATTGATGAATATTACTTTTGTAAATCGAATTTAGATGTGGATCATTTGACGATGAACTGGGAAACCATTTTGCGAACGAATCTGAATAAACTTTTTTATATTAAAACCATTCCCGTGGACAAAGTACCGATCTCCTCCCAAAGTTATATGACATGGATCAAAAACATCGATCGTCTAAGTATCTCCATACAACAACTGTTATTTCAACTTCAACAAAAGACAAATGTTGTGTCGAGAGCCAAGACGATCTTCCATGACTGGGATTATGCTACTTTACAAGAAAATGTTTATTATAATATACTGGAAAATGTCTTTGTGGGGTGTTATACAAAAGATGTGATCCATCCCAAATATTCATCGTTACTTCTACGAGGAGTTCATAATTCGGGGAAAACATTTTTTTTAACCAAGATCAAAGAATTTTTGGAAAGAAAAAACATTGCTGTTCTTTGGAAAACATGTTCCACCCATCATGAAATCATCGACGCCATGCGAGATATGATGATTTCCATTCCTCAAATATTGATCATTGATCTCGATGAAATAGAAACAACATCCATCGATTTCAAATTTCTTGTAGAACTGAAAACACCAAGAACCGTTTTAGTGTTCACGACGCAACATACCACACGATCCATACCGTATCTAAATCCCTATACGGAAACCTTGCGACATCCTTCCATTTATTCCATTTATAATTTCCTGTTGAAATATGTGACCTTCATCACATCATCGACCTCCTATCAACACCGTTTTCTAAATTTATGTCGCTCCATTGAACATCGCAAACTATTTTTCCATGAATTGCAAATGTATTTGAATCAGGCTCAAGAAATAGTATGGAAACATGAAACAAAGAATGGTACATTCGTTTCTAACGGATTTCCATCCTCGTCGTTTATGAATGGCATGACGTCATCATCGTCATCGATTTCCTTTCTATATCAATTCCCTATCTTTCAATATGAATATGAATCGGTTTTATATACGAATGTGAAATACTCGCTTCCTTTCTTGACGCCATATGAAATGAATTTATCGAATGTATTCCAATGCCTCTCATCACCCACCGACTTTTTGGTGGAAGTTTCGATTCCCCTTGTTTCCACGTCATTACCGTATTATGTACTCGACAAGGACATTTTGACGTCCTATTTTACCATGTGGAATCAAAAAAATAGACCGCATTCGATCACTACCTTGGAAGATTTGATGAATCAGGATCATTGGGAAGACACGAGAACCACGACCACTGCGACCACAATGGTGGAATCGTCATGGTATTTTGAAATTCATATAATGAAAGATACTCCTACGATCACTACTCTTTATTATGAACACGAATCGTTTTCGTTTTCGATCGAAGCAGAGGATGATGGTCGTCTTTATGATCAGTTGAGAAATTGGTGGAAACTTCAAAGGTTCCAAGTGATTCATATGGAGGATCGACATTGCTACATCATTACACTCGACGACCGATTTCCCGCACCGATCGTATCAGGCGATGCTTGTTTTTTTTACAGTTGTTTTCCCATGAATTATGTTCCTAAAAAAACGGATGACGAACTCATGGAAGATATCTTTTATAATACATTATATTCTCAAGTATCGTCTCTTTATCGTGATTTTTTTGCATGTTTACCTCCGTCTCAACAAAAAAAACTTAAAATTCTATTGACATATCTTCGTGGATGGATCCATCCGCGTGGTCCAAATAGTATCATAAAAGAAGAAGAACAAAAAACAAAACTCGCGATTCTGGATGAATCCTTCTCATGGTTAAAACGAAACTCCCCCTTTTATGTCTCGTCCTTTTTATTAGATGCTCTTGATGATTATTATTCGAAATGGTCTTTCCAAGAAAAATATGAATTTTGGTATCGCTATTCGAATATGACCCCCATGTCCACCACGACAATGACCTTTTTATGGAAATCATCGTTGGAGGATGAGGACATCCATCATCATCCATCGATTGAAACCTCCACCTATGAACTCACCGAATTACTTATGGAAAAACTACGTCGTCAGAATGGACACGATGCATCCAAATCGGTAGGATATGTCGTGCAACGAATTCATCAATCTCTTTTGTGGAAACTATGGGTGGCGTCGGATGGGTGGATTATTCTGGAGAATGCAAAGATTTCCATCGCAGACAACAGAATCTTTGAAGAATGGATTGCATTTCTTTCCACGGTGAGAACCCCTTGGTGGGATATGTTTATACAATATATAGTGGATACTAATAAATTACAGGACATTGGATTGAAATTAGTCTTGGCCATTACATTCTTGTTATTACAAGAAGAAATGCCTCCTTCTTCTTATCATTCTTTTATCGGTTATCTATTCTTTTTCAAAGATATTTTTTTCATAGATCCTCTTTATAACACCACTCGTCTTTCATTGACCATGATCCTCCAAAGTCTTGAGGAATACATTCACATGATGATCCATCATTTTAATTATTTCTTATTTTTGTATAAACAATACGACCTCCATTATGTAGTGTCCAGTCTCCCTTCCGATGCATTGACGCATGAAGATCATCATATCCTACCTCCTTCTATTCGACCCCCCGACGATCTATATCAACACTGTCTTCTAAAAGATGTACCTGATATGTCGTCCTTCTACTCTACCCTCAAAATACCCTTTTCGTTAATGGAAGATGTTATAAATCTAATTTAAGTGTTTACCTTTAAAAAATGTATCGTCGAATGTTGTTTGTCATTTATGGTTTCTGCTTCGTCCGTGGATGGAATCCTTCATCATGGAAACACTATCCTTCTTCTCCACAACTACCTAAATATCCAGATCCATCCGTTCTTGAAAAAATCCAACAACAATTAAAATCCTTTTCGCCTCTTGTATATGCAGGGGAATGTCGAAGATTAAAAGATGAATTAGTGGCCGTGGAACAAGGAACCAAATTTTTAATTACAGGCGGTGATTGTGCAGAATCATTTGACCATTTTTCAAATACATATGTCATGAATCAATACCGTCTCATGAATGAAATGACTTTATTATTATCGTATCTTCTTCAGAAACCCATCGTTCGAATTGGACGCATTGCAGGACAATTTGCAAAACCACGTAGCGAATTAGTGGAAACGCAACGTGGAATTCAATTACCATCGTTCCAAGGGGATATTATTAATGGTAAACCATTTGATTCCTTCCAAAGAACGCCTGATCCTGTACGAATGATTCGTGCGTACCATCAAAGTTGTCAAACGTTGAATTTACTACGGGCACTTACTCAAGGAGAATATACTACCTTACAGTTATTTGACAAGGATCTCGATTATATTCATGATCACATTTTAAAACAACAACTACAAACCTCGATTCAATTTCTGTCTGGTATGAAGATGATGCAAACCGATTCTTTGTTTGATTTCTTTCATTTTAATCATTTTTACGTAGGTCATGAAGGTTTACTTCTTCCCTATGAAGAGTGTTTAACACGTGTCGACAGTATTACCAAGAAATACTACGCATGTTCTGCTCATTATTTATGGTTAGGAGAAAGAACTCGAAATCTCTACGGCCCACATATAGAATATTTCCGAGGAATCGATAATCCAATAGGCATCAAAATCTCAAAACATTATAATCCACATGATATTATTGAAATTCTTCATCTGTTGAATCCTTCTCGGGAACATGGAAAACTATCATTGATCATACGGATGGGTGCCGATGAGATATGGAAACATTTCCCTCCACTAATTCGTTCTGTTCAAAAATCAAATGTACCCGTCACATGGATATGTGATCCTATGCATGCAAATACAAAACAGTTAAAAAATGGAAAGAAAACAAGATTCTTGTATGACATCCACAAAGAAATTTCCTCTTTCTCTGAAATATGTCTTCAATATGGTATTCATTTTGGAGGGATTCATTTAGAAATAAGTAGTGATCCCATCACCGAGTGTATCAGTCTCCATGATTTAGTAAATGAAGAGTATTCTATGGAAAAATGTTATACTTCTTTGTGCGATCCTCGTTTGAACCCTTCCCAAGTATATGAGACATGCATTGCCATTGCGAAATCAGAGTATTTTCGGAGAAATGGAGGAGGAACAACATGGTAAGAAAAAAAAAACTTAAAAAAAATGAAAAAAAAGTTCATATAAAAAAATAAACTTTCATTAATAATAAAAACAAATGGACCACGACCATCAATCCATAGAACGAGAGGCAAGACTTCGGTTTCTTTCACCATCGTTTCTCACAAAAGAAAATGTAGAGCACTATAGAAAGATATTACAAGAGAACCATTTTCAATTCCAACAGATTATTTCATTTTTCACATTTTACCCGAAATCGAAAGATTATCATGGAGTGCGTATTCGTTTTCAATTACCACAGAATGGAACCGAAACAAACCGTGCACTTCTTGATTTAAGTTCTGTGACGGATATATCGACGTGGTTGACGAATCATCGTTCGAGGTTCGATATTCAATATGAAAACAAAGTCGAAAAATCAAAGGAAAACTATAAATTATTCCGTATCCATGAAAGTTACGAAGGTCTTGAATCGGGAATAATGTTACATCGTGATCTTCCGTTTGAAATCAAACAAACAAAGCGATATATTTATGAAAAAGATAAGGAAGAAGTGCATATTTCGATTGTTCGATCCAATGATCGACCGTTTACTCATTTCGGTCGATATATTCATGATGATTCCACCGTGGAGAACTATAATATTGAAATTGAATTTCAGGACAAAGACATCGCCGTGAAAGAAATACAAGATCGATTGGATCAACATATGGTATGGTTCATGAGAACCTATTTCAATTTACCGCCTTCTGTAACGAGTTTGAAATTATTAAGTTACGAAGAAATGATAGGGATCTTTGATCCAACACTATCGAAAAATATTTCCATGATTAATCCTTACCAATTGACGAAAGATCGTTGGTGGTATCTTTTTGACAAAGATGTCTATCTTACCTTGAAAAACGACGGAATTCGATTTATATGTGTGAAAAGAAGAGACATTTTGTATTTCTGCGCACTGAATAGTGTCGTCTATACCGATTTTTCTTCTAAACCGAAGAAAGGATTCGCTTTTTCCGTGGCAAGTTCTGATGTAGTCTTTGAACGAAGATTCGATTTCGATGAAGGAGATATCGTGGATGGTGAACTGGTGAAAGAAGCGGAGGGAAATTATCGCTTTTACATCTTTGATATCTACTGGAAACGCAGTATCGACATACGATATATGATATTCTCCGAAAGAATTCAATGTCTGAATATTCAAGATGATATTGTGCCACAAGAAACTCAGGTGAGAGAGAATACATTATATATCTGTCCTAAAAAAATTGTCACGAACTATCATCAAAACCAAAGTTTATATACCCATTTCATGAAATTCAGTCATGACAGTCCTACACCTGAACAAAGTAAAGAACTTTTCCGTTTATATGAAAGGGAAATTCAAAAGGAATCCAATGATGGAATCATTATTAATACGGATGATCCGAAGCGTCAATTGACCAAAAATGGGAAAATCACGGCTGTTTTGTCCATTATGAAATGGAAACCCATTGAAAAACTCACGATCGATTTTAAACTGAAAAAAGAAGGAGACCAATATCGATTACTTTCTTCCCCTGATGATAAGGATAATCCCATTTTCCTTGAGGAACGAAATTTACTGGATAATAGTATCGTAGAATGTTCTTTTCGTCATGGTAGATATTATAGAGAAAGATATCGTTACGACAAGCAGTTCCCCAATGCATTAGAAGTACGAGACGATATTCTACGTTGTATCGAGAATTCAGTGTCTTTGAAAGATCTTCAAGACATCATCCAATATCGTGGTAAAAATACAAATATCTTCAAAAGAGAATTACCCACTGGGAGCGACTATTATAAACCAATACGTGAAGATCGTGAAGATTTCCCTTCCTTTCCGATTCAACAATTACACAATGAATTAAAAAGATATATTATTAACACTATCGTAGGGTATAAGTCGACAATGAAAAAAGTAGATATCTTGGATTTGGGTGCTGGTCGGGGTGGAGATATCCAAAAATGGTACTCTCATCATAAATCGATTTCTCATTATGTTGCGGTTGATAACGATCAATCCGCGATCGACGAACTTTTAGAACGATCCAAGGAATTAAAAATGTCGATTCGTGCCTATAAAAGAGACCTGCAATCAAGTCCATGGAATTTGGATGGAACCTATGATATCATTACTTCTTTCTTCTCGTTACATTATTATTATAATGAAAACTTTCTGAAAAGAATAAAAGAAAAATTACAAACCGATGGTCTTTTTGTGGCAGTATGTTTTATCAAGAATAGCGTGGAAAGCATGTTCTATCGCGTCAATGGGTCCGAGAATGGGCCGATGGTCGTTTCAGTAGAAGTAAAAAATCAAAAAAAAAATCTTGACCATTATATTTTCTCCATTGGAGTAGTACATACAGAAAGTATTGTGGATTATGACGCGTTATCGAACGAATGTGTCAACCAACATTTGTACATCACCAACAAACCTTTTTTCCGAGAATTGCCGTCATCGAAATCATTGGATCCGTGGATCCAAAAGTATTCAAAAATGAACAGAGTTCTATTCATTAGTCCATCAAAAACGATGATTGATGAGATTCAAAATAATTTTCCCGACAACTAAACGAATAATTTATTTAAATATCACCTCCCTAATAACAACTAATCATGACGACGACAATCAAGCAACAAATATTAAATACGGAAATGGATGTGGATGAGGAATCCTTTGACACCGTGATACAAAAATATTGGAATCCTCTTTGGGATGTTCTCCACCCTACCAATTTTTATTACGATGATCGTTACGAAGAATTAAAACGCATGAAGATGAAGATTGATGATATGCATTTCAATGAGAAATGGGAAAAACTCAAACATTATTTTAATCAATATGAATATATCCATGTAACTTCCAATAAATCGAAGCGTCATGAGAATGTTGCCCATTATCTTCCATTAAGTCGTTCTTTTTTTAAATTATGGGAACTTATTTATGATTATCATTTAATACCTCCTCTTCCTTCGTGGAAGAGTGCTCACCTTGCCGAAGGACCAGGTGGTTTTTTAGAATCGGTATATGTCTATCGAAAACAACATAAATTATGGTCTCCACAGGACACATTCCACGCCATTACTTTAATCTCGAATAAAAAAGAAGTCCCAACGTTTCATAAAGCGAAATATCTTTTTCGACGAGATGAAAATGTTTTTTTTCATGCAGGAAAAGACAATACGGGAAACATTTATCATCCTGAAAATGTAGATGATTTTGTTGAAAAAGTGGGGAGAAGAAGTTGTCATTTTGTCACAGGTGATGGTGGGATCGATTATAGTGAAGACTTCAATTTCCAAGAATATCTTTCTATAAGATTATTGATTTCCCAAATAGTCATTGCATTACAAATCTTATCCCCTCATGGAAATTTGGTTTGCAAGATCTTCGATACTTATCTCAAAATCACAATGGATATTCTTTGGATTCTCACGAAATGTTTTAAAAAAATACATATCGTGAAACCAGTCACCAGTCGTCCTGCGAATAGTGAAAAATATATCATAGGAATCGATTTTCAGGAATGTTCACCCTGTCTAATATCGTGTCTTCGTGATTTGTTATCTGTATTATATGAAGGGAAATACAGCCATTTACATATGACCACTTTATTTCCTACCTTTAATTTTCATCCAGACTTCGAGCGCTCGATACGCACGTATAATACGATCCATACGAACCGACAATTAGAAATCACGAAAATGATCTGTGATCTTATTGAGAAGGGTGAAGATGGTGTCGTGGATGTAAAACAAATCATGAAGAACAATATAAAACTATGTATGGAATGGTGTCTAAAATATAATATTTCGATTAATCGTCAGTGTAAATATATAATTTCCGATGTTCCATGCTTGATTCGATACCGATAATGGTGAGAATATAAAAACGATTTTATTATATTTAAAAAAAATGTTTGTAGAACTTGAAAAATGGATACAGGATATGAACAACGAATTGGCCACGACGGGACAGGAACATAAAAAACCTATGAATTATTTTCAAAAAAAATATTATTCCCTCTGGATCAAATTTCCGACCTTATTTACCTCGGTCTATAACGACACATTCGACAAAGACAAATTCCAAACGATGAAGGATACCATCCAAAAGGTGAATAATGGTGAAATGGCGTTAGAGGAAGCTCATGAAATGATTGGGAAATGGTTGTTTACCGAGTACGTAGAACCAGAATTAAAAAAAAATCAAACCTAACATTAAAAATGATTTTAAAGCCAGAGAATCATGGGTTAAATTCAAAAGATATCGGGACTGTTCATACATGTACCCAACTTACAAAATCCATGTCATCCATACCTTTTCTATACAATGTTCTCGATTTCTACGTGCAACAATACCAGTCGGTCATTAATGCATATAAAGAAATCATCATTTTACTACATCGTTTGAAATTCAATTGCATTAATTTATCGGTATCTCATGTTTTGGAATTTTTACAGGATATCCAAGAAAAACATCATCAAATTCAGATTCTGTGGAACAACTCCGTGTTTGTCCCTCCGTTCATTCGTACTCAAATATTTAATGAAAATTTGGTGATTTATAAAGAAAACGCTTACATTGAAAATCCAATCCCCTGCTTTCAATCGTTATTCGATCTCCCGTCGTTCTTGAAAAATACATGGATGATGATCGATACACATCATCGACATATTCAATGGATGGGATATAAAACCTCGACCTCTTCCTATTGGATCAAAAGTTTTGATTATCATTCGATTACAATCTGTATCAAAAACAAACACAAAAAACACTATAATTGTTTCTATATTCCCTCATGGAATATCTTTTTGAAATTGAAATACTGTATTCGAAAAACGTCTTTCCAAATCACATTACCCTTCGACTCCAATTCCCCCATTTTCCATGAAATATTGAATGAAATCAATGGCGACATTCATTTATACTACCTTCCAACGGTCCCTTTTTCTCGATTTGAAGATGTTACACTGGAAGATCATCTATGCAATACATATGTCCTTCGTCGGTTAACAAATGACCACGATTGGCAGTATCATACATATAACTGTCATAACAACACGACGATTTCTTCGTCGGTCTCCATTGTTCAAATCAAGCATGTTCAATGTTTTTTTTCTCGTGAAATTGTGTCGCACATTCAAACCTTGTTGCACCTGTATTGTCGAGTGATTCACCGAATCCAAGAATACATCTCTCGAAAAGAAAATCAACAGGAAAGGATTCGGATTATTGAAAAAAAAATGGTGGATACTCTTTATTATCATATGAACAAATGCTAAGCTTTATCTCCTTTTTTTTGAAAATAAAAAAGATAGTTATAATTGATATTAATTTCAGAAAGATGTGTCACATGTGTTAGCTCAAATCCACGATTCATTATCAATTGAACCGTATCGTGATAATCGGCCATGTACAAAAGATGTTCATTGATATATTGATGTTTGGTAGTGTCTAAATAGATCGATTCCGTGAAAATCGATGGTTGATCATCCGACACTTGAAAATCACTTTTATACTCCATATTATTAAAATAAATCGAAGAACTGGTGACACGTTTTTCACTGTAATTTTGGGCAGACAATAACGGAAAAGGATTCGATGCAACTAATACAGGATCAAATTTATGTTTATCCACTAATTGAATAATTAAATACCCGTTGTCTTTTAAGCACCGAGTACAAACTTTCAAGAATTCTTTTATATCTGATACATAATAAAAAGAAAAATAAAGCATTACGATATGTGTATACATTTTACTTCCAAGGAGTTTGTGATCAGTCATATCGCCTTCTAAATAACGAATATTGGGATAGTCTATGGTCTTTTTTTGAGCTCGTTGTAGCATAGGAATCGAGAGATCAATCCCCGTACAACGAAACTCGTTTTTCACTTGGATTAAAAAATTACCCGTACCGCATCCGAAATCGCCGATATGCGCGGTTGTATCATACAACATCAATTCTGCATTATTTTTGATATCTTGATATACGAATTCATACATGAACGTCATGTACTCGTCGATAATTTTCGTGTAAAGATTCGTATAAAATTCGTCATAGATTTCTCGGACCGTGGAACGTTTCCGAATAGAAGACGATGAAAAATGTTCTTTGTTCGATGAGAGGAACAAAGAGGATGTTTTGAAAGAGATGTAGCATAAATATAGGATCAACGAGATAATAAAAAGACAACACGAAATATATAAAATCATTTTTTATGTTTAAGAAATAAAATGAATTCTGCAAAATCGGCGAAACCGTTATTATTTTCCCAGCTTCAAAAAGCCATCAAACAAGGAGATATTGAATCATGTTGCCATTGGGTGGCCTATATCGATATTATGAATTTACAAGAGCATCTTTGGGAAAAATTAATTCTCTATTGTTCTAAATATATCCACATTCATAATCCAAAACTTCCTCTTTTACTCCATAAAAAAATCCAACAATTCAAAGACGTAGAAAAGACGATGAATGCACATGACGAGATTTGGAAAAATCATAGTATACGACGAAATTGGTGTCAACTTATGTTTGTCATCGTCGGATCTAAAAAGGGAATCGTATACACGCTTCCAAATTCCAATACATTCAATGTCGCGGTATTAGATACCATCGATCTACATCCCATTGTTTTACGGAAACGACGCAGTGATGATAGTTCTTTCATACAAAAAATGATTTCTATGATTTTAACAACCCCCCTCTTTAGTGAAAAACTAACCTATTTACATATTATGTATAAATTAGAGTCGTCTTCTCAGTTTCCTTATCATTGTTCTTCTCGTCCTTTTTTATCGGTGGAATCGAAATATAATCATGATTGGATTTGGCTTCTTTGGGAATGTATCCTTGAAAAGGCCATTCTTGAAAATGTGAACGCGTATGAAATCATCATTTCGTTGCAATATTTGTTCTGTTATCGATATCAAAGTAGTAAAAAATATGGTCGATATCCACTTGTTGTCCATGCTCTCTTACTTTGCGAAGACAATAAAAATGTTCTTTTCCACCAAAATGTGTTTAGTATGTGCGATCAATCTTTGATTTTAAAAGCGTGTAACAATATCGATTCCATTTACGACGAGATTCTCATGTCATCAACTTTGACACAACCTCCTTCGACCACGTCATTGCCACCACCTACAACACCACCAACAACACAAATATCATCCTCCTCCTCGTCGTCATCCTCTGGTTCGCCTCATCCAATTACATTCGAATATCTGGATTCTCTTTTTTTGTCCAATCAAAAAAATATATAATTCTTTTATATGAAAACCCAACGAAAAAAACAAATTAAAAACAAGGATACGAAAATTCTTCGAGATCTTTATCATCTTTACGTATCTTTGCACCTAAAACAGGTAGAAGATTATGATGTTATTTACATTTTAATGAAACACAAACTAATTTCCCCTACAGAGGTTATCAATACCTATCAACATCGTCGTCTTCGTCCTTCAACATCGAATGAACCACAGAGTGGAGGAAGTAGTGATATGTACCCTGAATTCTGCGATCAAAATATAACACAATGTATTCCTTCCATTTCCTCGGGTGCATGTAGCGGTGGAGATGGAGAGGTGGTTTACACAGGATTCTGTGATAATGAAACCTCACAATGTATATTTTCAGGAGGAGGAGATTCTACCTCTATCAGCAATAAGATGAAATGGTCTACCAAAGCTTTACGTTTGTTTATGGATTTCATACCACGAGTTAAAAAAACTACTTAATTGATTTTTGTTCCACACTCTATTTTCTGTATCGCGACGTATACTCATTTTACTCCCACTCGGGTATACTATTTTAAAATAAATATGTACTTCGCCGTCCGTATCTTGTATTTTACCAACCGTGGCTTTTCTTGTAAACGGGTCTATCTCTATAACACATACGTTTTCTGGATCTTCATTACCATCCTCGATAATCTCGAATGCAGTACTGAAGAAGGATACCCACCAATGATCAAATCGATTGCTTTTATTATAAAATACGGACATTCTCTTAAAAAAAGAAGGTGTGATAGGTGTATTACTATCGGTTATTCTCTGAAAAGAGCTTTTCTCAAAGACATCTTTCAATTTGAGTTTTTCCGTGAATGTTTTCATAAGAGCGTTTCCTTTGATTCGTTCATATTGTTGTGATACCATGCCAATTAAATCATCTACTTTTTTCATGTTGATGACTCGTGTCGATTTGGATCGACTCACTAACAGATCGATCAATTCTATATCTGTACAATCAGGATTTGTCATTTTTTTATGTAACATTGTATCAAAATGCATATATAGATCAGAATCATTAAAATCAGATGCAAACGCTCGTTTAAATATCGATTCTTGTAAATATATATCATATGTATCATTACAATCTTTCTGGTTATACGTCTCGAGGAATTCAGAAACTTTAAAATTTCGTTCTTTATACATATCCGAAAGTTTTTTTATATTGTCTAATGGAAGTTTGTCCAAATATTGTTCGGGATTAATTTCCAAATAGAGTAATCCTTCAATTTTCACAAAATAGACAAACATCATATTATATGATTTTGAATCATAGAAATACAATATTTCTGGATAGACGGGAGTTTTTTTTCTCATGATAATTTTAGCGGGGGCATTCGGGGTAACGGTGCGTTGATTTATAAGTTTGCGCAAATCGAATTGTTGATTGGGTTCTGGATTGACTGTAAATCGCTGAAGACAACTTTTACTCCACGATTCCCAAAAAATATTTATATTATCTTTTGTGAGATCTTTCACAAAATAAAGTTTTATATATTGAGATGTTTCTTCATATATAATAATACATATATCTACATTGTTCTTCGTTTTATTTGGACAATTCGTATTTTCACATTTTATTGTAACTCGAGTATGTATTTTGTGAGTATTATCGAATTCATATGTGCATTGAGGACAACGACTATGTAGTTTTTTATAAAAAGGGTAATAGTTCTCTGTCGCGAAAACGGGAACTAAATGACTCGTCGTTGGATTTCCGTTAGGACATTTCCCCAATTCGTCTGTACTGCGGTAAAGATAAAAAAACATATTATCATATTGCATCGTGATCAGATCACAAATTAACTTCAAACTGTTCATAATGATTTCGGTTCGATGGTCTTCATCTTTCACTATTACAGGAGATGGGCCTCTTATGCCTCCTTTAGAGTTTGTAGATTTTTTTTTTGGTTTTGCGTCAGGTGCTGTTGCAGGTGGTTCTTTTGCAGGTGCTGTTGCAGGTGGTTCGGCAGATGCTTTTGCAGGTGGTGCGTCAGATGCTTTTGCAGGTGGTTTTGCAGGTGGTGCGTCAGATGCTTTTGCAGGTGGTGCGTCAGATGCTTTTGCAGAAGGTACGTCAGGTGTTTTTGCAGGTGGTGCGTCAGATGCTTTTGCAGATGCTTTTGCAGGAGGTGGTTTTGCAGGTGGTGCGTCAGATGCTTTTGCAGGTTCTTTTGCAGGTGCTATTGCAGGTGGTTTGTTCGGTACAGGGGAACTTTCTTTGTCGTCTGTTTCGACAGATTCTGATATCCCATCCTCAACTTTTTCCAATTTAACATGCTTTCCTATTTTAATATGAGACAATTCATTTTTCAATTCTTTTTCAAATAGGTCTTTGGAAGGTGTTTCATTCAAACATTTGTATAATAAATCAAAATAAAACAAATACGATTTATTCATAAAATCCAGTGGCGAGGTCCGATCGATTAATTTAATCAGTCCATTATATATTTGTAATAATGTCGAATTTTTAGTTACAACATAACACGTCGTTGTAAATTGTTTACCACCAAGTTCCATGACCACGCCATTCTTTGAGTCGAGATATAAACCTCTGATGTAATGTGTCATCGTTTTATCTCCCTCTTCTTCTGTAGGAAATTTATTATCTTTATAATATCGTCGTTCTCTTGGACTACATCGTTGTAGGTCTTCTTTAGTCGTGTGATATTTATATTTAATATAATTCTTAGGAATTAGATAACTCTTGTTGTCTACCATCGAATAGTTCAAAAAACAGTGTTTATTCTCCAAATGTTGTGTGAAAATATACCCATATACGGGTTTATTATTAAATTTATAATTTTCCGTCATCGATCTCATTAAATAATGTGGACTATCATCTGTACTGGTAGGACATAGACATAGTTCCACTTTTCTATTCCCATAGTCTATTTTCTCAAATCTCACTTCACGTTCATGCATTTGGAACATTCTACCTTGCTCGTCGGTGTATCCTTCATGTAGAGGAAAACGTGCCTTTTTAAAATTCTCAACAAAATAAAAAGGACGTTGACATTGAAAACACCAACTGGTTGCACAAACAAAATAAGATCGATCGAATTTTACAACAGCACACGACTTGACGTCACTTTCTTCAATTGGAGGAAGTTTCCATTGTAGTAGGGATAGCTTTCCCCATTTTTTAAAGCAATCATCGCTTATTAAAATCGGAATATTGCCTTGATTCGGTTGCCAATGACGAGTGATGTCGGTAGGAAGATCTATTTTGTATTTATTTGTTAATAAATTTCGTAATTCACTAATATAAACATGATAAGGATTAAACCAATTGTTCTCCGTCCCATGTTTGTTCTTATCTCCTAAAACTTTCACAACGTTTTCTGTAAATCCACGATAGTGATCGATTTTCGTGGTAGAAGGAACCGCTCTGAACTTGTCTGATATGCTTCTTATATAGTCGTCTGGTATAACTATATCCACTTTTGTAACTTTGAAGTTCTTTTCTACAAATGTCAAGGTCGTTGGAGGCACGATACCTTTGAATATACATTTGATAACATAACCCTTCTCTCTTTTCTGTTTGATATCTACCAAAGAAAATTTTTTATTTAAAACATTCCATGACTCTTTTATAAGTATCGACAATTCGTTGGTAACTTCGGTAACTTTGTGATTATTGAAATACGTCATCGTCTCTTCGTTCTTAAATATACTTGAATTAACCCAATGTTCTCGATCATGCATAATACTAATCACATCGTTATGCTTGATACATTTCTCCAATACCCAATTTTCCCACGGTTCCCTATCGACTTCACGATCGTCGCAATCGCAGTAATAACTAATTTCCGTTTCTTTGGATTGTGAACTATCATCGTCCATCGAGCACAGGTTATACATATTCATAGTTTGTATTGTTCTATTGAATTCATTTATTTGATTGTCGTTATTTAGGATATAATCTGATAAATTTTGGATATTGTTAATATTGATGATATATTTTCCATTATGTACAAACCAAGGAGGTATCCATTTATAAACATATTCAATATTGATTTCTCCTGCAGGGAGTTGGTCGAAAAGTGACAAATCTAACATCGGATGATCATCTCTTTTTTTTTCGGTCGTTTGTATCCGTCTATTTTCCAAATCTTTCTTTTGTAATTTTCCACAATACACCGTGTAGTTACCTTGAGACGACGACACTATGATCTTCATGACTTGAAATGTAGGATACAGTGTTTGCATACTATCCCAAGTAATGAGACGATTGTTTTGCAGAGGATCGTCTCGTGTAAACCAACAATTCCGATACGTATATGTAATATTTCTAATTGTAATAGAGATCTCTTTCTTCCACAAATCCCAATCCTTATAAGGATAAATATAGGTGATCTTTTTCTTTATTTCTTCATGTGGGACATCTTCGGAAAGAGGTTCTAAGGCGATGCCTAATTTTTTATATTCTTCTTTAATTTCTGCACATGAAAATGTTGCTTCTGAACTCACACCGGCCGTAGCTGTATATTGATACAACGGCAATGCACAGAATAGATAGATAGTATCAGAATCACAGTTATAATATGATTTATAAATATCCACGACGAAAACCATCAATAATTATTTATACATGAATACTATTTAAATTTTATGAATAAATTCCTTCACCATTTCTTCTTTTTGGGCATCATTGAATTCAATATATTTCGGAATGTCTTTTAATTGTAAAGGGGTGTCAGTAATATAAGTACCACAATAAGGAACAGGGTTTTCTTTAAAATCCACGGGCTGGTACATGTGCATCGTAATCGCATGTGCTAATAAAAAACGGAAATTCTCCCAAAATTCAGACGTATGACCCACGGAAACGGTCATAACATGAGCTAATTCATGAAGGGCGACGAAAATCAGTATATTTTTATCAATCAACGTTTGCGAGGCATCTTTTGATCGTAAACAAAAAATAATGTTCTGCCCTTTATTAATAGAATACGACGTGTGTAGACTTCGCTCTTCACTTTCTTGCAAGTGATTGGGATTGAATCTCTTTTGAAGTAATTGGATTTTTTTTTTCATAGGATATAATTTATACAAATAACTACACAAGGTCATTAATAATTTACGTATCGATGCTAATAAATTCGCCGCTTCTATACGATCCGAAAGATTGCGAACAAGGTAATATCGTTGATCTATCGATGATTTTGTGTACACTAAATTCCGTTGAAAGACATGCGATAGGAAATACCATAATAAAAATAAAATTGCACTCACATAAAAAAGAATCATCGCATTCATATTTAAGTCCTACATTTAAAAAAAAAATGATCTTTTCGTACATTTTTGGAAAGTATGTCTACATATACCATCTACGATCTTCAACATTATTTAGAAGAAAATACATGGATCGATGTTTGGAAACATCTAAATCCTCCTCCTCCATCCTCGTCCCTTTCGTCAACACCATCGTCCTATGTTACAATCACCAAAAAAACGGTTGAAACGATGTTATCCTCGTCGACGACCCAATTCCGAGAGGCAGTGACTTTCAAAGGGATTACTCTTCCCGCTTGTTGGATCTCGCAGCGTCCTTCGATGGTCATCGTTGTCCGACAAAATGACCATGCTCTTATCAATAACGTACTTGTCCATTTTCTTTTTGTATCTCACTTTTCTGCGAATGGTACAACACCGCCATCACCCAATCAAAGCATAGGATCCATTATGCTCTTTCACAAGCAAGGACATTATATAAAAACCAAAACCGTCAAAATGTCTCCATCATTATTGGAAAAGGGGCTTCGTGCAATTCAATGGCTTCATTCTTTTCCAATTACTTCCATGACTCCAGAACTATACAAAATCAATTGCAAATCTTTACACGAACCATTCACACATCAAATATTTCAAAAGGCACGCGACGTGAAAGATATCACCTTACTTTATCGATGTGGTCCTCTTCAACGATCATACTGCCACGCACAAAATATCACTACTTACGATAAAGTGTATCTCGTGGATCGTTTGCCTTTTATTTCCAAGAAAGATTTCCAGTTAATTCGTGGAATTTCGTGGATCAATAATGAACATTGCGGATTGAATATTATGCCACGGAAACTATCCTTCCGTCCACCTTCACCCTTTTCGTTTCACGACTATGGTGTTTTGGATTTCGAAACCGCGTATTACCCAGAATACGGCCGATCCTTGGTTTTTATGATCGGATGCACTCTTGTTCGAAATGCCAAAGTCGTCCATGAACAATGGACCGTCGATCGTATCGATCCTTCGGAAGAACATCGTATTGTCCAAAACTGGATGCAATGGATCGACGATCATAAACTCCATGACATCGCATGGGTCCATTGGTCCAATGCGGAGAATGCCATTTTACTTACTTTGCACGACCAATACTCCGATCTTATTGATCTTCATCTCGTTGACTTACTGCCCTATTTCATGAAGAATAGAATTACCATCAAACATTGTTTCGATTATAAACTCAAAAATATCGGCAAGGCTTTGTTTGTCATGAACTATATCGAACATTGTTGGGATTTTTCGGATATCCAAAACGGATTGGAAGCGATGAATGAGGCCAAACGAGCGTTCGAAAAAAACGATCAACGAATGATCGCGATCCTTCAAAAATACAATTATTTTGACACTCTCATTCTTCACGAAATTATTGAATGGATGAAAAAATATTATTTTTAATTACATTATGAATATATGGTGGCTCATTTTATTGATTGGTAGCTTGGTCGGACTCATAACCCTCGTCATTGTTCTTTTTTTCGTTTTTCAGAAACGAAAGGCAACGACACCGCCTCTTCCAATGCCAACCGAGGCGGTCGTTCCCGCCAAAACCAAAAAAGAAGTGTATAATATCGCTCCGAATATGTATACTTACGACGATGCAAAAGCTTTATGTGAAGCCTACAATGCTCGATTAGCAACGTACGAAGAAGTCTCCGATGCTCAAAAAAAAGGAGCCGATTGGTGTAATTACGGATGGTCTCAGGGACAATTGGCCTTATATCCAACCAGTCACGAAACATGGCTCCGATATCGCGAAGCGCCCGAAGAACATCGTAATGATTGTGGCAAAGAAGGCGTGAATGGAGGATATTTTTCCAATCCTCATTTCAAATTCGGAGTGAATTGTTACGGATTAAAACCATCCGTCTCGCATAAAATGCCCTCCGATGATTATTTAGAACAAGAAGAAATTCGACATCGAGAAAAAGTATCGGAATATAAAAAGTCCATTCCTCCGATCTATTCTTTTAACCGAGATCATTGGCATCAGCAAGATTGACGATGATAAAAAAGACAATAATTCGAAGGCGAATTCCATTCCATCGAAGAAACGGGTTGCACCAATTCATCATCCACACGGTACCATTGACGAAGTCCGTCGAAGATCAAAGCATTATAATGACCATGATCGATGGTATTCCCAATATGATTCCCGATAGCATATAATCGATAATGGTGGATAGGAGATTCATAAAGTGGGATATACCAATCAAAGGGTATTTTCACAAGTGTCATGTTTTTTCGGCACTGATGGTCAAATCGTTTTAAATGAACGATTAAGATAAGAGGGCTTTTCCATATATGTATCTGACGCTCCTTGGAAGAATCAACCGATTCCTTGGAAGTAAACAATCGAAAACAATCGTCTAAATGACATTCACCACGAGACACGGGAATCGACAAGGACATCACCAAAAATGGATCAAACACGGTCGTTGTTAAAAGCGGGGATTGAATATGAGAAAACAATTGACCCATGAAGATCTTCACAATCCATGAATAATCATTCTCATAATGGGTCTTCCAATTCTGGAACGCTTTCCCTTCTAATTCAGACATCAGTGTATGAGGATGATACACTGAATAGGATAATGTCAAGACGTGATGAAAACATTCTAACAGATATTGTAGTACTTCTAACATATCATGTTGTTTTCCTCGTTTGAATGGAGATAGTCGATCCAGAACCAAGACAAACTCCTTTATGATAGAATACCGTTCCATTCCATTCTTGAAAACCATACATCGAAACCCCTGATACATGGAAAATGCGTGTTGATGTTTGTTGTTGTTGTTGGAAAACGAATATTGAATAACCACATTTCGTAAAGGAACGGTGTGAAATAAACATTGCAATGTCGTATTTAAATAGCATGTATTCCCATAATTCGGCAAACCTTCAATGAACATGTCAATGGATTATAAAAGGAACAAATACTATTTAATTTTAAAATTGAATGCGAAACGAACTTTATCCCAGTGAAAATCGAGGTATCTTATTGCAAGATACATTATCCTCTACCATGAATATCTCTCATGATGTCGAGGAGACCTTTCTTTTTATGGTTTCCAGTCGTGATCGCGACATTCTTCACGAACCCCTTTTTTCATTCACGATCCGATTGGGAGATGCACCCGATATGAATACATGTCATTTACGACAAACTTATAAAAACATCGTAAAACTGTCTTGCAAACACGCTTTTTTACCAGTTATGCAATACCTTCCCACCAAGCGTCAACACACCGAGGCCTATTTATCCATGAGGGATATACCCTCCAATATCCAAGATGGAAGTAATGAGTTTCTGAGAAATGTTTCGTTTGTCCTCTACCCAAGGGACGTACATTTCGAACGATCCATTTATGATTCTATCGGAGAAAGTAGATCTTTTTCGATGGAAAACAATACATTAACCCACGTACATTGTCGATTAACATTCCCATGGAATTCAGAATTGATTCAGGATGTATTTCATGTCCAAAAAATGTCCATTGTTTATTGCTCCGACACCACTTGCACGATTTTATGCGATATGATTCCCCATGAAGCTTTCCCAACTCTTCGAAATAATATGACCTGTAGCTTTCCTGTACCTTCCGAAACGATACAAAATCCATTATTCCAATTCCTACAAAAAACCGTGTTGCATAAATCCAAATCCTATTCATTTATCCTCCAAGATCCCTTTCGGATCATGATGAAAATTCCTTTAACCAATGAATTGTATTTTTATATCACTCAATTTCCCCCCGAGTTATTCACCCATGAATTCTTGTATAAATACCCTTTGTTGATTGATACATACCAATACATGTTCGTCTTTGAAATGACAACTCGATCCAAGAAAATCACCTACTCCACGTCTTCAACAACTCGTTAAAATCTGCGAGACTTACTACGATTGGATTTTTTAGAAGAAGAAGAAGAAGTTTTTTTTTTCGTAGACCCCTGTTCCTTGACAGCCACATCCCCTTTCTCCGTGAAAGATACTAAGAAATGACGACCTGCTAAGAACGATATGGGAACTACTAAGTTGCCAATCAAATTCATTAATTCTGGAACAAATCCTCCATCTTCTTTCTTCGAACGTGTTTTTCTCCCTCCTCCACCCGTTTGAATGCCACTGCTCTCATATCCAAATCCACCAGGAGCCAAATCCTTCCCAAAAGTAGAAGAAGAAGAAGCAGGATCGACCGATGGATAGGCCGTTGAATAATTGGAATTCAAGGCAGCATTCCCTGTTTCATAATACTGACCACTTAGTTGACCGCTAAAATATTCACTTGGAAGTGTCACGCCTCCTCCCTTTTGTCCTTTTTGTCCTTTCATATTTTTTATATACTATTCCAAATATTTTTATTTCATATAAGCATAAATTCGCTTTCTTTAGAATTTAAAGAATGAAAAAAACGCGAATATCGAAGAAAATCAATGAAATATCCACCACCTCCGTCGTGCAACCACCTAAAAAGAAAAAATACAATATCTGCTGTGATAAAGAATATGGACTCGTGGAGACGACAACACCGAGAAATCTAATGCGACCACCTACCTTGGAACAATCCCATCAACACCATCTCGCTCCCATTATTCTACATCTTCGAATCTCACCACTACAAACAACGAATGAAGCCATGGCACATATTTCGGAAGAACCATCCATGTTCATGACCGAAAATACGTTATTGGAATATTCTCCTCTCTTATCCATCCCACAACCTTACGAAAATAAAGAATACACCTTTCTTTCTTCCGAAGAAGAAAAATCCACAATGAACAACGACCCCCACCATGAAAAATCTATGGACGATTATCTTCCCCAGATACAATACGATGTTCACCACGATCGAACGTATTTTATTTCGTCGTCAGCCACCTCCACGTCCAGTGTCACAACCTGCCACAAACTCCTGAATTCCATTCAAAAAAACGAGCATATCATGTGTTGGTGGTGTTGCCACAGTTTTTCGTGGAATCCGATTTTTTTACCCACTCATAAATCCAAAGAGCAATACAGTGTCGTTGGATATTTTTGTAGTCCCGAGTGTTGTACTGGTTATATGTTCGACCATCCTCATCGATACGGAGATGTATGGAAACAATATCAATGGCTCCATGAATTATATGGACGTAAAGTCGATAATACCATTATGAAAATCAAACAGGCTCCACCAAGAGAATTGCTCCGTATTTTCGGCGGGGTCTATACCATCCAAGAATTCCGTAAATACAACGACAATTATCTCGTAGATATGAAACGGATTCTCCCTCCTCTGTATCCCTCGAATGGCTATTTAGAAGAATGTGTCTCCGAACAATGTGTGCAGAAATTTGTACCATTAGATAAAAACCGAGTCATGAAAGCCACCGAAGAACTTAAATTGAAACGTAAATCTCAACATAATATTGAAAATACACTGGACAAATTCATGAATCTTAAAATTTCCTCCATCTCCACTACTTAAATTGATTTCAGTGTCTTCTTTTTCTTTTTGGAAGAACTGGTTCCACATTCTTGTTCTTCTTCCTCCTCCGCGGAAACAAGTTTTTTCAAATACATCTGATAATTTTTCTGGAATCGCTCAATTTCTTGGATCCAAATCGTTTCCACCGACGTTTCTAATAATAGATTATACTCTTGCATTTTGTCGTCTTTCTTCTTTCGCAAATTCTCCATTTGATCCACGGTCATTTGATAAATCGGCATTTGTAGTAAATAATCGTACGACGGCTCATCCGTGGAGGAACAAATGGCGACAAACTGCAATTCTTTCAATAACTGTTCTAATTGTTGGCGCGATTGACGATGAACTTGCAATTCTTCCGCAATGATTTTGTCGATGAAACGGATTTTATTTTCCAACACTACAATGTCGTGTTGAAGTTTCTCCAATAAATACACTTTTCGTTTCTGATATAAGTCATAACGAATGTCATAAAAAGCTTCAATGATTTCATGGACGGACTGGTATTTCGTAATGATTTCCTCCACATTGAATAAATGCATATTGCTTAACGAAATTTTGGAGATAAGATGCAATCGTTTTTCGAAAGGATCGATGTCTGGTGACGTCTTTCCTTCTTTGATCATCGTCTTTAAATCCAACGTCTCCACCTCCAAGATAAAATGGATCTTCGATTCAGTACAATAATTTCGGATATTCTTGATCCATTTGTCAGATGATGGCGACGATGTTTTTGGAGAGGGTGCATGATCCACGACCATCGACTCCAAGAAAGATTTATAATCGTTTGTCCATACTCCCACGGGTAATTCCGTGATTTCGATGGTTTTATAGGAAGTAATCTTGTACAAGCCTTTCGTAATAAAATTCGTGTCGGAAATCGCATGAATCGACCCTTTAAATCCACGATAATAAGGGACTAAGGACGTTGTGGGGAATTCACCCGTCCTTAATTTGTGGAGGATATATTGCGCAATGTCCTCGGGATTGAAACAAGGAATATCCGTACTGTACCCCGTCCCTACGCCACAATTCCCATTCATTAATACGGTTGGTAAAATAGGTACATAATAGTAAGGCTCCACCGATGTCCCATCATCATCGACATATTTCAGTAAGGGAAAATCCGCCGAGGGAAATAAATCTTGCACCAAAGGATTCAAACACGTAAAAATATAACGGGACGAGGCATGATCTTTTCCATTGTCCAAACGAGTTCCGAATTGGCCGTTGGGTTGCAAGAAATTAATATTGTTCGATCCGACAAAATTCTGGGCCATGGCCACGATCGTTTTATTCAGAGATTCTTCTCCATGATGGTACCCCGTCTGCTCACTGACATACCCTGCTAATTGAGCTACCTTGATTTCTTTCACCAAATTTCGTTTGAAACATGCATAAATGATCTTCCGTTGAGACGGTTTGAAGCCGTCCATGACATGACCAATACTACGATGGAGATCGTAATTGGAAAAATGCTTCAACTCCAAATCCACAAATTTCGTGAGAGACACTTCCGTGGACGCTTTCATATCCACGACGTCTTCAATATGATAATCACTTAACCATTGTTTACGGTCGTGCGCTCGTACGCGATTAAATGCCATATCGATCTTCTCCCGACAAGTCGAGCCATCGGATAAAAAATGGATTTGTTTCAAATCACGGAAATAGTCCTTGGCTTCCCGACTATCGCTTGTACCCAACCCTTTGTAGTACTTAATCTCCCATTGTCGAAGGGTCGTGGGAGACGAGGAAAAACTATCTTTCCATTGCAAATAATCTCCAATGGAATAAAACGAAACCTTTTCTTTTTGACGACGCACTTTGATAATGGGGGTTACTAAACAACTCACAAATCCCAATTGCAATAATTCTGGCCAACAAGTGTCGATCCAATTCAAAAACAATCCTTTGATATGGGATCCATCTACATCTTGGTCCGTCATGAGCATGACTTTCCCATACCGAAGACCTTCAATGGATTCATATTTCTTATTCGTTTCCAACCCCAAAATCTGTTTCAAATGATTCAGTTCTTCGTTCTTGTAGATCTGCTCTTTCCCTTTCAAAGTCGAAATCTTCTCCCGCACATTCAATAACTTCCCCTTGAGCGGAAAAACGCCCCAAAAATCTCGTCCCACCACTTCAATGCCCGCCAATGCCGTACCTTTCGCCGAATCCCCTTCCGTCAAGATTAGGGTACACATTTTCGATTTCGCGGTGCCTGCTTCATTGGCATCTTCCAGTTTCTCAATCCCCAATAAACGAGTCTTTCGTTTGGTTTCGTTACGATTCATAGTAAGTTGTTCCTTCATTTCATACAATTGAATCACTCGATCCACAATGCCTAATTTAAGAAGCTTTTGCATGAACGCGTCCGAGATTTCACACTTCGAACCAAATTTACTCATTTGCGTCGTCAACGTTTCTTTTGTCTGACTATCGAAACTCGGATTCACAATCAGACATTTCACAAAAATCATGATATTCTCACGAACATGCGGTGCCTTGATCCGTATCTTCTTCTTCTTTTCGACATGATCCGCAATCTTATCCGTCAGTTGACGCAAAATATACTCCACATGTTTCCCGCCTTTCAAGGTGCAAATACCATTCACATACGAGACCTGTTTAAATCCATCCGAAAAACAAACCCCCACTTCCCAACGATCATGCAGGACCTCGCAGACTTTCCCATGATCCTTCGTCTCGGGGAAAAAATCCATCAGGGTATCTAAATTGGAACATGGCATGATTTTTCCATTGAAGGTCACGCGCACTTTGGAACTACACGCCGCCAAATCCATCGCGCGCTTTTCCAAAATACGGATCATCGTATCGCTCCACCCTCCCGTCATCCCGAACCGCTCAAAATCGGGAATCAAACGGATTTCCGTGTAAGGCGAACTCGAATAAGATTGAATTTCGGGAGGGTGAATCACCGTCATGTTCTTCTCAAATCGTTGCAGGTACCGCTTTTTGCGCGAAGCATCCACCGTCTCCACTTGAAATAACAAGGAAAACACGTTCGCCAATTTCGCTCCATACCCATTTTTTCCGCCTGTCGTGTTTTCACTGTCGGGATTGTAGTTCGTAGACGTTAATAAATGCCCAAAGATCATTTCTGGAATCCAGATCTGGTGTTCAGGGTGGATTTCCACGTCAATTCCCTCGCCGTCGTTGCGAATGCGAAATTCGCCCGTTTTCGTATCCACCGAGATATCGATGTGTTTGACTTCATGAAGTTTCGGTTGTGAACGTTTCGCCCGATACAGACGTTGATGCTGGTCCCATGCATTCACCAATAATTCATCCATGATTTTATACAGTCCAGGAACATACGTCACCGTCTCCAAATGAAAGGTATGCTCAACAGGATCCAACAGGTACATGCTTTCCGTGGAAGGTTCCGCACTTCCAATATACGTATCGGGAAGTTTGTAGATATGCTCCCGTTGCTCCAATTTCACGTACAAGTCTTGAATCGATTTTTTCGGCGGATTCATCATTATGTATAAAGAGGGGACTCTTCTTTATATCATTTTTTTTTTGTAACCTCAAAGAAATTGATTATAAATAAGTGTTTTGTGTCGTTGAGGAGAAGGATCGATGGGTTTTTCCATGGGGACGGGTAATTGACTTATATCCTCTCGAAAGCGCATGTACTGCTTGACGTTGGTGAAAATACGATCGATCGCGTAATTCACGACTTTTTCATTCAGGGCTCGGATTTGGTCCGTGATGGATTCTTCCACGCTGTGCCTGCAGAATTGCAAATACACGGACCGCATCACCAACGATAATTGAAGATCGTCCTGTGGAGCAATCAAGTACGCTCCCTTTGATCGATCGAACACGCCTTTTCGAATCGCGTTTTGGACAATCTGGATGTTCTTGGCGCTGAAATACGTCGCACTTAATACCGAAATTTCTTGGACGGAATAAAGCGCTTCGCGCGCGATTTGTCGGTCAGTTGGTAAAACCGTATCATCTTGGTACAATTTCGTATCCGCATAGTTTTTATCAGGAGACCACGTGATTCTTCCGTTTTTGTTTTTGTTGGTGGTGTTCGACGATGCCATTCTTTTTTTTCTGTTTGGTTGAGAAAATTATTTTCACTATAAAAATATTAATGTCTTCTGAATTCACCGATGTTCCTGCCTTGGAAGAGGGAATCTCTTTCTGGCAACGATACAAGATCGTATGCATCATTGTGAGCGTCTTTGTCGCTTTGATGATCCTTTACTACATCTACGCATGGTACGTTTCCTCGAAAAATGCCAACAAGACCGTGAAATTCCCGCCATGGGTCTCCCCGTGTCCCGATTACTGGACGGCCACAAAGGGAAATCAATGCACGAGGACGAAACCGAATGGTCCCGCGTCCTGTACGACCCTCCGCAATCTTCCGCCGTCCATGAAATACCCGAACGCCCAAGGATCCCCGACCGTGGATTTCACGAACGTGTCTGACGTCGATAAGTGCCATTGGGCGAATCAGTGCAACGTCTACTGGGAAGGCATCAGCGACAAACCGTGCGTGGCCTCCTCTTTCCCGTAAAAAAAAAGTATTTATAAATAAAAAAGATGTTCTATAAAAAAACGTTTCAAGAAATCATCGGATTCTTACGCCCTCTTTTATCGAGTTGGGATTTTACATACAACGACGACGATATTACTATAAAAAAAGAGAAGATAGAAATAAAATTTTCGAAAAATACGTGTACTTTAATTTACGATGGAACAACAAGACTGGAATATAGAAAAGAGACAGGCTCTACGACATATGTTCTTTATAGTGGTAATAACAGATTAATTTCAGGGGAGAACGTGAGTGCTTACGAGTCGTGGAATTTGTTCACCAAGACGCTTCATACAAGTGAATTACAGTCTTTTAAGCATTTACAAAGTTCAGATGATCAGGATTTACATAAAATCTCGACATTGTTTTTGGTGTATTTCATGAAGAAGTTCCAGACGTTTGATGATTTTCGAGTCCAAGAAGATGTGTATTACAGGTACTTGGAGAAATCCGACTTATCGTTCAATGGCCAGTGCCCACTGGCGTTTTTCTTGGCGTTATCGGGCGAATACTGGGGATTCACGCGAATGAATAGTAAAGAAGCGGTGAGTTTTGTCGTCATACCTAAAAGCAAACGAATTGGCATTTTTAACAACACGGCGGAAATGCAAACCCTCTTCGATTCGTCGTTTGAAAGGGACACGAAGAAGAAATTCGTCGAGTTTTATGATCCACATTTAATTTTCCAAAAATTTTCGTATGACGATCTGAAACATTCGGAAATCTTGTCGGTTGACGTTTTTAAGGAATATGTAGAGCATTTGAAAAGTATGTATCCTGATTTGAATAAGAAATCTTCCGGTAAAGAAGAACAAGAGGGGGAGGGAGAAGGAGAGGACGAGTCAGCACGTTGGGCTTTGCCTCCGGCTCGGTCAACACGTGACTATCAGCCTCCGTCACCTTTCTCAATGGGTAGGATAACTCCATTTCAGAGACACGGCACGCAAGCTTATGAATCGTTTACTTCTTCCAGTGTAGATCAGTCGCAATTTGTTACTGTAGGGGATAGGCCAGAATTTTTGTCGAACCCGCTTTCAAATGATTTAGGTTCTCAAAGACCGTATACAAGTATGTCTACGCCAGATTTTTTGTCGAACTCACCTTTTATGTCGAGTGGTTGGGGGAAATCCCGCACGCTGCAGGGTCCTCCAAGAACGTCATCAGGTGATGCTCCCTCACAAAGTGACGAATACAAAGAACACTGGGAATGTTTTAGAAATGCATTTCTGCAACATAAATCATCGTTAAAAGGCCTTACATCGGAAACGTACGACCAGGAACGGCTGCAAAAAACATGGGTACGAGGGAAATTGCAGACGGCGAAGAAATACGTCTCGCAGAAAATGGAAAGTATTGAGAAAAAATACGTGCCGACCATGCAGACGATGAAACGGACCTTGCAGAGCGCGAACGATGCGATCCAGAAACCCGTACGTGGAATTATGGATATGTTCCTTCCTACCAAAAAAAAAGCAGGAGGTGGTTTTGAATATGAAAAAGTAAAATATCTGAACGTGTACGGGAACTACCTGAATATCGAGGAGACAATCGATCGATTCGTAAAAGAGATACTTACAGGAATAAAACCGTTTGAGAATTTCATCGCGGAAGGGAGGATGTTGACGTACGATGGTGAAAAATACGCGTGTATCATGAAAAGCACCGTCGAAGAATTGGTTCGTGGATATTACGACATGGAATTCTACACTCGAGTGCAGGATTTGTCGTCGATTTTAGATAAAAAGACAACGTTTACTAACGTAGTAGATCACAAAACAATTGTTTTATATAAGCCAGATATGCAACCGAAACGTCGTCCAAGTGAAGGAGACAATGCCGACCAGCAATGGTACTACCTCATCGGTCACGAAGACTCCAAATATAAATTTAAATCCATCACGGGGAACGCCGCCAGTATGGTTTTATACGACGATTCTGACACAAATAATGCAGGAGACAAACAAAAATTAAGTTTTCAGACGCGACTCACCTATTTGATGGACGAGAGAACTGGCGTTTTCATGTCCCCTTATGATCAAAATACATATTACAATGATTTTTTGAGAGAGTTGTACTCGCTCCGATTGGAAACTTATAGAACCATACAGGACAGGTGTGCCCCCGATTCGGAAGAAGCCGATATTTATCATGACATATCTGAAATTAAAAAGAGGACGTCTTTTTCGTCTGCAGACGTATCGAAACTGCAAAAAATACTGGAAACACTGCAAGAACCACTGGAAACACTGCGAGGAACACTGCAAGGAGCAGCACTGCAAGAAACAATGCAAGGACCACTGCGAGAAACACTGCAAGGACTGCCAGAAACACTGGGACAAATACTGAGAGAACTGTCAGAAATACTGGGAATACTGATAAGACCGCAACAGGAACAACGACGAATATCAACAGAAGAAACACAGCAAACACTGTCAGTAATACAGGGACAAACGCAAGAACTTCGTACAATTAAAAATAATGTAGAGACTGATTATGATGTTAGGAATATAACGACAGCAAAAAGCCTACGAATGCTGATATCATTCACAAAAGTAGCCTATTCGCTACTCGATTTATGGATACATGTAAATACGAAGACGACGGAAGAAAATCCTTCTGGAGATGACAATACTAAATTTAAGAAATTGGAATATCATGTACGACTACTTTTTTTTTTAGAATAAGAGCGAGTAATGTTCACCACCATGAAACGTCGAGTATTCCAATTCCAGCAATGCACCCGCAAGTCCCTTTACCCAATATATACACCATGAAACAACAACCACCAACCACAGTGAAAAGTTGGCCGTCGTTCACACCAATGTCGCGAAAAAAAGGTGATACATTCCTGCATCATCCTTTTCCGTCTACACACCCAAGATCTATACGTTCACAACCATATCCGTCAATAACGTCGGAGGATTCGAAATATGGTGCTTCGGATGCCGAGCGAGATGAACAAAAATCCCCACACGAATGGTCAACACAACAACACTCCCAAAGACCCATTACAAATGAATCGCCGCCGAAAATTTATGGAGAATTACAACCATATCCGTCAGTCGTCGATCATTCTCGTTCGGCGGAAGCGCAATCAAAAGCGATACAACCAAAAGTTCAAGATGCATTGGCGGATTTAGATAAACCCATTTTTGAGTCAATGGGAAAACCCTCCACTTCCCATAGACAACATGTACCCAGTTCACTAAGTGCCTCATCACAAAGTTTAATGACACAAGTAGATGGACAATTAAATCAAGGGTCGTCATCAACACCACAAATATCTGATTTGGAAGAATCCTTGTCAAACGCCTCTGGCCATACAGAAAGATCAAAGGTGGATGAAACTCGTTTGCAATCGATAGGGGATGGATCCAATTCGAGCAATTTGGACACTTCGGTCGGTACAGGTGAAAGTCAAGTAGATGGACAATTAAATCAAGGGTTGTCGTCTGTTCATGGACATGGAACATCATATTCAGCTAATTCTACCGCTTCCTCTTCATCGAATTCCCCACAAATAGGAGTTTCGCAAGAAGGACAACGGAGTTCCGTCTCCGATTCGTCGTCAAGTACACAAGAACGACCGAGTTTACAACAAGGATCATCTTCGCCACAGAATTCTACCCCCGACCTATATCAAATTGTCAATTCCTCTACACCCGAAGTTGATCCACAAGACGATCAATCCCATGATAAGCCACAAGATATGCCAAAAATATGTCAAGAATTACAGGAGATAGATAAATCATCAAAGTTGAATTCTCAAGATCAATGTCATGAAAAAATGAAAAAAATTGTAAAAAAACTCACACTCAAACGTCAAAAACAATACTTGGTTTCCGATGAAATATTGCAAAAAACTGATTTATATACAACATATCAGACTCTCAAAAACCTCAAAACAAAAACATCAGGAATGGATGACCATGATATATCGTCATTAAATATATTTGATGAAACTTCAACGACAGACGCTCCGAGCAGTGCGCAATTGGATGGTCCGAGGAATGCACTAAATCAAGCTCGCCCATTTCAAAAACCAAAAACAACAGAACCGATTTTATGTCAAATATTACTTTCTTCTAAAACTACCGATTACATTAAACATTTAAATAAAAACACAGAGTGCAAAAGACGGGTAATAGCAGGATGTATAACAAAATTAAATGAATTAAATATTAACATAACAAATGACAAACTCCAAAGTTACACAGATGAACATCTTAAAGAACTCTACGAGCTTTTACATAGAGAGGACGTCGCTGATAAGAGATCAGAAATTCACACACTGTTGGATTTAGGTCTACATATATCAGGCGTACTGGATCCTCATCATGCAAAAAAAAAAAGTGATCCACCCACTATGAATCCACAAGAACCTGTAAAAGACTCCCAAGGACTCGCTACAAGTGTCTCGCCGAAAATGGATGGACCATTACAATCTGTCAATCAACATAATGCAGAAGGAAGTGATCCACCCACTATGAAACCACAAGAATCTGTAAGTGGTCAATTAAATGATGTCCCTGCCGTACAACACACAGCGGATCTATCACAACAAGACTCCCAAGGACCCGCTACAAGTGTCTCGCCGGAAATGGATGGACAATTACAATCTGTCAGTCAACATGATGGTAACGAAGGACAGACAGTATATGACGATGTCTCACGCTCTTTTTATACTGCGTCATCTAACCCGACAAGTCAGAGTCTCCCCAGCGGACAAGGTGATGATGAAGACTCTTTACATACTGCGAGATCTAACCCGAGAAGTCAGAGTCTCTCCAGAGAACATAGTGATGCCACGTTCACCGATGACGGTGGTTCACCACATACCAGTAAATCTCGCTCAAGTAGTCAACGTGACGATCAAATCCGTTCTATCACACGTGATCAACGCAGTGAAATTCCCACCAGTACCAAGATAAACCATGAAACGTGTTTGGACAGTATTAACACATTAAATAATAGTAAAATGGAAACAACTATAGAGTCTGAGATGAAATCGTATCCGGATCTGGGTTTATATAAAAAAAAAATTTATAATATATCCTTTCTTGAGAATAGAACAGATGAAGAGATGTGTGCTTTAGAGGATACATTATCTAAATTAAGTAAAAAAAGAGGAAAACCAGAGGATGTTATAAATTTTACGAAAACAGTTGAAGACAACTGTTCATCGAGCGATATCGCCGAATATTGCAAGGAAAATAAGAAAACACACGAAAGGGAAACATCATGTATTACCAAAATAAGGACCGAACTTAAAAATAAGATGCGATTATCATGTAAGACATTACAATCGCACCCAAGACCTACAAGAACTGGTGTTAGTCATAGGAAATTAAGTACATAATTTTTTTTTTCTTGGTGGATAGTATATGCGTCAAACCAAACGTCAGACTAAACGTCACCGTCGTTCTCGTCGTCTTTTTTTTCGAGGCGGTTCGGGTGATTGCGAAACATTAGCAAACTATAAAGACTATCATTCTAAATATATCAGTGCAACTAAAAATGAGGCAGAGTGTAAGAAAGTAATCGAGATAAACAAGAAGAAATGCGAAACGTTGCGACAAAAATTAGTCGAGAACGACGAAAAAGCCGAACAGTTTTTGAAAGAGAAAATGCATCAGTATTTATTCGGAGACGATTATTCGAAATGTGATGAGTATTTAAAGAAATTTGAGGAGATTCAATAATGCGCGTATTGTCGTTCGACGTCGGAATTCAGAATTTAGCGTACTGTGTGTTAGAACAATCCGAAAGTTCCACTCCTGTGGACATTCTGGAGTGGGACGTGGTGAATTTATTGGAGAGCGGGGACGGGGACGGGGACGGGTCAATGTATCATCGGATCTCCAAAGCGAAAAAGGTCGAATTGTTGGCCTTGTGCGAAAGCAACGCCATCGAGTCGCCCCCCGCCACGAAATCGACCGTTCCCGAATTACGCAAACTGTTACTTTCATGGTACAAAAAACAGTACGGGAGTAGTAGTGTGAAAAAAAAGAGCGATATGGAAACGCTCGCTCGACGCATGTACGGTTTCTTATCGACCGAGAGATTTGAAAAAAAAGGAATTCAATGCGTCGTGATTGAAAACCAGCCGTGTTTGAAGAACCCACTGATGAAATCAATGCAGATGTTGTTGTATAGTTATTTCATCTACCAGAAATATGTGGTGGAGGAGGATCTACAAATCAAGTTCGTGTCGGCCATGGCCAAATCGAAGTTTTTCGTCCAAAAAAAGAAGACGTTGTCGTACAAGGAAAAAAAGAAGCAGGCGATCGAAGCAACGGAGGCGATTTTTGCAGAGGGGAAGGTGAAGGTACATGAGCGATGGTGTACGAAATCCACTAAGCAGGACGACCTTGCGGATTGTTTCTTGCAAGGATTGTCGGTGATGATTTAAAGTTTATTTGTTCGGTAAAGATTTATGGATATTAGTAATTTGATTTTAGAATCTCCTTCCACCACTGCCACCACCGATGCATCCAATACCACGACGACCGTGAATATCACGAAATTAGATTCCTCCTCTTCGACGGCACCGTTTGAGACGGTGGTAGTTTCTCCACCTCCTCCAACCTCTCCGACCAACAAAGTGATTCCCTTGGACGATTTGTCCATGTTAGCGGATGAGAGTAAAATGAAACCCCAGCAGTCCTTGATGTCGTCGTCGTCGTCGTCGTCGTCGCCGTCCCCGTCGGATCTTCAGATCAGTCGAGAAACTGCACCAGGTATCAAGAACTCCATTTTAGTAGATGACGATATTTTCTCGGTGTCGACGTCTTCATCATCGTCCGCCGTCGCATCGTCAACCGTGTCGAAACCCATCGAAATTCAAGAACTTAAATTGGAAGATGTCTTGAAAAACAACCCAGTCCAATTCCAGATTTCCAATGACCCCCCGCCTTCCCTAAAACCGCCATCGACGGGCGTTGAAACCATTATGGCGACACCTTCCATGGGGACCGCGACGACCACGACCGCGACGACGACGACCGCGACAAAGACGGCCACGGTAACATCTATCGAAGACATTGTGAAAGAAAAGCAGGATCTTCTTTTTCGTTTGGAGCGATATTCCAAGAAAGGCGTTCCTATCAGTCGACGGTATTCCATGGCGTCTTCGGTGGAGGAAATCCGTGAAGAGTTTCAGCGAATTAAATCCCAGAAGGATTTAGATAATAGTGTACGATTCCAGCGAAAGATCATGATGGCATTTGTATCGGGCGTCGAATTTTTGAATACGAAATTCGATCCATTTGATGTTCATTTGGACGGATGGTCGGAGAGCGTGCACGAAAATCTGGAGGAGTATGATGAGATCTTTGAGGAATTGCACGAGAAATATAAAGAAAAAGCCAAGATGGCGCCCGAAATTAAACTCCTCATGAGTCTTACGGGGAGTGCGTTCATGTATCATTTATCCCAATCCTTGTTCAAGTCGGTGCTTCCTTCTCCACAAGATATTTTGAAACAGAATCCCGACTTAATGCGCCAGTTCGGTCAGGCTACGATGAATTCCATGAATCAGAGTACTTCAGGATTTAGTCAATTCATGAGTAATGCGATTCCTCAGAAATACAAAGAGGATGCTCCGCGACGAGAGATGAAAGGCCCGAGTGATTATCACAATGTCTTTTCGTCCACGACGACGGCCGAACAACAACAACAACAACAACGACGTGTGTCGAACGTCCAGCCCGCGACCCAACAAGACGCGACGTCTTTTGCCGAACAAATGAAAAACATTGAAATTAACGGCAAGAAACCACCTCCACCGACACCTTCCCCCCAACCATCATCGACCTCGACACCAATAAATATTGTTTTGTAAAAGACATAAATGAAGAATGATGAAACGTATAGTATGGCGTCGGAGATTCAGCAGAATTTCAATTCTTTGAATCAAGAAGCGAATTATCCTAATATTTTTTCGACTGTTACCCATACCGTGGATGTGATGGATCAAGCACGCGCAGTCCTGTTTTCAGGGAAAGATTGCCGAGGAATCGACAAAGTTCTTGGAAGTCGTTATTTCCTTCCCGCAGGGAAATGTGGTGCATCCAGCGATCCGCCTTGTATTAATCAAGACAGGTATCTTTATTTAGATAATATTCCGAAATCGACGTATCCGTGCGTCGATGCGTCGCAACCGTATGACAGAACATGTGATCAACAAGGGAATAATGGCATTTTGCCAGGATTGATTCAAGATGTTATATCGATCAATCCTTTTGAGATGTGGCAAAGTGCCAAGGGGAAAGGGTCGGTGGTGAATGATCGATGTATTCTTCGTTCCGAACCCGTGGGGCACATTTCTCTGGACGGGACGCAAGATTTCATTACGGAAACACGGTGCTCGCCCGCTCCTGCACCACTTATTTGTAATATCGTGGTCGAAGAATCTTTCACGAATCCGAGTCGTTCTCCCCAAATGGTTGTATGGATTCTCTGGTTTATTACAATACTTTTTTTATTTTATAAGATATGTATCAAGAGCATGTGAACGAGACGCGTGAGTTCAATGACCAAGCACGACGAACGAATCTTTATAATCAAATGAAATGCCCCGATCTCATCGGAAATCTCAATAATGTCAGTTATAACTCTTTGACGAAAATCATCAATAATATTCAATCGTATGGTATCTCCTATCCTCTTTCGGGATGGAATCCCGATGTAAAGTCGTCTGGATTAGATGAGACCCAATTCTACCGAGGTCCAGATTATAGTTTATCGTCCAATTTCTTTGAGAAAATGGGGACATGCGATCCGTCTACCAGCGAACCAGTGTGTGCGAACCAAGATCGATATGTGTACATACGAAATATCCCGACAGGATCGATTCCCTTTTTCAATAATGTGAGTTTTCAGGGATTAACCGGTTGTAATTTAGAAGGATTGACGGAATCACGAGGCATCTTGAATGGTATATTAGAAGATGTCAGCGATCTCCAACTTAAGGATATTATGGATGCCTACGGGAAAAAAGGGAATTATGGAACCAGTCAATGTAAACTCATGACGTTCCCTGTCGGGAGTCATATTTATGATGATAGAATGAAAGATAAAACGTGGAAACCATTGTCCCGATGTACCTCGTCATGGTCTAATTTGAAACCAGCCACGGATGGGAGGTCTCAGTTATATCCTGGTGCGAGTTCTTTGCAACAGGTGGAATATTTTACAAATCCTTCTTCTTGTACCACCAAAAAGATTCTTTTTGTTTTCTTAGTATATGTTATCTTCATCATCGCCATATCCGCCTATTATTCGTCAACTACGATGTCCTAAAGGCCCTCAAGACGTTTCCTCCACCGACTTTGCCAGTCTTCACGAATTAAGCGATCGATTAAGTGAAGCAGGTGGATATTTATTAGGTACGTTGATCACGGGATCGGGGAGCGCGACCGATCAAGACCGATTAGATCAATACGGATTAAAAACGCCTTTCCAATGGAAAGATCGTGTTCTGGGATCCAATTATTTCTTGCAATCGGGGAAATGTTCCGCCGTGGGAGGATCTCCTGTCTGTCGTGGCCAGCCTCGTTATTTGTACATGCGAAATATTCCTACCATTAAAAGCACCAAAGGGATGATCAGTGGATTGACCCAAGATGTCGTCGATGTCGCCGATGTGGTCTCCTTGACCACGAACGTGTTCACACCCTGTGTCGAACAGACGTTACCTGTCGGGAGTCGTTTCTATGATACGATTCCATACCCCTCTAAAGAAGCTTTTTTGGAACACCGTCGACAATGTTACAAGGATTGTGAAAGGTCGAACCAAGATTCCATAGAACGTATGAATTGTTACAAACAAAACTGCGAAGGCGGATGGTGGGAAGAGACGCGATGTAGTCCGAATCCGAAAACGTGGATGGGGAATAATGTCGCCCGTGAAAAAAACTACAACATCCCCGTGAATTTCTTGTTTCGTGAAACGTTTACCGATGTTTCGTTTTCTGGAAATCCGAGCGTTCGCGTTCATTGGATTTTTTTCGTCTTTGTTTTTTTTTCTTTTTTGATTAATATGAAGCATTCTTCTAAATTAGTTGCTGGAGCAGTAAAAACGTCTTCTTCGTGGATCGAATCGTTGTTTTACACCAATTGGAAGTCCATGTTCGAAAATCGAGATATTATGTTTTATCTGTGTAGTCTCATTATTGTGATTTACATCGCCGTGGCGAAACCAGAAAACACGCCTTCGATGTTTAGCTCAATGTGGTTCCGCGTGTTTATTTTTGTATTTGTATGGCTTGTGTCGTTGCATGATCCTGTATTAGGCGTACTATTTGGATTGTCCATGGTATTATCGATTACTTATAGTATCTTGAATGAAATGAATTATTATTCGTCTCCCGATCTTCAATCCATTAACAAATGCAATGAATCCTTTGATCCCTCTTCTACGTCAATGACTTCCAAGGCGACGACCACGTCCACGACGGCAATACCCACTGCCTCCCATCATCAAGAACCGTCGGGATGTACGTCATCAGGATGTATCACGAACAAAGCTTCCCCTGTGAACGAGGAAGAATTCGATCAATATATTCATGCAAATGTGTCATCTTATTGAAGAGACGGAAACACGGAAGGCAACGGAGGGATTTTGGTTTGATAATATGTTTCAATGGTTCGTAATTGTTGGATGTCATAATGTGTGATGAAATTGATTGCCAATCCTTTTCGGCCATACCTCCCTGTTCGTCCGATACGATGAATATACGATTCAATTTGAGTGGGAAAATCATAATTGATGACCAAGGACACTTGTTGCACATCAATCCCACGGCATAATAGATCCGTTGTGATCAAGACACGAATATCACCTTTACGAAAGAGTCTCATATGTTGACTCCTCTGTGTGAAATGCAGTCGCCCATGAATGCATTCGCAGGGAATTTCTTGATGATCCAATTTCCGTTTCAAGATCTCCGAGGATCGGACGGAATTACAGTAAATCATCATTTGATGGATGCACATGCTTGAGAAAAGGTCAATTAAAATATCAAATTTGAACGAGTCCTTTTCGACATCCACGTAAAATTGTTGGATTCCTTGTAAACTAAGTTCGTCTTTAGGAACGAAAATATGTTGTGGGTTATTCATAAATTTGGAGGTTAGTTCTAACATGGCGTCTGTGACCGTGGCGGTATATAAGCCACAAAACAATTCACGAGAATCAATTTTCTGATAGATTTGACGAAATTGGTCGGAAAAATCATTTGATAGAATTTGATCGGCTTCGTCCAACACTAAATATTTAATCGTTTTTGTATTGACGTATCCATCTTCTAATAAATGAATGATTCTTCCAGGGGTGGCGATAATGATTTGTGGATTTTTTTTTAAATCACGAATATTGTTTTGGATGTGATCTCCACCTACGATTAATGCAATTTCTAATCCATGAATATGACCTCCGATTTGACTCATGACGGTTTTTATTTGGGATGCTAATTCTCGCGTAGGTGCGAGTAAGAGTGCTTGTGTAATTTTCTGTGTTTCATCGATATTTTGAAGTAAGGCGATGGAAAACGTGGCGGTTTTCCCCATTCCCGATTGCGCTTGCGCGATAATATCTTGGCCTTTTAGGAAAGGGACGATGGCCAGTTGTTGGATCGTACTGGGTTTTTCGAATCCGTACGAAATAATGCCACGCATTAGATCTTGTTTAAGATCCATCTCTTCAAAAGAAGTATAAGATGGTGTATCGGTTGAAATTTCATTCATTTATATCATTAAAAGAATTTTATTTTTTATATCAAAAAAAAATTTATTTCGGTTGGATAAAAGAGATGTGTGATACCTTTTATGAGAACGCTTTTAAATTGGATCAATTATGTAACGGCCATGTTCGATATAGTCCAGATGGAAATATTGTTCTACGTGGGAAATTGATCTCTCCCGAATCAACCCCTGAAACCACTATGATTTTATATTGGGCGGCGAATCCTCCAAATTTTCGATCCAGTTTTTCAGGATCAGGATTACCCTATCCCAATGCGATCGTTGCATATGAAAATACCACGAATAAAGGCGTGGCCAGCGTGCATTCCGATGGGACTTTTGAAATTCGATTTCGATTTCCCAATGCATATTATGCGAAACTGGGTACGGAGTTCATCCGTCCTCATTTGAATATTCAAGTGAATCGGGGTAAAGTGTATACTGTACCATTAGGTGAGGGAGTCCCGTTTCGTTTTTTGACGTACCCCCCTTATGTACCGGAAGAGGAGACTATCGTCGTAGAATCGGCCGAGCAACAATTACGTAAACGCGGATATCCCGAAACGTATCGTGAGTATTATCTGCGTTAAGATGATATAAGCTTTTTTCCCCCATTAAAAAAAAAACAATGAAATTTACGAGCATCCTTTTTTTATTTTCAATCATCATCATGTCGGTTGGATTTTATTTCGTGTATATGAATCTTCGTCGAATGGATCACAAAATCGCACAATTATCATTAATGTCTGATGGTATTATTCGGAATACGGGAACAGGAGGGGCAGGGTCGACTGCTTTACCACCTCCAACATGCATTACAGGAAACAATGAGATCGATTTCGACAATTTAGCCACAACGAATGCATGTGTCTTAGATCAACGTGAGATGTTTCATCCTCCTCCTGCTTTGACGAGATCGACACCGTCCTCTACGGTACCTTCCGCCATGATGGGTGGTGGGTCTTCGTTTTTTGAATCGATTCTTCAAAATGTTCTCGGTTCGGTATCAGGAGGGGCAATGGAAATTTTTGCAACTACCCATGAAGAAGACGATGAGGGAGAGGACGACAACCACGACAAAGAAGCAGAACCATCCGCACCCACGGTTTCCATTATCATGACATCCATCATCGAAGAAGAAGAAACAGAAGATTCTGGACGCGTCGAGGAAATTGAAATAATGGACGATTCTCCATCCGATCATCTCGAAGAAGAAGAAGAAGTGGAAGTGGAAGATAAAGATGAAATAGCAGCAGAGACAGCGGAACAGGTTGTGATAACAATCGAGGGTGACGATGACGTCGTCGAGGGTGCAAGGACTTCCTTGGAAGAATTGAATGATATGACGGTGACGGAACTACGATCCATGCTTCGTGTCCGTGGTTTAATCACAACGGGCAAGAAATCCGAGTTGATTGAACGATTAAGTGTTTGAAAAAAAATATATCATGTTATTATTAAAAAATGTCTGATTGTACTAAAAGTAGTGACAATAAATATTTCGAATGTCCAGCGAGAATGTCGGATGGACGTCATTTTACCGATTACCGACCTTCGTGTGATGTAGAAACCTCGTTCTTGAAACAAAATAATTTTTCGGATAATGGTTCGTATCGAGCGTATTTGATCAATAACGCAACCACGATCATGTCAACCAATCGCATGTATGCAACCACCATGACAGAATGTCCTCCATCCGTAAATGGTCCAACTCCCATTCCTCCTTTTGAATTAACGGAATCATGTACCGATCAGAGTTGTTCTTTTACAAAGACGCACGAACCGTATGGTATTGGAATCGAAAACCAAACGACGTATATGCCATTACAATTTGAACCTCCTCGTGTCACTTCCAACACTACTAACCAAAAAAATGTATGTGTCTCGGAACTTGAAAAATATAACGAACACCCTTATCCGACGAATGTTATGTCCATTGCTTCAGGATTTAAATTATCTTAATTTTTATTCGGAAGGGGCACTGCATCCTTTTTTTTCAACAGGGGTCACATCCACTTCATATTGATAAACAATCGTTTGGCCTTGGATGTTTCTTTCTACTGGAGTTTCTAATTTAATGACTTTACCGACATATTCATAAATATGATTTTTTTTACTTCCTCCTTTGGTAAGTTCAATAATGGAAAATTGAACAGGGTCATTCAGTGGAAGGATATCATCTCTGTACATGCTCATGAATATTTTTTTCGCGGCAGCAACGGGACTGGATTTCCCAGTGATTCGCGCTCTGACATAGTTGGAAGCAGTCCATAGGGAATGATTGATGCTATGAATTACGAAACTTCGCATTCCTTCTCTGTCAGCGTTTTTAGGACTTAGATAAGTGAGCGGTTTAGGATTAGACATTTTTTTTATAATAATCACCGAGAAAAAAAATCCTGATAGAGTGTTAAATTCCCTTTATGATTTATTTGTTTGTATTTATCGTTTTTATGATAATCATCCATTATCGAGTGTTTTTCGAATCATTCGAGACCCATGAAGCAGAGAATGGGTCATGTAGTCCACCACCACCACCACCACCACCGTCTTCGCAACCGCCAACGACTATTAATAGTTCCATCATCGGCAAATGTCCAGAATATCCAGATTTACGAAAATACGTGCTCAAGAGCAGTTTACTGCCATGCCCTTCTTTACCAGAATGTCCGCCTTGTAATTGCACTTCTACAACAACCACAATCGAAAAAAAATGTCCTGATATCATCATTCAAAATCCTACGACAACAACGACTGCCACAGCACTATTGCCCCCTCCTACGAAAAAAAAATGCGCCATACCATCATCATAATTGGACTTCCCATGGTAAATTACAGAGAGGACATACATAACGCGTTTGTAACCATTTTTGAATACAATATTTATGAAAGACGTGGTTACATTTTCCTTTCCATACGGCGAAATAATCGTCTTTTTTTTCATAATGATTGGATTCGTATCCAATGGCCGGATGGTTTAATGACTCTCGGCATATAGCACAATCTTCGTGAAGAAACGTATATTTCCAATACCCAATTGGTTTAATCCATTTGACGGACATTTTTTTTGTTATTTGTACCAAAATTTTATTTAAATCATCATTTGTGGAAATAGTCATTGAGAGATTGACTGGCTTCTTGGGACAAGGATTGGATATCTTGAAGAATCAGTTGTTGATACAATTTGAAGCCCATAAAGACGATGGCAATAATAAGAAATAACAAAAAAAGAATCGATAGGACGAAATAAATATGGGTTCTCCTATAATCGATTTTGTATTGTTCCGTAAGTTGTGTATTCGAGCCTAAGGCTTGTTTTTGTTGTTGAATGGTCTTTGTTTGAGATTGTAAACTATCTTTCAATTGAAGCGTGGATTGAAAGTTCATGGAATTGTATATGTTATTAATATCCGACTCGATGAATTCGTTGTTGGCATATAATTGTTGAGCAATGGAAATCAATTGGTTATTTTTCTGAACCAACTCATCTTGGGAGACGCTGGAGGGATCGTCTTGATGTCTTTGATAGAGAATCAAATATTCTTGAAGCAACGAGGAAAAAGTATCTCGTATCGAATTGAGTTTTTCATTTCGAACATCGCGGTACGTCATGGTGGTTGTCATACTTTTTTTATTTGTTGACAGATTTTTTTTGGATTAGATCATAGATCTGTACGCCGAGACAACCGACCAAAAGAAGACTTAGACATAGCATGATCATGATGAAATTTCGTCGTTTGATCGGGAATGAAAATACATATGGAATACCAATATCAATTATGTCGGTGGATGTTTCTTCGCTTTGAAGATCGAGGGACGTATTCTGTTGTAAAAACGCGGTAAGCATCTCTTGTTGTGTGGCTAATAGATTCTGTTGTGTCTTTAGTTTTTGATTCAAATCTTGAATCGATGCATGGTTTTTATAGATGAGTCGGTCGGCATTTTGTACATTTGTTTGATACGTTTTCATCGTTTGTTGGGTTGTGTTTAAGGTATCACAGTATTGACCCCCCAGAAGAGTATTCATTCCAGAAATAGACGTCAGTGGAGATAGTTGGTTGGAATTCCGATAAATGGCATCTATTTTTTTCACAATATTCGGACAATTCTTGCAAATCGTAGATGAAGGATCGGATGAGCAATACCTACTATTTTTACATATGGTATCTCCGTCAAGCGTTTGATTAGGGAAAATCGATTGTTTTTCTTGAAATTGGTGAAACGATAAAATCTTGGGAGGTGGAGTACACATTTTTTTTTTTACATGTTATCCAGTATTATTTATTTAGTTGGAATTAATGCATAATCTGTATTCAATCCAGTTGCTATCACACCATCACCGGTTCTTGTCCAACAATATTTTTTTGCTGGATTAAATGTAGCTCCAGAACATTCAGGGGAATTAGCACACATGTTCTCACATTCTTCTTGTGAATTTACGGTTCCTTCAGATAATCTACCAGTGCCCCACCATGTTCTTCCTTGCAAAGCTGTAAATAAGGAGGGTTGGTCAGAAGAACATGTCGTTGTGGTTGCCGTTGGGGTTGTCACAGGATCTGATGGAAGGGGGGGAGGAGGAGGGAAATTGAAATCGGTTTTTTGGAAATAATACCGTTTGCGATAGATATGGATTAAAATACTAAGATGGATGATCCAAATCAAAAAAACCAATACAGAAAAAAACACGAACAGAACTCTCACTATTTTATTTTTAAGGAGATAAGCACCGACAAGAAGGAGAAAGAGGATCGAAAAATAGACATTGGTCAATGTGATACATTTGGATTTCACTTTCAGTTTGTAGTATCCTTCTTTGGCGATATCAGAGTTCCTTATGGACGTCATCAAGTCCGTATTAATATTTCCGAGTGTTTGATCATTATAGGACAGAATATCCGATTGTAATGCTTGTAGATGGGATTGTTGGGAATCCATTTTCAATGCGATATCATGATGGACTGTGTTTTGATTATATTTTTCCATCATCACTCGCATGATTTCTTGTCGATCGTTTTGTAAAGAAGATAATTGATTGACGAAGTTTTGATCAATACTGGAATAGGTCGGATCTTCCATCGTAACGATTTGATTCCAAACACGCCGTTCGTCTTCTTGGTATGTTTGGATTGCATTCGTAATATAGTTATATCTTTCTTGTAATTGAGCCAGCGTCATTTGATCATTAGGTGGTTGTGTCATATTTTATTTAGTTGACAATAAAATATTTTTTGTAAACATAAAGACCTACGACCGCTACGACTAACATCCAGAATAGAAAGAATAAGACTTTACTGTATGTCATAAGTGTGTTTGAATAACCAATAAAGAATCGAGATCGACGTTGTTCGGTGGTTTGAGTTTGTTGCAATTGTTCAAGGAGGACTTGGTTTTCGCTAATTTTATTAGTCAAAAACGAAAACCATCCTTTTTGTAATTCCAACATGAACGTTTGGTAGGACTGTTGTTTGGTCTTGAGATCTAATTCTTTCAACAAAAACGCCAAGGTCTGCAAAAAAGTTTGATTTACTTGGAGAATTTGATTTTGATATTGATCTTTTAGTTGCTGTAGATACCAATCCGTAAAAAAAGTAGGTTTGGATGGGTTATTCAGAGAAAAGATATATTGACGATTCACCGTATTGTCAAACTGGATCTGATCAATATTCTGTAAATCATTCCACTCCGTTTGAAGTTTCTGGAAGGCGTCATTTTGAGTTTGATATCGACTATTATCAATGGTCGTCGACTCGAGATTCGTATTCAATTGTGCATTGGTCGCAACAAAGTCATTATATGCATTCAAGGCATTTTGCTTTATTTTAGTGTATTTAGGATCATCTGGAATAGATTTTAGCAAAGCTGTAAAATCCATGGATTTCACCCGATCCCAGATTATATTCGTAAAGGAAGACATAATTATTTAAAGGGGGTAATATTTTTTAAAAATCGTCTAATGTCGATGAATGGTCGGTTTGGATTGGTCGTAGAGAGTATCCTTTCCACCCTTTTTTCTTGAGACAAATATTTCCCAATCGGTTCTCAATAGTTTCTTGGAAATCGTTCCTCTGAAAGGCGGCAAAATTGTTAATTTTACACCACGAAATATATCTCGAATACAAATCAATTAAAAACAAAACGGATTTCGAGTCTTCCATAATATGTTCTTGAAGGAAATCGCTCATGATATCATTTCGATTTCGATATTGATTGGTAACATCGATAACTTCGTGTGGTTCTTGAATACCAGGCGCGATTCCGAGTGATTCATCACCTATCTTGTACCATTTATAATATTGGGTGAGGATCCAAAAGAAGCCTTCTTTCCATGATCTCAGTTTTTTACTTAATTCGAGATCTTGGTGGAATTGTTCAGGATCTTCGGGATCAGGATGTTCGACGAATTTCGAATTAAAACGCACTACGCGAATTCTTCGCCAAGTTCCTCCATCATCAGGAGGAACGCGAGGAAGATGGTTACATGCTAAAATCATTTTGAATTGAGGTTTATATTCAATGGGTTCTTTATGCAAACTTCTGGCATAGATCGTATCTCCTCCCGTTAATTCTTTCATTCGACCGACTTGTAGTTTTTCTTTTTCGTTGGGTTCTTGGATACTCACAAAACGTTTTCCTTTTAACCGAGCCAATTCAGGAGACGCAGCATTGGACGCGGGACGTTGTTGCGTAATCACGGTGACTGGTAGGGACCCACAGTATTCTCCCATGGACAGTTGAAATAATTCAATCAGTTTGCTTTTTCCATTTCCGCCCGATCCTACCCATATATGAAATTTTTCGTTTCCCGTATTCCCATCAATGAAACTCCCCAAGAGAGTAAGAACATAATCACGAACCTCTTTGTTCGGAATGACTTGTGCAATGAACCCCATAATGTCTTGGATAGTCGGAGATTCCCATGTGTAATCGATATATTCATTCATGGTGGTCATGGATACGAAATCTTCACATCGACCTTGACGCATGGTAAAGGTTTGTAGATCATACACTCCGTTTTTCATGCCAATCAAATAAAGATTACTATCCAAGATTTCTTCAAAGTTTTTTTGTTTATTTTCATCATCCTCGGAATTCCAATAAAACTGTTCGGCCGCTTCATCCAATAACGTATTTCGGAATTTGATATTGCGTAATTTTTCCGCAATGTTATGGGAGTTGAGTGCTAATTTCAAATAACGTTCTTTGGCGACTCCGTCATCGGTCTTGGCATGGAAACTGTGGTATTTCATGGACATTTTGTTGAAAATATCGTACACATCTTCCGCAATCATTTGTCGTAAACTAACCCCTTTATCGCTTAAAAACCAACGATGGTTCCTATATTCCCACCAAATTTTATGACTATAGGAAGAACAAACGAAATGATAGGAATAGAGTTTACGTATCACCTTTACTATATAGAAAGAGACATCATCCCAGCTTGCTTTTTTCTTTGAATTTTTATCCAATGTGTTGACAGGACTTAGATTGATACAGCATTGACGAATTTCATATTCCAATGATTGACGAATGAGTTGGTGATAATGGACAGGATTATCCTGTTTTACCCACATATGAAGGGTTCCGTGACTTAATCCATGTGGCTTCATTTTATTCCATTCTTTTTCACATTCCATAGAAGCCGATTCTCGATATTGGTCACTTTTCTCGGAGAACTCGATCCATTTTTCTTTCAAGCGAAAATCGATATTATACAAACACCATCCCACCTCGATCCACTGTTGGTAATTTTCGGCGCGTTGAGGATCTAATAAATCCACCAAGGAACATACAAAATTAAGATCGTCACAAATCGTTTTATTAGGATCGGTTGTTGTTTTGACAATGGTCTTTTTCTGTTCTTTTTTATAATATTCAATGTAACTTTTTCCAAATTCGGTCAAGTCCGAAAGATCCCCAATAGACGGTTTTTGAATGGATAAAATTTCGACAAGTCGACGATGATTGAAATAGAAATCTTTCTTTTCTTCGATGGTAAATGATCGTGCTTGATATTTACTAACATCCCAGATTCCTGTCAACAAGTAAGGTTCTTTGTCTGGTTTACAACTACCGTACATCATCCATCCATTTCTATAGATCACCGAGGAATCAAGAACATCTTCCAATGGATTGTCAATTGTCCCATGCAAGAATTCGACAAGAGAGCGCATCTCTTCAATCAATTCTTCACGCATAATGTATTGAATATCGGGTTCCGTGATGATAAACGGAAACATGATATGTAGTCCATCTTTGGTGGAAGAGGATGCATGTTGTTTTTCCATCACAAAAGCCATACGTTGTTGTTCGTGTCCAATATCAATATATCTTTCAATGATAATCATCCATCGAACAAGAAATTCTTGGATAAACTGGTTGGAATAGATGTGTGTTTCGGAAAGGTCATGGAATTTGAAATCTAAATCACACACTAATGGTCCGTAAGGCTTATGCATTTCAATCAAGGATACAGGATTTTTTCTTTGAAACACTTCATGGGTATAGTAATTGAAGAAATCGTTTTGTTCAGCTTCTTCGATGCAATATTTTCCACGATAATCACCCATTCCAACAATATTGAAGGGACGATTTTTTTCTTTCACTCGATGTTTTTCCATAAATTGAAGAAAAGTATCATGGGAAGTGTTCATGCTATAATAATTTGATATTGACTTTTTTTTTAAGTCTTTGTTTATTAAAAAAAAAAATTATGCGCTAAACAAGGTTTTATCGAGATAAATCATGTCTTTGAGACGAATAAATTCATATTTCATGGCATTGATTTTACGTTTGATGATAAAAGGTAGTTTTTTCTCTGTAAATTCTCGTTGAAAAATTTTATAAATGTCTTGATTCGTATCTACGATAACATATGGAATAGCACCCGCGGCTAATTGTTGTAGACGGATACTTTTGATTTTCGTGTATTCATATTTTGAAAGAAATTTGTACTGAACACGTTCATCTTGTGAAGCATGATAGACACTTTGTTCCACGGAATTACTAAATTTTGTCAGGTCATTAATCGTGAAATCGGAAAAGTCATCTATTTCAAGGGGGTCTACATCACCATCATCTTCTGGTTCGACATCGAATAAATTTGGATTTCTTGACATAATGTTTGTGTATTATATTGTAATACCATCATTTTTTTATATGGGGGTGAGTCTTTTTTCAATTAAATCCCATTTCTTATTCCCCGTCACAGAAATTGTTTCACATGTAAGACAAATGTAAATAAACTTTAATGGTTCTGTAGAATAACGAATATATTTATGTTGTTGTTTTGTGTTGTTGCAAGTTGTACATTCTCTATCCATTACGGGAAGAGTGGGATCTTGCATCGAATATTGATTCACATGGCAATGGATGACTAATTCTTCAATATCTTTAAAATGTCTTTTATTCTCAAAAAGCACATCATTCGGATCTACATCTTCTTCGTGAAAACATAACCTACAAACATATTTGATAAGATCGGATTCTGTATTTTGCACGGATGGCCGAACAATAAGTAAATTTTCACAAATTGGGCAAAACTTCATCTCTTCTTTCTATATAGAAAATATATCTTTAAACTTTCATTTTTTTTTTTAAACTGACATAAAGATTTGGTACATTTTATGTTACAATGACAGAATTATCTCTCAAACGACTAACACGGGAAATTCAAAATTTTCATCTGAATAAAGAATCATTGCCGAATATCTTCATTGACTATGCGCCCGACAATCTTTACAAAATTCGATGCATGATCATTGTTGGAGAAAAGGATACTCCTTATTACATGGGCCATTATTTTTTTACGTTGAACTTCCATCCTAAGAACTATCCTTTTCAACCACCTTCTATCGAGTTTGAGACCAAAAACGGTAACGTTCGTTTCCATCCAAATTTATATACCAACGGAAAAGTCTGTATTTCCATTTTAGGAACGTGGACAGGTCCACCGTGGTCCAGTTGTCAGTCCTTAACTACCGTATTGCTCTCATTACAAGCTTTATTTACCGAGTTTCCATTACAACATGAACCAGGATATGAAAATATTTCCAAGACAGATATACGAAGTGAAACGTACGATTCGATTATTCAATATGAAAATATAAAGACAACCATCATTGGATATCTCGAAGAAAAGGGGATTCCTCCATCCTTTGAAGTTTTTTTACCCATGATTAAGAAAAATGTTCATACACATTATACAACAATCCATGATTTGTTAAAAACGTATCAGAATAAATATCCAACGATTATTCCTAATATGAGATGTTCCATTTATCATTTCCACGTGAATATTGACTATTCTTCTTTATTGAAACAATTCGAAGAATTGGACACGGCATTATGGTCGGTAGACGATCATTCTTCGTCGACATTACAGGCAGAGACACCACCACCACCACCACCACCTAAAACAGGAACAACCACGAACTATCCTGATGTTAAAGCATCTACCTTAGAGGAAGGTACAACCATTACTTATGCAGACCAAATATTCTACGTTCATAAGGATGTTTTAGGTAGAAAACGATGGAAGAAACAAGGTCAGCTCAGTAGTACATTATAAAGACATGTAATCCACGATTCTACCATGTGCGGAATGAATTCATGGGTTTGAATAAAGATAGAATAACGATTTTCTTCGTATTTTTCCACATATAGAAAAAAAATATTATCCAAATTGAATACATTTATATGTTTCTTTTGATGGTACACATCTTGTTGTTCTGATACGAGTTTTATAGGATTATTTTCACACGGCTTGCGTTTCTCCATATTAATGATGAAAACGGGATCTTTGGATGCATTAAGTTCAATATAAAAGGTCTTTTTTTCGATCATTTCATAGACATCTTGATCTCCGTTTTGATAAATAGTATAAGCAATATTATGATGTCGAAAATCGATTTTCCATGAATTTCGAATTAATTGGATGTTTTTCTTCTGTAGATGATGTAATAATTTTTGAATGTCCTGTTCATACCATAGACGATTGAAAATATTATGCAAGGAGGTGGTGGCCGTCGGCGTTTCACGCTCCATTTTCTTGGCTATTGAAATCGTATAGATGAATCCAGGACAATCGAATATTTGAAAAATAGACATATATAAATACTATTAGCAGGGTTTCTATTTAAGCAATATTTTAAGAAAGATGATGATTTCCATTGTAACCCCGACTTTCCAACGTTCACGTTTTTTATATTATTTAAGTGTCATGATTTTACAACAGGATTTTCCTCTTTCTAACATCGAATGGATCGTGATTGATGATTCAGAGAAAGATAGCTTAACTCAAGAAATGATCCAGTACCTCCAATTGCATTTAGGAAAAGTGCAATACATTCGATTACCAATAAAGCAATATATTGGCAAAAAAAGAAATATAGGAAAAGAACTTGCATGTGGCACGTTTGTGATTCATATGGACGACGACGATTATTATCATCGTTCTTATGTATCGACCATCGTTACGTATTTCCAAACGACAAAATGTGCAGTTGTTGGATCTACCAGTATTTTTTTCATGTTTCCAGATTCCCCTTATTTACAACGTTCGGGACCCTTTCACGTCAATCACACCTGTGGAGGTTGTATGGCCTATACCCAAGACTATGGCAGACGCCATACATTTGGGACAGAGAATTCCTATGGAGAAGAGCGTCATTTCCTTCAACAGTATAAAACCCCCATGACCCAACTTCCATGCTCTTATCGTATTTATATTCCATTGGCTCATTATTCGAATTCCGTCATTAAAACGAAATTGGCATGTGTCCCCATGAATATAACGTGGATAAACAGTGTCGTATCTCCACGTATGATTGTATTTTATCTCCGTCTATTTCCTTTACATTCTCCATTGATGTTTGCAAACAAAACACATCACAAAGATGGTCGTCGGTTCATCGGCACTTCTTGTTTGCATTTCGTGATAAGAGCATTTTTTTTCATTGCACATAGGACATTGAAACTGATCCGTAAGAACGAGCATCTCATTGGGTGATAATTGCTTTTTTGATAATAAAACGGATTCCCAATACTGAGGAAATAATTCGTATTCTTTTTTGAAACAAATTTCATGAGGAAGTAATCTTTTTTCGGTCAGATCAAGGAATAAACAATTTCCATAGCGAGGTGTGGAAAAGAGAAGTACAATATATTCCAATTTGGTTTGGTAGTGATTTACAAATCTAAAATTGCTCCATGAAGGGGGGGTTATTTGGTCTTTACAATACATAATAGATGAATTATAGATACCTCTTTCCATATTCAACAAGAACCGAAAAGGAAGAACGCACAAATCGGGGTAGAGGAGAGTACACATGTCTCGAAGTTTTTCGATGGTTTCCTCACGTAATGCAATTCCTTCATGATGGGTGATAGCTTTCAACATTTTTTTTTGGTACAATAATAAATCATTCATTTTTTTTTTTAAGTATATTCATATTCTTCCAGCGTCAGCAAAACAATGTTTTCATGTAGGGTCGTGTGTGCAATCAATTCGTCCCCTTCTTGATAATGGATTTGTAATGTATCGTCGTCAGAACGAGAAGAAAGATTGTCCTCATTATCACTTTGGACATTATAGTCATAAAAAGATTGTTCGGAAGAACTTTCATAATCATCCACTCCCCCTTCGTCTTCTACATCTTCTTCACCATCGGAATCCTCTTTTTTGGTTAATGGTTGTTGTTGATAGACATCATCGTCGTACAATTTAATCATGGAAATATCTTCCGAATGAATGTCTACTAAAGATTCCCAACGAAGAATCGATGAAGAAGATTTCAAAAGTAGTAAATCATCATAGGAAGGAGCAAATCGGAATATTTTATTGCATTCGTTTCCTCGCTTAAATCCCAAGAAAAAATAAAAGATATTTTCGATGTTTAATTTATGAATAATTTCCAAAGGTTGACTTTTTCGTAGGGTCAATTTGGGTCGCAGACATTCGACAAATTGGGTTTGATTCATCACTTCATATTCAGCTAATTTCTTTTTCTGGGGTTTGAATTGAATTTCTTTATATTGTTCTTTTGGTGTGACGGCGATCAGTTGAACCATTTACTACCAATTACATTGTTTCATTTTTTTATATGATGGCATCACCGGAGGTTGAAATATTGACATTAATACCTATTTTACTTTTCAAGGAATCCCATAACCAATTGGGGGGTAAAGGACCGTTCGAATAATGGCGATAGACTTCGGATGGGGTCACCGCACGATTGAAATATTTAAATCGTGAAACATATCCATTGTATGTATCTCCTGCACCGATATACAAGGTATTTAAACTATTTTTGTCAAAGAGAGGTACGCCTGGTAATATGCAACTCCTTGCTAATTTCCCATTCAAATAAATATCCATGGTACGATCCCACATCACGATCCCTAATTGTACCCATTTTTGAAGTGGGATATTCCCCAAATCACATACATAATTGGTATTAAATAATTCTTGTTTTTTATCATTGGACCATAAATTCGGATTAATGATTTTTTGATTTGTGGTCGAAGAGACAGGGTACGTTGGATAAATGGTTTTATCGAGGGTCGTATTGGAATCCATGGTACTTACACGTACCATTAGTTTATTTTCATATGGATACAACCATACACTCGGATTGGCCGTTTCAAACGAATTCACATCCGCATTACTACGATAAAAAATACATTTGGGTTTTCCGTAATTTGTATTCCAATCTTGTATAAAAATCCAACATAAATAACTGTATTCATACCCATTCACCGAGAGTGGAAGTATGTCTCCACTAAAGGTGAGATTCGTAGTTATCGGTGTCGGTTTGCTAATCAATAAAGGTTCTTTACTGTTTTTATTCTTCAAATAAATATACAGCCAAATAAGAAGAGAGAGAACAACCACGATAACGAGAACGATCATAATTGTAATTGCGTTTCCTGTTAATATAGTTCCAAGAAGTCCTTTTTTGTCCGTGGTCATGATAGTATTGTTAGTATCGGAATCCATTTTTTTTTTTTAAAATTTTATAAAAAAAAAAAATATACGAATCATTTAAAAAAAAAAGGCATGGAATCATCAGAAAATAATGAAAACCGATTTTCGAAGCTTACTGCAAGAATAAATGGGATGTGGAGTAGTTTTTTGGAATTTGTAAAAGTACAGTTCTATGAAGGAGAAGACGGCCATGGTCCTTCGATGGTTATGCAACTATTATTAAGTGTTTTTGTCATTGTATCCATCTTATTCATTGTGAAAATGATTCAATTGATCGTTCGACGGATACGATCAAATCATACAGCTTCGCCCTATATCGTGAAAACCGTGAAAGATGCATCGATCGTATTACGTGTACCCCAAGATCCCAATGACAATCAGAGCACACCGTTGCGACGTTCCATCAATGAGAACGGTATTGAATTTACCTATGTTTTATGGATTTATATTAATGATTTCAACTATCGTCAAGGAGAATGGAAACATGTCTTCCATAAAGGAAATGCGAATTCATGGCCCAACCGTACACCGGGTGTATGGCTACATCCTACCAAAAACTCCATGCGCGTTTATATGAATACTTATAAAAATATTACAGATTTCGTGGATATCGATGACCTACCCCTTAATAAATGGTTCCACGTGGCCTTAGTCAATCGTGATGAAGCGTTAGATATTTATTTCAATGGTTATTTAAAAAACCACTTTGTCTTGTCGGGAGTATGCAAACAAAATTTCGGAGATTTATGGGTTAATATGAATGGAGGATTCAACGGATATATTTCAAGGATGCAATATTTCGATTATGCGATTCCCTACGGGAAAATTGAGAATCTTATTCGACAAGGCCCGTCGTTCAACATTCCCTTTACGGCGATTCAGAAACCACCCTATTATGATTATACGTGGTGGATTAAGAAGTGAAACTAAGTCCTCCCATCCCCGAGATAATTCGAAAAATATTGTAATTAATAGCATACACATACACGTTTACTTTGCGATCACTGGACGGATCCAATTCCAATGTCTTAATTTCTAACTGGATATTTTTCAGTTGCGACATGTTACACACACCCGATGGTTGGAATTTACAAGGTTCTAATGCAAACGAATATGTATATACACCTGGAAACGTAGTCATCAATCCATGTTGGTAATTCTGTAAAAGATTAAAATAGGATGACGTCTGTGTTGAAAAGCGTTGAACTCCGTTAAAATAAAGAGTAGCCGAATCCAGAAGATCTCGTTTGAAATAATTGAAATTGAATTTATTGGAAATGTTGTTTTTTTGGAATTGTTCAAAAGCGATATCTCGGATAGCCACAATTTGATTAAATTCATTGTATTGATTTCTAATTTCTCCAATGATATTACGGATATACGATAAGGACCCGACATCAATGAGTCGATTTTCCCAATTCGTGAAATTATCGAAAATGTTTTTTCGATAGAAATCGTCACGTAAAGCATACCACACTAATTGTTTCACAGGGTTATTCAATTGAATATCCAAGGTTTTATTCCCTCGAATTCCCACAAATTCAAATCGCTGGACTTGTTCTATGAGATATTCATGAGAGACGGACGCAAATTGCTTTCGTTCGTCTTCATCCAAGAAATAGTAATTTACTAAGAAATGCGGGTCCAATCCCCATCCTTGATAGTTTTTATTTTTATTGAGAAGTTCTCCTTTTCGGAATTGGGATGGATCAATGGAGGACATGAAATTTTGAATTTGATGGTAATCTTTCAATAAATTAGGTGCTACACGATTACCATAATCGATATCATCGGGTCGTGTTTCGATAATCGTATAAATCTCGGAAAGACGTTTTAATTCGATGTATACTTTCACTTCGTGATATTGTAGTGCAATTAATGGTAAAGCCAGACCAGAATGAGTAGAAAACCAAAAGGGAATGGGTACGTAGACGATTCTTCCACGGATGGAAGGCGGTTTATAATACGGATTCCGTAAATAATTGGAAGATGTAAAGATTTCAGGGTCAATGTTTTCTGTCGGGGAAAGGGATGAGTTAGGATACAGACCGTTATTCCCCAAGGCATATTCGGGTGCAAATAATTCAGGAACATTACCGACTAATTCATCGAACGTCGCTTTATTGGAAGACGAAAATAATTCATGCCAAATACGGATCCATTCTCCATATAAAACACTTATATTTTGTCCTCCGACCGTGACGGACACCGTATTGATGATATTGGTACCAATGGATTCAATCCATTGAAAGTGATACACGGCCCTTTCACGATCACTTGTATTAGTGGTATCATAACCAGAATATATATCTGGTAACGTGAATACAAAATATAAATTGGACATCAAATCTCCGTTGCGATCGATCCGACACGACAGTCGACTGGGTTGTTCGACGGATAACTCATTGGGTCCATCTACATTAATTCGTATTGTTTCCATCGAAAAGTTGGTATATCGACGGTAGACGGTTTTAAAAAAGGTCATTTGCGGATTTCCATTTAAATATTGATTCTGAGATCCATATGCGTTCAATTGTATTAATCCACCAGGCATTTTCTTTTTTACGATAAAAAAGAGAAAATATCATTAAATTTGAATACATTATTTGCCATGTCTTGGGATTGGAAGTTTTTTTCTAAATAAGAGGGTGTGGTTTCATCTTCCGTCGCCAACAATAAATCTCCGTGATTTTTGAGTGTGAGCAAAAATGCCGCGATGAACGCAGATCGGGGAGTATCGATCGTAACATTTAATTGGTCAATCCCTTGACGAATTCGATCGTATTGATAACCCATATGATAAATAAAAGTAGACGATATTTTCGTCGTATCCACGACGGTGAATAGATCTAAATAACAATCCGAATAGAGAACATTCATGCCCAGAAAAAGTGCACTGGTCATCATATATTTGGAAATCAAAGGTCTTCTATTATGAACCGTGAAATACCCATTTCGAATATCAAATAGTGATTTAAAAACTGAAACGGAGTTTTCTCGGATAGAACGATCTGCACGATACGAGTAAAGACTTTGAGAAACAAACATTTGGATCATTGAGAATAAAAGAATGATATAGAATATACCAAGGGGGATGTATAAGAGAATTTTGATAATGACTTTATCAACCCCGCCTCCGTCGAAATTCTGAAAAGGTATTAAATGCTGATAGTACGAAATGAGGATAGACATCCCAATAATCGAAGAAAGGTAGATGGATTTCCTTACTTCACGCATATTAAAAACGATGAAGATCAATATCGCGAGGATGACAATGCCCATAAGAAGAAATTCCGAAAATGCATTCTCTTCCAAAGAAGGTAAATAAGTAATAAAAATAAAGAGCAAAGACAAAAAAACAAAGAGAACTAATGATGCAAAGGAATCTTTGTAGGAATAGCAGACACTGTTCACGGGAAGGGTGGGTTCGCTGATATTATCGACATCCTTGGAAGAAAATGATGTTGTATTGGTTTTGGTGCATTGGACATAGACTTGTCCTGGTAGACTATTTCCAGTAACAAATTCTCCATCATTGTAATAAATGGAACGATTTGCGATCAAAAAAGGTGTCGTTAAAGATTTTTTGTAGGCAATGGTTTGCAACACATGGAATTCGTTCGTATGAATATACACTGGATGTTCCATGACAATCCACGTGATTTCTTCGATTCCGTCGGGGATACATGGTGCAAATATCATGTCTCCACGATAGATGAAGAACGATTTCTGAGGAGGAATAATGGTCGATGGTGTCCATTCTGGATCAATTTCAATTTTTTGTTCATGTGACGATTTAGCAAGAGTCTTTGGTAGTAATTCTTGAAAAAACGATTGACTGTAACTAAACGTATACCCACTCTTCAAAAAAATGGCGACATTCAGCATTTTCGTTCCGTCAATGGATCGATGCAAAAGATGGCATTCGGCATCATAGACTTGTTCATCGACGACATGGATGTTTTCCGTGAAAAATTCAATTTTTTGTAAATAATATGATTCCGAATTGTATTTTAAATCGACATGATTGTTAGATGTATTAACTACCAAAAAGGAAGAATGATATAGATCTTTGTAATTATATTTTATTTGATAGGATTGTGGAGACGGAGGTGTATATATAAATTCCACAGAACAAAGAAGGTTACATCGCGAAACGGTCTTGGAATCAATCTTAATGGGAGAATGATAAATACCAGTGGTACATTGTGGATCTGTACGACTCATTTAATCTTAATACATAAATATGATTATTTTTTTATTTTTATTTTTTTTATTGTTCATGTTTTACCAAAGATTTATCCTGAAAGAACCATTGGACACGGTACAAGATCATGAATATCAATGGTTTTTAAAGATGGTACAACAACACCCAAAGGTCGATTTATTATGGTTGTATCACTTCATGAGTTTCGGAGATATACCGTCTCATTATGATAAATATAAAATTATGTCCTTGATTACGTATTTTTTACAATATCATGGTCGTTATCTTACCGTGGAAATTTTACCGAAAATTTATCCTCGTTCTTCTTCCGTTTCAGTGAAGGACTACGTTTGTCCATCCATCGATCCACCAAGGACCCCTTCACGATGGATTCCGGATGAAATTTCCAAAGAATGGAGCGACAATTATCAAAATAACGTCATAGTATACAATACAAATTTATTATCATCCACCTCCAATACACCACATCCAACCAATTATATCACCAAAGAAGAATTGAAATTTCGAGATCCTATTTATTTACCTCCCATTGATACTCGACATGCCAACCATTCATGTCAACGTCCGTGGCAAGAATGTCAAACAGAAAAATCATTCAAACGAATCACGTCGTCTTGAACATCCATTTCGGAGACTCCCCATTTATCAAAATGGGGATAGAAACGGCATTTACATTTCACCATAAAATGTTCATCTTTATCTGTAAAGTGAGATTTTAACAGTTTGCTAAATTGTATATTGGGAATGTACGCCACGTCGTAAAACACAATTTTGTCGGCAGTTTCTTTTATATAAAGATGATACACATCGGGTTTTAATGTTCGTTTAACATAAAATACCATATCTTTACCAATGGATCTTGACAATTCTTTTAAAAAAGGAATATTCACTGTTTGACGCTGGCGCATTTCATTTAATTTGTCATCCCATTGGGTTTTAATGAAATTCGATTTATGAATACCGTACAATAAAAACCCATAAACATCGTATGGTAATTGTTTACAAAATTCAAATAATTCTTCCACTTTATTAGGAGGGTAGATTTTGCGTATTTGCAAGGAACATAATTCCACGATAAGTTCTTGTCGATAGTGATTGGACAAGATATCATACATCTTATTGAAACGATATTCAAGAGTATGTTGATTATTGTACAGAAATACTTCTTGATAGAGAATAAGATCATTTAGCAATAACATCCATGTATCTCGGTCTCGATGTTTAATCAATTCCACTTCAAACAAGGTATTGCGAAACATATCGGGATGAAATTGATAATGTACAAGGAGGATTTTCGGGTAAGGATAACCAGGTTTGATTTTTTTGGAGATTAATAAACAATAAGGCTGGTTTTCGAATATTGTGAGATAAAGCCAATATGCTAATCCTTTTGTTAACATGGAAATGGCATTGACTTTATGCATATGATTCAAATCTTCCACGTGAAACCATTTGTAACATTTAGTATTTATATCAAAATTCGTAAGTGATTTTATCTGATGAAGGATCGCATGTTTCGTTTCATGATCAATGACTTGTGTGACTAAAACATTGCAGAAATTAATTTGAGAAAGTTTCATGAATTGAGACGCGATTGTATTTATAAGTAAAATCTCTTTAAATCATTTTTTTTTCAATTACGATGGATTCCAGTATATCTTCTGGGAAATCATTCGTAAAAGAAGACATGCACAAATACAATAAGAATGATTCTTTCAAGGTCCATTTTCCATGATGTTGAAACTCTTCCACAAAAGTAAATAATTTTGATATTTTTTCTTTTGCATCTCGTTCTTCTTGAATGGATTGGAAACTTGTGAGGGATTGAAATAAATCATGGGACTGTTCTAATCGCAACCCCCCTCTTACATTTCCTTCTTGTAACATTTGCATAATATATTTTAAACATTTGTATTGAATGTTTTGTTCGGTCATGTTTTGTTCCATTATTAATCTCTTACAAAAAAATACCCTTTAAATTAACAAAAAACCAATGATGGAATGGATTCTCTTGATTATTTTTGTATGTTTTGTAATGATGATTTCCATTGCACTTTTCATTCTTTATCGCTACAACCAAACCCAACATCCGCCATGCCTATCAAAGCCCGTACGCGGTGGAAACTATCGAATTGATTCAAATCATTATCCGTATGCTTCCGACGAGCAACGTGTCAATGGTATTCGACTCCCTGTCGGAAAATTTGATAAATTAACAATTCCATCTTTAAACGATGATAATAGTTTTTCCGTGATGTTTTGGATAAAACCAGAAAACCAAATGGACGTGACGGTATGTTTGTTAAACCGTGGTGATTCCTTTCATCTCTTATATAATAGTTACGATAATCGAATCTTACTACGTTTTGGACATCGAGGATTTCAAAAGGTATTCGGTTCGAATCAACAAGAGTTCGTCGTGTCTGGAAAACTAAAAATTCAAAAATGGAATATGGTGATTGTGGCTGTGAAAAATAGGGACGTTGATGCCTATATAGATGGTGAATTAGTCTCCAGTTTTTTATTACTGAACGTACCTTATTTTTCCCCCACAGATGAATGGTTTTTATTCCAAGATCGATCTGTTTTTTATGGTTTGATTTCGTGTATTCGTTATTTCAATATTTGTTTAGATATTCCCGATGCCAAAAAACTACATCGCACTTATTATCATCCCAAAAAAGACCCTTCTATATCAACATGGTGGTGGTGGACATGGTACCCTGTATTCGGACTGGAAAAACTTTTTTATTAAATTTAAAAAAAAAATTACTTTTTGTCACGAAAGGCAGTGAACATCACATCGGAATTTTTTAATTTAGGAATATCGTCCAATAATAATTCCATATTCGATTTCGAGATATCATTGATCCATATTTTTAAAATACAAAACCCTTTTTTGGGGCTCACGGAAATACCATTAATGGTCGTTTCTTCTATGTCCTGTGATTCGTTCGTCAATTGCGTGATCATCATTTTGATGGAAAGTGACTCCCAAATAGAATAGATATCCGATATATGAATTTTATAAGAAAGACACCCGCCATAACGATTTCGTTCGTCTTCCCATGTTGGACTTATTGTATCTCTCATTAAAAAGAACATCCCAAGATGAAAAGATTCTTTCGGTAATTTCTCATAAACGGACCAAAATTGTTCGACGGTTTCGATCTTTATTTTTTTCAAAAAGGATGGATCCCACGTATCTGTAGTCGAACAATAAAAACACCAATTGGAGGATAATGTCGTATCGGTGGACATTTTGTTTGTATAGCTATAACACAACAATCAAACATTTAAATGATCGTTAGAATCAATTGAAAAAATGGTTTTCTCCTCATGCATTGTTGTTCCAAGTATATGAGAAAGTTCTGTATCATATAAAACCTGTATTTCGGTTGGGAATACAACGTGATGGTATGTCCATTTTCTTTTCAATTGATCATAAATAGTACTTGCCATCATTTTTTTCTGTGAAGCATCATGTACTACATAACATCGATCCATGTATCTCAAAATTCGTTTCTTTTCTTCTGTAGAATAAATAGGAGGATAGAGTCTCACCTCTTTCACTTTAAAATCGCTTATTAATTTTGTTTTTCGTGAGGCAGTCATGTCAATAAGGATCGGAGTTTCATGAAAAATGATCTTTAAAAAAAAGCGCAGGATGGATTGAAAGAGAATATTCATTAATGATACTTAAACATCTTTGTTTTATTTATATGTAAGAATGACGATCATCAATCATTTTCATTTCCATTCCAATACAGCAGAACCTGTTTCGTCCACTCTTCCTACTACTGCAGAAAATAGAAATGTCGACCAATTTATAACTTCTATATTTAGAAATATCACATCCAATAATCCGTCTGATCATGGTACCATCAATGTTGAAATGGAAGTGGATGATATTGCACCTGTGTCCACGACGACGACTACAACGGCAAATTTATTTGTACATTTAAATCGAAACACAGCGATTCGAGTCATCCCTGTGGAATATGATGAAAACGATAGTTGTACAATATGTTGTCAAGGATTTTATGAAAAACAAATTATAAGGGAATTGCTCCATTGTAAACATTTTTTTCATATTCAGTGTGTCGATAAATGGTTCGAAACACATATCACATGTCCTATCTGTCGAGTGTCGTTGGTTCCATATCATCAAGTTCCAAATCAAATTTAAATAATCCATCTATTTTGTCAGAGTCCGTAGACAAGACTTTTTTATTTTTCTTCCATTGTTTTACATATTCTTGATAATTCGAGTCTTTGAAGATTTCGTCCATGTGTTTTTCGTCGTGGAAAATAGAAACGGACCCAGTACCGCAAGGTGGAACTTGACCTAACATAATATTCGATGAAACACCTTGCAAATTATCAAAGTCTGCATATGCCGCCGCCTGATATAACATTTGGTCGGATTCTTCAAAAGAGCATTTGGCTAAAGGTCCAATGTCTCCACGATTCGTTCCATGACGATCCACAGAAACTAAATATCCCGTACAGGTCATCGCATCAATAAGTACCATAATATGACGATAATTGATACCTCCTACTTTTTGGAATACTTGATTGAATTCTTCGAAAAGAGCTTGACGTGTTGCTTCGATACCTAATAGATGATTGATTTCATTGATATTATTGGTAGTCGTGTTCGAAATGTCGATATGATCACATTCTAATATTTCTTTCAAATTGGATCCACTGGTTTGTATTATACTTTCGTCTTTTACGGCGTAGGATATGCCTTCAAAGCCTCGAATAATAATCTCTTGAATCGATTTATCGTATAATTTACAGTAGTGCAACTGATCATACGGCATATCGCCGTCATAATCTAAATAACTCATTTTCTTACGTTGTGATTTTCCATTATCATTGGAGAATACTAAAATAACCATTTTCTCATAAATATCATATTTTATACTTTTAATGATCTTTGCATAAATCGAGTCGTTTGCTCTAATCTTTTCATTTAACGCGAGATATACATCAAAACTGTCCATCTTTTTATTCACTAACATGTTCTCGTCTAAATAGTAAAAAATCATCCATTGTCCTTGAAATCGAATTTCTGATTTATGGATGACATCCCTTACACGAGTATGAACGAAAAAACTTTCAGGGAGATCATTCTTTTTCAAGGTAATTGACATACTGGGATTTTTCATATTTTCAGTACAATTCAACAATTCGTTCAATCGAGGAACACCTAAAATGATATTGACCTTTTCGCCGACACCCGCCATATGAAAAGTATTCAATGTCAATTGTGTAGAAGGTTCACCTATACTCTGTGCCGCTAATACGCCTACCATTTCTCCTGGATCGATGAAACTTTTAATATACATAAACAAAATCTCTTTCCATAAAGCGGTGTCGTTGAATTTCAAGTCATCTGTCAAGAACTCTTTGACTAATTTTTCAAATGTCTCATGAGCAGGACATCGATTATCCTTCGCATATTTAATTATTTTGTCGTTCTCCTCTCCGATATTAATACTTCCATTCTCCTCTCCGATATTAATACTTCCATTCTCCTCCTTCGATTTATATTTTTCAATCATATTCTCAAAATCTACTGGGAAATAATAAGATTTTCCACTGTTGGATTGAATTTTATATAATTTACTGGGATTGAATCCATCCCCTCCGTAGGTAAATTGAATAATGTTTCCATTCACATCTCGTACGGTATAATCATAATACACGCGTAAATCTTCTAATGTTTTGACAATTTTTCGTTGAATATATCCCGATTCTGCCGTTTTTACTGCCGTATCAATAAGTCCGATACGTCCGCTCATCGCATGAAAGAAGAACTCTTGAGGATTCAATCCTTTCAAGAAAGAATTATACACAAATCCTCTTGCTTCTGGACTGTCGTCGTATTTTGAAAAATACGGTAGCGTACGATCGATGAACCCATAAGGAACACGACCATCGTCCACGGTTTGTTTTCCTACACAACCTGCCATCTGCCGATAGTTAATCTCATTACCCTTGGACCCTGATTTCTGCATAACATGAATATTGGTTTCTGTCGAATCCTTACTATATATTTTTTTAATATTCCCTTCACAGGCCGTTAACACTTTATTGATTTCGAATTCAACTTCGGAGTTCCGTTTCGTTGTATTATGCACATCCTCCAGTATTTCTTTGCTGTCTTTTTTTGTTTGTTCGATATATGTGGCATGATCTTTTTTGTTTCCCAGTAAGAGGTCTTCGATACCTACACTAAATCCTTTATATAAAAGATAATATGTGACGAAAAATCGTATATTGTCAATGAAATCTCTTGCAAAATAAGGACCAATGTCGTTATTAATATGATGGACAAGTTTCTTAATTTCCTCATTGTTTAATATTCGGTTTTTATCGAAACGATTGGAGCTTATCATGCCAAGAATATCTTCTTTGCCATACTGTTTTAAAGGTTGCTCTTGTAATGTCACACGAGAACAATGCATCAACATATTCATAACGTCCCCTTTCTCATAACGATGTTGATCTTTTGATAATAAATAGATACCCGACAACGAATCTTGAACTACATGGATAATGGCTTCGACGGTGGCTGGACTAATAATATGATGTGGAACGGCGGCCAATTCTTTCAGTTCATTCAAACTCTCGATCGTTTGTGGTACAAACATATTCATTTCATCTCCATCGAAATCGGCGTTATACGGTTTAGTTACGTCTACGCACAAACGAAAGGATTTAGAAATTGTTGGTCGAATGCGATGGGCCATCATATTCATTTTATGCAACGACGGTTGACGATTGAATAATACAACATCGTTTTCCAATAAATGACGATGTATGATATCGCCATTCTGGATTTTCAATGCTCTCATGTCCAATAGCTCTGGTGATAAATTTCGTAAATGAATATGATGTCCGTCTTGTTCAATACTCTTCACGCCAGGATATCGATCTCCTTGACGAACCAATTGTCTCAATTTATCAATATTATAATCATTTACGATTTCAGGAAACGTCAATGTTTTGCACATTTCGATAGGAACCCCCAATTCATCGATTTTAAGCAATGGATCTGGAGTGATCACTGTTCTGGCAGAATAATCGACACGTTTGCCCATTAAATTTGTTCGAATACGTCCTTCTTTTCCTTTTAACCTCTTTCTTATTGATTTTAGAGGCTTACCACTTGGTTGTGCACTTTGATTCAGTGTTTTGTGTTCATTGTCGATCATGGTGGTTACATAATACTGTAACATATAATACGAAATCTTCTTATCACTTTCTCTCAATTCATTGTTTTTTTTAATAATTTCAATGAGGCGATTTGTAATTTCGTCATTTCGCGTAATACCATTGTCCATTTTGACGGCAGGACGAACGGCCGTGGGACAGACTGGTAATGTGCTACAGATCAACCACTCGGGACGGGAATATTGAGGATCGAAACCCATAATACGACAATCTTCGTCTTTGATTTTACGGAATAAAATAGATAGATATTCCGCACTTAATACGGTCTCGGAAGATCTATTATTTCGATTCGATGTATCCGTTGCCTCTTTATCCGAGGGTAATGAAACCGTGATTTCCATCGTTTCTTTCCTCGTCTTAATAGAAGAAGGTTGAGGTATATTACACACTACACAAATTTGACCTCTTTGCTTATGTTTTTTCATGATCTCAATGATTTTATGATGACGCTTTGAAGGTTTTTTGATCCTCCTGACTTGCGTGAGTTCGTCTTCTGAAGTAACCAAAAGACTCCCGCATCGATAACAAATACAATACAGAATTTTTCTCACGATTTCTAAAAATTGGATGTAATGGATCGGTGTCACCAGATCAATATGTCCAAAATGACCTGGACATTCGTCCATATAGAGTAAACATGTCTTACAACGTGATTTGGAATCCAATGGTCCCATCGTTTCATCGTACACACTGTTGGGCGTTTTTAAGGTCGAGGAAGGATTTTTTAAATCCGCCACCGATCTATTTTTAATTTCTTCTGGACTCAATAAAGAAAATTGAACACCAACAATCTTTTCCACATTCTTGTATTTTGTTAGCAAATAGTTGTTCATAATTTAATTTAATATATGATTTACTTTTTTATGTACTTGTCATTTTTTTTTCAATTACGTTTACATATATCTCACTTTTAATCCATCGTTTTTTTTTTGAAAATGGTATAATGCTTTCATAGCGGTCATATCAATTTCATTGGGAATGTAAACAAAATTCGAAATAAAACCTGAAAATGTTGTACCCAAACCGAAATAAACATTTTTATCCGAGATAATTGGACTTTCAAGAAACCACGAGGTTTGCATGAGGTCGCCGTTTTTATAAATTTCCAGTTTGTTTTTCATGATGATAATCGCGATATGAAACCATGCACCAATTGGTATATTCGGAATATCCACATAATTAAAAACGACCGTCTCTTTACTTCTCGTACCCGACGACGAATTGGTGCATGATTTCTCGAGTCTTTTTCCATTTAAAACAATGCGCATATCATTCACCTTGGGAGACAGCCAAACACCTGGACATTGATCTTTTATTTCATTCCATGGTAAAGAAGAGGAGATGATACACGATTCGTCTACTTCGGACCCCCTATGAAACACATGTTTCCATGCATCTAAATTTTGATACCAAGAAGATATATAGATTGAAAAAGAAAATGTACACGAATTATCCGTCGACGTCGATAATTTAGAATATGGAATATTTAATGTTGCATTCAGCGGTACTGCCGTATGCAAAAATGAACTATAGCAACGTGAACAGAAGATACGGGATAATATTCGACGATATCGGATATAATAAACGATCCATATAATCGATAAAACAATTAAAAAACTACAGACTATTAACAGAGGTATCTTGGATTTCAAGAATTCTATATCCATTTTTTTTATTTTCTTTTGGTGTTGTTTTTTATTTTTGGGAAATCCGCTCCATGAACGTTTTCTCCCCGTGACATTTTCTACAGAGAGCTCTTAAATTCGAGATTTCATTTGTACCTCCTTCTTCTAACGCCTTGATATGATCAATTTCATAGGAAGCTTCTAAAAGATGATCGCATAAAGCACATTTCCATTCCTGTGAAGAACCAATCCATTTTTTCAAATAAGTAGAAACTCTTCGAGCGTGTTTAGGATGACTCGACCGATTATCTTTTTCTTTCGTTTGATTTTTTGTCACGATAAATCCTCGTGCAAAATCAATGAATTCAATCAGATGTGCGTGATAAAACCATGAGGTTGGTATACAAAGAATCACCAAAAAGCAAACGATTAAAACAACATATGTTATAAACCGAGAATATTGATTCCATAAAGCATATATTGGATCCTTGGTCCAGTAATAGAACACCACACACAAAAATAGAAAGCAAAGAAATAAACGCATCTTGCTTTTTTATATAAATTCATTAAATGTTTTTCTCTTTATCGACCAAACTATGAATCGTAAATCCGAATCTTATGTCCAAATCTTTTCCAAATCCTTCTCTGAGAAATTTAAACAAATTTTCGTAAGTGAAAATATTTTCCTAAAAGATACAACCGTTTTCTCGGTAGCCGATTCTGCAGATGTTACCCAATTTAAAACTCTATTTACAGGTGTAGAACTACAAAATGCGTTAGAATTTCAAAAAAATGTTATTTCTATCAAACTCAATAAATATGTCAAATTCAACTACCCGATCGCTTTTCACATCAACGACAATTCAAATGTAGATAACCTTTTCTCCAAATATAATTATCTATTCTTAGAACCCACATATTGCAAGACTGTTAGCATAAATAGTCTTAAAATTATTTCTTCTTGTGTCTTAGAAAGTGGCACCACTGTGAAAAATGGAACATTCACTGACATATATCTTTCGAACCCTATATTACGCGATACCTTGACAGGTGGAACTTTTTATGGAAATACTTTATCGAACACAACTCTTTCTGACACCTTGACTGGAGGAACTCTTTACGGGAATACATTAGTAGCAACGACTCTATCGGATCAGTTCAGTGGTGGAACATTGTCCAATAATACTCTTTCGATGACCATGCTTTACGACACCTTAACAGGTGGTACTTTATACGAAAATACATTATCACAAAGCACTCTCTTAAATACACTTACTGGTGGAACTCTTTCAGGAAACCATTTGTCTCTCAATACCGTCTCTGACACGTTAACGGGTGGTACTCTTTACGGTAATACATTATCTTCTTCTGTTTTATTGGATACATTAACAGGTGGAACGATCTCAGGAACTCATTTATCTCTAAATACTGTTTCTGACACTTTAACTGGTGGAACGCTTTATGATAATACATTGTCTTCTTCTGTTTTATTGGATACATTAACAGGTGGAACGATCTCAGGAACCCATTTATCGCTAAGTACCGTCTCTGACACTTTAACAGGCGGAACGCTTTATGGAAATACATTGTCTTCCTCTGTTTTATTGGATACATTAACAGGTGGAACGATCTCAGCTACTCGTTTATCTCTAAGTACCGTCTCTGACACTTTAACCGGCGGAACGCTTTATGGAAATACATTGTCTTCCTCTGTTTTATTGG